TCCACTCCGACCACCCGCAGCGGTCGATGAGGTAACACACCCCGGCCCCGCTCCCGAAGACGAAGAGGAGGTAAAAGAAAACGCAGCAGACATCCCAGAAATTCGTGTTGTTCGTCATGCCCCAGCCTCGCACTGCGCGAGCAAAGTCGCCAATCGTTTTCTCAAGTTGGTGCGGTACAAAAGGTCCGGCACGGGACTTTCGCACTCGGCCAAGTACTGCTTTAGCAGGGACTTCATGGCGATGAACTGGACGTTCGTCTGGACGACCTTGGCCTCGGCCATGCGCTCTCTAAAGAGGGCTTCAGTGCGGTCGTCACGCGCGTTTTTGAGAATCTGGATTTCGTGCTGCTGACGCAAGATGAGGGCGTCTTTTTCCGAGTCGGTCATCGCCACGCCTCGTTGACGGCCTTAAGAAGCTCTACGTATTCGTCGGGCGCGAACATGCGGTTGTGGCCGTGTTTCTTTGATTCTTCCTGGGTCTTATTGATGAAGTCTTGAGCAGCTTCGACGAGCTTCAAATACTTTTGCCGCTGGTCGGCAAAGAGTTTCTGGGTGCCCACGAGCTCGCCGGTTTGCCAATCGAAGATGCGCTGTTCGTTTTCGGTCATCCCTCAAGATTCGTAAGCTTTGATTGCTTCGTCAAGAACGCCGTACGCTTCTGCGTCGCGGTACCAGAGGAGATCGCGCGCCTTTTTCATGGCTTTGATTAAAGCTGCCCCGCGCTCTTTTTCGTCTTCAAATTTTTTAAGCGGCACGTAGCGAAAAAATTGGGTACTCAAGGGAGGCAAGGAGATGTAGTCGAGATCATCGTCGTCGTCATTCATAAATGCCCCTTTTTTCAAAGCTCTCCGTCCATGATTCGGGCGTCGAGATACAGCTTAAGTAATGGTACGTCTTCGCGTCGTCTTTTCCTTCCCGAAAACGCATGCGTAAATTTTCGGCAATATTCCACGCTTTGTGGGAATCGCTGACGTATCTGCGGATGTCATCGTAATCTTCGGGCAGCATTTTAAGATCGTCGTCGACGCAGCCGAGCGCGGCCAGCAGGGTGCTGCCGATGTATTGGTAAAGCGCCAAATACTTCCGCGCAAACCACAGCTCGGCCTCCAGGGCCTTGATCTTGCCGAAGTTTTCTTGGTGATCTTTGGCGAGTTTAAGAAAGTCGGCCCGTTCTTCATCCGTCACGGGTAATCTCGCCTCTAAATAAATTATGACATTCGCGAGCAATACGGTCGCGGGCTTCTAAAGTGCTTGCCGCGGCCAGTCTGCGGCAAATCATTGCGAGATCTTTGGACCGCGCGCGTTCTTCGTCGACTCGGTCGAGGTGCGAGTTGACAAGTTTGAGGGCCAACACCAATGCTTTTTCACCGGCCGCGCAGGCCTCCTTGTACCCCCGAAAAAACCCGGCGCTGCCTACGGGCGGGGCCCACTCGTCCCACCCGTCGCGCGCCAGCTCTTCGGCGTACGCCTTGGCGCCGGCATTGGCGGCTTCGTGCTCCTCGTCGGTCACAGCCAGCTCATGCGTTTGAAAACGATCTGCACGATGCATTTGATATACGGGAGAAGCTGATTTTCGAGATTCGCTTGCTCCAGGTCCTGGCGCAACGTCCACTTTTCGTGTTCTTTTTGAGCTTTGGTCTTTTCGGTCATGGTGTCTCCGTTACGAGTTCGCATTTGATGCGGTAAACGCACTGCCAGGATATTTTTTCGCCCGCTTTTGCTTTTTCATTATTGGCGTGCGCCTCTTCGATGGCCCATTCGAGTTCCGGGTAAACGGTGCCGAGGTGTCCTCCGAAGCCCCCGAACCGGCCAAGGCAATAAAGGTCTTTACCGCTCTCCATGGCGCCGGCGAGGAGCATGTTGTCGACGCTAAAAAAAGGCCAACCCTGCTCCCGACGCTTTGCCCATTTGTCTTCCTTTTTAGCCACCGAGATCCTCCAGATCGAGGGGTTCGACGCAGAGCTGGAGCGCGATGTCGCGCCAGGCGTATTTGATTTCGTCGGTCAAACTCGTGAGATGGTAGAACGCGCGTTCCAAGTTCTTGCCGTTCCGGTGGAATCTCAGCACCGGGTACGGACCGTCGTGTCTTTCGTAGCGCGCCAAAGTGATGTCGATTTGGTTTTCGTAGGCCCATTCAAACACGCGGGCCATGACTTCGGATGGAAATTTCATGAGTTCCTCACAGTGTAGCCAAACGGCACCTGGCCGTCGACGATGGTTTGCAAGTGCGTCTGGACGGTCTCGGCAATTGGTACTGGTTGGTCTTTGCTCAAAATCTTGTGCGCCTCGGTTTGCAAGTGCTCCCAAGTGCTCGGGTCGATTGTTTTTTGAAATTTGTCTTCGTATTGCGGGTAAAGCATATCGTTGTAGGAAATAAGCCGCATGGGCGGCTTTTTCATGGTGAGGAGGGGGACGAGTTCCCACATGACGCAGCTGGCTTGAAAGCCGGTGATGCCGCCGCTTTTTGAGCTGTCCACGAGGCGCATGGCGCCTCGCATGGCCGCGGCCATGCCGACGACGATCGTGCCGTAGTCATGTTGCCTGGTGATGATCGATTTCATGAGTTTATTGAAATCCGTCTTGTTCTTCACCTTGTCGGCGACGGGATAAATCTCTTCGCGGTACTTGGCTTCTTCGCTCATGGGTTGTCCTTTCCGCAGTGCGGACAGCGGTTGAATGAATCACACAGTTTAAATACGCCGCGGCAGTGGCGGCAAACGAGCCAGTTCATTTGGACGCCTCGTACTCGCCCTTATATCGTGCGGCCAAGATCAGTCGTCTCGATAAGCTATCTGGTTCATTGGCTATAAAATATAAGGCCTCAAGAAGCTTTGCAGAACGCGCCCGCTCTTCTTTGAGGTCTTCCCAAAGCTCGTCGCACTGATTCGAATAGCACGCCGCCTGTTCGCTCGAAGCGGACGTGGCCTCCATCATCTCCAACTCTTTATCGCGCATGGCGGTGGCATAGCCGGCGAGAAAAGCTTCGTCGACGGGAAGTTTACCGGCGTGGCACTTTTGCCATTGGTCGTAGACTTCGATGGCGCGTTGGCGGTCTTTTTCAGTCATCACTCGCCTCGTACTCTTTTTTCAAACGTTTAGCCATTGCCTCTCTAGTGCCAAAGCCCGAGTGCTCTTCGGCAATTTCAAATAAGCCTTTGATTAACCGGGAGGACCGGGCTTTTTCGCGGTCGTACATGGCGGCGATGCTTTCCGGATAGTGCGGGCAGGCGGCCTGATGCCGAACGTCTCCGCCGCTCAACGCGAGGCAACCGGCTTCGCACTCAGGCGTGATCATCGCACATCACTCATTTTGTACTCCGCGAGCGCCTGGCGGGCCACGTTTTCTTTTTCAACCGCTGAGTATGGAGACGCGCATCGATTCAAAGCTTCGACAAGTTTTGCCTCGCGCGCTTTCCCGGCTTCGATCTTTGCCATCGCGATTTTCACGAACTCTTCCGACTCTTTGACGTGCGTGTCGAACTCACTGCGCACGTGGGCGTGGCCGACGTTTTGAACCATGCGGTCCATTTTTACGGACTCACGGCCTTTCAAATAGCCCGTCACGTAAATGTCGATCTTATTTACCGATCCGTCGTTGTTCCATTGGCTCGGCGACCATTTGAGAAATTCTTCCGCCATTGCGATTGCTTCTTGCTTACTCTGCGTCACAAAGCGCTCCTTCCGCAATTCCGGCCGCATCCATGCACCAACACTCGCGCGGGCCCGGGCATTTGGGATCATGCTCGGACAGCATCACGATGACCTCTTTCAACTCATTGAGACGGCCGGCGTTTTCAAGCTGAGCCGTCAAGTAGCCTTTCATAAACGTCATCCGCTCGCGTTCTTTGGCGAGATCCGTGCTCACAGACCAGCCTCGTAGTCGGCCTTGGCTTGCTTGAGCTTCGGCAAGACCTCGTGCTGGATTTTGTACTGGTCGTGGTAGGGATTAAAAATTAGCGCAAATTCAATGGCCTCAAGAAGCTTCGCGGTGCGTTGGCGTTCTTTGATCACTTCCGGGCTCGGCTTAACGGTATTGTCCACGGTCGTTTCACCAAATTTAAGAATCTCTTCGTGCGTCCAAGCTTTGGGTTGTTTGTCACTCACGCGTTCACCTGCGACTTTCTCTCATCGTCGTGTTTAATGGTTTTCTTGAAATAGTGATTCGCCGCGATGTGGAAAACCATCACGCCCTCGGGGTCCATGAAACCTGGCGCGGCGCTGCTGCCGTCGAAAGCGAGCTTTTTCAAACAGTATTCAATGACTACTAGATCAAAGATGCCTTTGTACAGAATAGGCACAATCTCGCAGCAAGCCGGGCGGACGCTATTGTCTTCCCACCGCTTGACGTTAAAGAGCGCAAAACGCTTTTCTTTGAGCCCGTAGCCGCAATTGATCCCTTGACCGTACCACTCACCAAAGTGATGCCCGGGGCCAAGCTTCATGAGCTCATCCTTGTGCTCGTGGGCCCACTTTGAAAATCCGTGATTGTCTTTGTCCGGCGTGATCCAGCGGTTGCGGGATCCGGTTAAGAACTCCGTGCCGTCCTCGCTGATGTAGATTTGCGCATTCGTGCCGTCGATCTTTTCGGTGACGATGATGTCGCGCGAAAGCCGGGGAATCTTGGGAAAGCCCACGAACTCTTTCACGCGAACGCCTTTTCGACGTAGACCAGCTGCAGCATGTCGGCGATCTCGTCGAACGAGAAGTTTTCCTCGTCGTTCATGTCGATGAGGCCTGTGACCTCGTTATCGCCATCCTCGTGAACAATTTTAGTGGCGCGAGCGAAATCATTGGCGACGCGTTTGAGCCAGGTTGGCGCGTGACGCTGATCACTTGGCATACTGCCGCGAAGATATTGCCCGTTTCTTTCGAGCTGGTGTTTGGGCGAGAAAATTTGGCACGCTACGCCAAGGCAGCAGTAGCCATCCCTGTCTTGAAGCACTCCTTGAGTTTGTTGGAATTTGCCCGAACGAAGGGCGCTGATCCATTTCTTGATTTCCGAAACGGGAGGTGCGTATTTGCTGTACATTAGTGAATTACTCCTATTTTGATAGCACTCGCGCTATTGAGTTCTTTTAAAGTGATCTGACCGTTCATGCCGAGCGGCCCCTTGATGTACCATCTGTCCTGATCGTGCAGCATGAATTTCAACCTTTGGTGGCACCACACTTCGACAATCATGTCGTACTTGGCAAGGTAGACCACCGAATTGCTCTGCTTCCCCAGTTTTTTGGCTGTGAGTGGTTTCATACTTAGTAAACCGTCCAGCGTTCGAAACGCACATTTTCTTGGTCGCTCGTGTAAAACTCAGCGAGGACCGTGCAGGGATGGTCGGTGACAACCTTATCCTGTTCGCCATAAGAACTCGTGATCCGCGACCGACGATCCTCGTAGACGGCCTTGTAGTGCGACAACCCGCGTTTGAGCGTTCGGTGCACGCCGAGGTTCGGGATCTCGGTAATATTTGGGGTCGGCGCTTTGTGAATCCGCGAGATCACGTAGACGTAGGCGCTAGCTTTTTGCTTTGGACTCGTCATGCGTTGAACCTCTTGGCCCAAAGCGTGGCGGTTTCTACGTCCGTCCAACATTTTTCACGAGGGTACAGGGTCCAGAATTCGTTTTGAAAGTCCCAGTAGCTGTCGCCAAAGAGACCCCACCTCGTGTTCTGGACCGCCCACTTGCCGTGACCATCGCTGATCAAGCGGTAGGGGTCGCCAAAAAGCCACCGCATCATAGCGGCCCCAGGATGTCGGCGATTTTCTTGAGCCGCGAGGTCTTACAAAAGACGTAAATGTCTCGATTAGCAAACGTCTCGACGGGCACCAGATAGCCGTCGGGCTCGTTTGTCCCGACCTGAAGGCTGTATTCGATTTCCGGCGCTCCTTCGCCCACGCCCGGAACCGTGAAGGCTTCCGGCTCAAACATCAGCTGCACGGGAAGGACGATGACCAATTCCGCGGTCGTTTTGTTGATGGTGACGTGTTCGATGGCGTAACGGCGCTTCGGCTTTCTCATAAGCCTATTTGCCCCCGAGCTTGATGATGTCTTCGCGTTTGACGAGAACTTTACGTTTGCCGTTGCAGGTCGGGCACGTGGGTTTGAAAATGTCGAAAAGGGGGACCTGGCCGAGGCCGGTCGTGCAGTCGGGGCAGGGGAATTCGATGAGATCCATGTTGATGATCCTCCATTGGTTGGTCCATAGAATTACGGATCAAAAATGGAGGATCAAGGCAAATGGTAAAACTAGACGGGTGGTGTCAGCAGTTCATCTTGGCGGTGGGGCTAAACTTCCCGGATCTGTCCAAGCAAGCTTCGGCTTTGTTTTCGATCTCTTGAGCTTGAACATAACCATGGTGGATTTGCTGAAGCTGGTCGCGGTGAATAGCGCTGCCCATGCTAGGGTCGATCTCGTGCTTGAACACCATGGCGAGGTGGTTGCGGATCATGTCGACTTGGTAGTCGTACAGATGGTAGCGGGACTGCGGTTCGGGCGGAACGGGGCCAGAGTGGGCGAGTTCGAAAAACCCTTGGAGCCAGTAGCAAAAGTCGCGCGACGTCATTTGATCTCCTCGTGAAAGACGACTTTTGTGCGGCCGCCGTGTTCGTGGATGTGAAGCAAGTCCCGGACGGAGTTATAAAACGCCGTGCTTTTGAACTCGGTGAGCCAGCGGAGCACGCACGAGCCATCGTCAAACTCGACGCCTTGAGCCACAGTGCCAATTCCTGAAACGCCGCTCACGTCCTCGGTGCGAACCAGATCAAATGTTTTCATTGTTTTCCTCCTTATCCAGAATACCGATCAGGACCCAGTTTTTGTAGAAATCCTTATCGGTGAGCATGTACGAGCCACCGGGAAATGTCAGGTAGTGCGACCAAAACCAAAACACCCCGTCGTCGACTTCAACCGCGTAAGCACCTTCGTGAACCGCGATCCAATCCCACTCTTTGTGGTAGCAGACGAGTTTCACACAGACCCCTCAATATGAAAACACCCGACCCGCTGATGACCTTCCCGCCAAGAAAGATTTGATCGGGCCGGGCGCAGTAAGCACCACATTGCGCTTGGAACTAAAGCTCAACTAAAAGATTTGGGGGTGCAACTAAAAAGAAAAATCCAGATAATTACTAAAACAGTAACTATCTGTGCCGAAACGTTAGTTGATGCACCTAGTAAATTACTAAATGGCTCGGGATCAAGGAATCGAACCTCGCTCTTCAGAATCAAAGTCTGACGTGCTACCGATGCACCAATCCCGAAAATGGTGCGTTGTGATGGACTCGAACCACCAGACCCGTGAGGGCACGGATTTACAATCCGCTGGGTTACCAATTCCCCGCAACAACGCGTAAAAAAGTTGAACGTGACCAGGCGCAACCCTGGCTTTCATTATTCCACTGTACTAGCCGTTTCGAACCGGCATCAAGCGGCCTTTTGAACTCTGTCCATGCGTGCAAGGTCAGAGTGCGCGCATTAGCAACCTTCTCCACTCCGCTGATTTTACCCTTCGTGTCTTTGTACGTATCCGGGCTTAGATCAGCATCAACGCTTCTACGTCGGGGACTTGCTTCACGCTTCACGTTCGTAATTAATTAAGCAAATCAGTCCGACTCTGTCTAAGTAATTTAATTAATTAGTAAGAAAAAAAAGAACGTGGCCGTTTACGGGTTGGGCGGCGCCGACTTAATCCCTCATCCTGTACCGGTGCGCACCGGCCGGAGCCTCTTGGACACGAGCCACGTTCCAGAAATGTAAAATGGTGGACAGGGTAGGAGTTGAACCTACCACACCCGGCGCTTCAAACCGGTGCTCTACCAACTGAGCTACCTGTCCATAAAGAACGTGACCGGGCGCGACTCCGGTTGTGAAAGAGATTTCCCGACTCGCGAATACCCGTTAGGGCAGGTGTCAATTCACCATTATATTCGTCTCAGTACTCTTTCGGTCCTAACCGACCTACGTATCCTAGTGGCCCCGCTTTTCAGACACAACCTTGCCAGTGAGGGTCCTCGAAGTCGCATTGTGCGGGCATTAGCAATTGCCACAGCTTATACGCAATCACGTTCGATATTAGGTCTATCAGATAATATTAGGGAATGTTAGCCCGTCTGACTAACATTCCCTAACTTCGTTAGCCCTTAATGCAAACGAATTGCTTGAGCTCGGCCACGACCTCGACCAGGTCCTGCTGATTCGCCATGACGGTGTCGATGTCTTTGTACGCCGAGGGCAGCTCGTCGAGAACCCCCTCGTCTTTCCGACAGTTGACCCCTTCGGTCTGCTTGGCCAGATCCTCAACCGTGTATTGGGCGCGCGCTTGGTTCCGGGACATCTTACGCCCCGCGCCGTGGCTGCAGGAGCAGAAGCTCTGGAAGTTGCCCTTTCCCTTCACGATGTAAGACCGCGTCCCCATGGAGCCGGGAATGATGCCGTAATCGCCCTCCCGGGCCCGTACGGCGCCTTTTCGGGTGACCAGCACGTTCTCGCCGTAGTGGTTTTCCGTCTCGGCGTAGTTGTGGTGGCAGTTGATCTCGCGGAGCTTTGGAATGGGGGCGCCGCCGAGGCCGAAGGCGTGGGAGATGTCTTTGAGGACCCGCTCCATCATGACCTCGCGATTTCGCTTCGCGTAATTTTGCGCCCAATAAAGGTCCGTCATGTAGGCATCGTACTCTTTGGTTTGTTCGGCAAAGTAGGCGAGGTCGGGGTCCGGCAGCTCGATGAACATCTTCCGCATGAGGCCTTTAGCCTCGTTCATGTGCCAGCGGGCGAGTCGGTTCCCGACGCCGCGGGACCCGGAGTGGAGCATGACCCAGAAGCCACCGTTCGTGTCCTCGCAGAGCTCAATAAAGTGATTGCCGCCCCCGAGCGTGCCCATCTGCCGCGCTGCTTTTTCATAAAGACGTTTGTCGGCATTCTCGGACGCAATGTCGGCCCAGGTCAGGTGAAGCAGTCCCATCTCTTCGTCTTGATTTGTCCGGTGCTGGTCGAATCCTACGGGTATGGACCGCTCGATCGAGTGGCGGATGACCGCGGCCTTATCGCGCGCGATGCGCACGTCCGCGTCGAGCTGAACCGCCATCATGCCGCATCCGATGTCGACCCCCACCGCCGCGGGTACGACCGCGCCCTTGGTCGCGACGACGGAGCCCACGGTGGCGCCAAGGCCAAAGTGCACGTCCGGCATGGCGGCGACGTGTTTGAACACGAAGGGAAGGCCGGCCGTGTTCTTGAGCTGGGCCATGGCCTGGGGCTCGACCTCGTCGGCCCAGAGTTTAATCGGTACCCGTTGGCTTTCGTCTTTGATCGTTATCATTGTGAGTCTCCTTGAGGTACGTGATGAATTTCCCAAATTCTGTCTCGTCCGCCATGACGTTGGCTAGGGTCAGTGCGCCATTGATTTTTATCACGAGCGCGGCGAGACGGTCCTCGGGGTCTTTCTTGGTATTCATACCCTCATCCCACAAATCTTGGAGGAGGTCGCGAAAGTACTTGATTAGGAGGGCTTCGGATTTGGTGTAGGTGACGGTCATAAGCAAATAAAAATGGCGCGGCTAACGAGATTCGAACTCGTGACCTCTCGCGTGACAGGCGAGCGTTCTAGGCCTCTGAACTATAACCGCGTAAGAAAGAGATTTAAGATGTAGGAACTTGTTTGTACAGCTGCCAATTTTCAGATTCATTGCTGACGTTTGACCACCAGATGGTGCCGTCATCGCATAAAGCAAACAGAATCGGAAACACTCGGTCGGGGTCATTGACGTTTGGAGCCGAAATGGTGAGCTGAATGACTTTTCTATTTTCCATAGTTGCTCCTTCTATAAAACTGAGGAAAGTGTAGGATTCGAACCCACGGAACCTCTTTCAAGGTCCTCCCGCTTTCAAGGCGGGCGCGATAGACCACTCTGCCAACTTTCCATAAAAACTGCGGGCCCGCAAGGATTCGAACCTCGATCACCGGATTTGGAATCCGGCATTCTACCGTTTAAACTACAGACCCAAAAAAATGGTTGGCCGGGGAAGCCTCGAACTTCCATATTCCAAATTAACAGTTTGGCCCATTGCCAATTATGGTACCGACCAACAAACAAAAACAAAAAGTGGAGGCAGAGGGGATCGAACCCTCGTCCACAAAACTTTGATCACTCACCCTCTACACGCTTAGTTCCGTGAGACGGAACCTACATGGGGTACGAAACGGCTAAGCTTCGTACGCTCTCCACCATCCAGTTTTGTTAGTCCCGGTCTGGCAACCGGGTTCCGCCTAATTTAAAGAGGTGCGGCTGCGTTTCCTCTTGTTGCGCGTTCTGTTGCCAGGCTGCGTGCCCCGAAAAATCACTGCTGTCTAGGCAGCGTTTTTCATGGAGAAATCTTGCGATTCGCCATGTACATGTGAACTCGTTTGATAACGGGGTTCGAATTCATCCCCGGCGTGCAGGCGAGCGTCTTGGTCCCGTGTCGAAACCAGTATGCCCCCATAAAAACAAATCAAAGTAGCGGGTGCCGGGTTCGAACCGACGTCTCCAGGGTATGAACCTAGCAAGGGACCACTCCTCCAACCCGCGTCAAATGACCAATGGCCAGGCGCGACTCTGGCAATTCCGTTTGCGCCGCTTCCTTACCGTCCCGCCCTAAAGCTTCTTCGTGGTAACGACACCCCGGAGGACCTATCACGGCTACAGTGCGTGTTCCAGGGATCGTGAGCGACCGGTTTTTAAGCCAGCACCCCGCTTCCACGCCTCATCAGTCATTATGGACACTACTTGAGAATCTATGTAAAATCTAGCCCTATGGACGCATTATACGTAGGCGCGGGCGTAATTTTGGGGGCGATCATCACCTGGCACGCCCGGAATTTTGAGATCGGCAAAGCCTTGAGCACGGTCGGCATCAGGCGTAAAGAGCACGTCGCTCACCGGAAGCAGACCGAAAAAATGGAAGACGACATCAAGGCGCTCAAAGAACGCGTGCGGGTGCTCGCGGCCAACCGCACGAGCGTTGGTTAGTCAGACGTCCGACACCCGGTGCAGGGCGTGTGTTGCTGGATTTTCAAAGCTTCTTTGCGGCAATCGAGCCGCTTGCCCCCGTCCGCAACACAGTCGGCGTAAATCAATTCCGCCGTCGAAGGTGCGTTCACGCACTTGTAGGTGCCAAAAATTATGGCAAAACCCATTGTCACCGTTATAACGACGCCACAAAAATCTTCCATCAGCGTTTGTACTTTACGGCTTCGTAATTTGTCAGCATCTCCTGGACCCACCCCGCCGTTGAGCCTTCACCGAGGTAGCCGAGTTCGGTCGCGTGCGTCAGGACGGCGTAGAGCCCTTCAGAGGCTTTCCGCTCACTTTCTAAAACGTCCTTGAGGTCTTGCACTTCGTCGAGAAACAGGTGGTCGCAGACGAGCTGGGCGGAGCCGTGCGTCTTCAAACATTCTTCGCTGTCCGCGTACCCGCCATAAGATTCATTTTTATTCACGACAGGCACGTAAAACCATTTTGGACGCTCAGTCACAGTTTTTCCCTTGTCCCATCAGCCGCTCCAACACCTGTTCGCTGTTGTGGCCGTCGTAGTTGTAGTGCGGCACTTGCTTGATTTTGTCTTCCACGAAGTGCAGGTACTTGACCGGGCAGTGGTAGCTGATCTGCCCTTCCGGTAACTCCAGGTACAACAAAAACCAGTCGTCGAGGTGATGCTTCCAGGCGGCGTGCGGAACGTCCCGCAGGCAAAGCCGGATGAAGAGCATGCAGCGGTGGTCGTAGAGCTCGTTAAACGTGTGGTGGCCGTCTGATGTGTTGCCGTCGATCATTTTGCTCAAATCTTAGGCCTTTCGACCCGAACCGTTTCTTTGAGTTTGTCGGCCTTGGCCCAAATACACGTCATGAGAAACTGAACGCGCTCTTCCGTATAGCCGGCCCCCCGAAGAGTGTACTCGATGGCCGCGGTAATGCGCTTCACAAACTCCTCGTTTTTTTCAACGATCCGCGACTCTCCGACGGAGAGCGGCGTCGGGAAGCCCCACTCGTCGGTTTGGCGGAGCTTGGCCACTTGCTTACGGATTTCCATCACGGTGTTGCCATTGAGCTCTTCGTTCACGAAGCCGCGCAGCACGAGACGCAAATCCGTCCAGTGGTGAAACCAGTGCCAGTACGTGGCGAGGTTGTTGTATTTCAACGCCATGTCGTGAATTTCTTCGAGCTCTTCTTTTTTAACGATCACGTAGCCAAAGAGCTTCATTGTTGATCTCCGTGCTTGCCCGCGCGGAATTCGGAAATAGCAGCCCTGATTTCATCCGCAACCCATCCGTCGAGGGCGTCCTGACGGTGCGCAAAGCGTTCTAAACGTTTGGCGAGGCGGTCGCCCCGCGCGCCACGGCTATTCACCTTTTCGACGAGTTTGTCGATGATGTCTTCGAGGCCTTTTGCGTATTTGTCAGATTCTTCCTCAGTCATTGCCATCCTCCAAATCTACATCGTCTTCTTTGTCGCCCCAATAATTGCGTGCACTCATTTTGGCCGCGTAATCAGGATTATTGCAACCGTCGGGCGCAGCGACGTAGGCGCGGTGTGCTTCAAAAATTTTGCTGAGGTCGCCGCCGGCAAGATATTTGATCATCCAGTGACACTCTTCGAGCGCACCCCAGGCGTCGCCCAAATGATCGAGAAGACGCACACCGATGAAAGTGTTGTCACTATTGACAATATGTTTGTACGATCCGGCCATGAGTTTCCTTGTTTAGTATTCATCGCCTTCGCGCGTGAGCTTCCAGCGCGATAGACCTTTGGGCCGACAGTATGGAGGCGCGGCGCGCTTCACGCACGTGTAATTTGGCGAAAACACGTAACCAATGCACATGCCTTCGGGCGTGTAGCCCGCGCACATGGCGGTGCTTCCGTCTTCGCGCTCTTCCAAGCATTCACCCGCGGGGCAGCCGTAAAGACTCGTGATTGCGACAATCGTGAGTAGAACGACAACGATTCCGGCCGCCACGAGAATCTCAATCTTTGAGAGCCTCACGAATGCCCTACTTCCGCTCGGTAAATTCAGATTCGTTCAGTGAGCCGGCCATCACCAGGACCACGAGCCCAAAGAACAACCAACCCCATCCGTCGCCGGCGAGCTCCGCAATGGCCGCGCTCGTGATGGTCAAACCGACCAATCCAAAATAGACCGTGGGCCGGACGGCGCAAAGCTTTTCCCACACGAACTTCATAAATTGAATCTCCCATTCCATACGGTCAAACCAACTGCATCACGACGAGAAAGAGGCAGGCCGTGCCGAGCCCCGTCCATTCGTAAAATGAATACCCCGCGGCGAGGACGAGCGCCCAGAGGAGGAGCGCCCGTGTGTTCCATTGGTACTGCGGCTTACTAGCTCTCGCCATCTAAATCCCCGGCTCTCTGGCCAATCGGTAGGTGATTGCGTCGTCACACCAATCGGGGTTGGTCATCATGTCGGCCGAATACCAGAAGTGCCCGCCGTCGCACCAGTCGGTGCCCCAGCTGTTGCGGACTTTGAAGAACAACTTGCCGTTGATCTTTTTGTACCCGAAGCAAGACATCTGGTGGCCGGCCAGGCCCCCGTCTTCGACGAGCATATCGTTCGTCGAGCAATTGTCGAGGATTCCGTTGAAATCGTCGGCCATCATTTGACACGGGATGTAAGTTCCAAAGACGAAGGGAAAGCCCGCCGCGAGGCAGCGCTGCATTTGGATTCGCCCGTGGAGGAAGTAAAAGGCCCCGATCTTGTTCTTGTTGGCGTCTTCGAAGTACTCCTTCGGCGGCTCCTTCAGAAAGTGGGAATCGTCGTAGCCCCAGATCTTGGCCGAGCCCACGCCGGTCTCAAGCATGACTTTACCGGACGTGCGGCCGTCGGACCCGGAGTCGAGGAGCGTGTTGCCGTCGACGAAGCGCTCGCACCAGTAAAAGCCGTCGATGCTCAAATCGTCCTGGTGCGGCACGTAGCGGCGCGTAATGAACGTTTTGACGGCGCACGCGGCCTGGGCCGTGCAGGAGCCCTGTTCGCCCTGGTCCCAGACGGGCGGGTAAAAGGATTCTTTGGTGAGATCGACTTCTTCCGGCAGCTTTGGCAGGTGCGAGAGCCGCATGATGTGTTTGAACGGAAAATCGCGGTCGTCTTTTTCGGCCCAGCGGTAGTTAAACTTGCGACCTTTAAACATAATCATCTATTTCTCCTTGGTGAGGTATCGGATGATTCTACCAATAAAAATGGAGCCCGACTTACCAATCATCTGCGTCCCCCACGCGATCAGCTGCACGGGCAAGATCAAAGGCCAGACGAGAGCCAGGAGTAACGTGTAGCCACTCCGGGTAGGGCCCTGGTGCTCCTCGTCGTGGAGACCGCCAACCATGACGTAGAACATGGCCGAGGTAGCTAAATAAAATAAGACATAGTAGACGCACGTGTCTATTTCTCCGCCGAGTCTTTCCATTGATCCAGTTTATCGTATTCGTGCACGGCATCCGCCACTTTTTTGATAGCTCGGACGAGGTTGTCGCCGAGCGCTTTGTAGGCCGAAGCTTTGCCGGCGCCAATGTTGGCGAGTTGTTTGTATGACTCAACCTCTTTGACAAGTTTGTCGTTGCGACGTTTGAGCGATTCTCTTTCGGCGTGGCAAATGTAGTAGGCATCGAGAACGCGCTTTAAGTCTCCGGGCGAGGGCTCATCGACGTTCGCCCCGGCAAAACCATTCATGGAAAGAACTAGGCGATCGTGGACGATCTCTTCGAGCTCAAAAATACGATCTTTGAGGTGCTGCTGATCGTTGGCGTGGTAGCAGGCCACGCCAAGTCGCTCGGCCGCTACGCTGTCGATTGGGTCTGCGAAGGATGAGCCAATCAACCCCTGCTGATGCATGAGGTCGCGAACGAGTCTGCGCACGTTTACTTTTTTCTCCACCAGTTTCTCTTTCTTCGGAATGCTGAATACTTGCCACATCTCAGAGGCTCTCGTAAATTTTTACGAAGTGCTCGGTCGTGACCTTCGGGTGCCAGTACATCTCCATCCAAGTTCGTGAAAACTCTTGAATGGCCTTAAGATCATCTTTGTTCGCCGAGATCAGTTTACGTAAATTTTCTTCGAGTGTATCCGGCGTCGTTATAATCCAGGGCAGCTTTGCGGATCCGGTCAAATCTTTCAGGGTGTTGATTTGAAGATCATCGAGTCCGGCGAGCGTGACAAGGCCAAGTGAAAGCGTTTCAAGACTACAGAGGTGATAAGAGCCCGTCACGATCTCGTCAATTCCGATGTCGCCCTTTGCTTTGCGGGCCATGCAGGCGGCGTGGGGTTGGTTGAAGATGAGGTCGGCCGAGCACACCCTCTCGTCGACGAGTCTTTGCAAGACGGGCAGCGTTTCCGAGTACCCTTTTGATTCCCAGCCGTGCGCGCGGTTGCGGCTCGGGCTGTAGACGACGCGCGCGGGCGTGTTGTCGCGAACGATCGGCATGTACTTCGGCTCGAAGATGTCGATGATGTTTGGAACGACCTGGCACTCTGGATACTGCCGCGGGTGGTACTGAGCGATGACGAGGTGTTTGGCACCCTTGTCATTGATGCCATCTTCCATCGAAACCCATTTCACGTCTCTTTGCGTGTGCACCTGCCAGACGCGGGGCTTTCGCATCACGATCGGCCAGAGGTCGGGGTAAGTGCGAAAGAGGTGCTGGTTCTTCCAAAAGTTGTGGAGGTGGATGACGTCGGCCGCCTCCAGGACGTCGCGGAGGGCCTGGTACGACGTTTTGTCGATGATGATGTCGTGCGGAAAGATCCGGTTCTCGTTCCGGTCGCTGTAGGCGATGTGCCGCGAGCGAACCTTGTCGCCCTGGTATTTGTTGAGCGCGTGGTGAAGATTGTAGGGCGCGCCGGCGATGGGATTTTCCGTGATGTGGACGACATTGATCATACTGTTCAGGCTCGTTTCTTTTACCCGACGATGAGCGGGCGGATGTACTGATCGAAGGCGATCGTGATGATGGTGGACGCGGTGGCGACCGTGAGGAGCGCCAGGGTTGCTGAAACAGCGATAGTGGTCAAAATGCATACTTTAAAAAACATCTTAAGGCCTCCCATGATGAGCCATGTTGACCCAGTTCCCCTTGACTGGGAAAAAATTTCCTACTCTACTGTAAACCTGTCAAGGGAGAAACAGTAGCGTGTTTTGGGCGTTCGTGACTTTTGCCTCGTTGAGTCTATTTTTACCGGCCGGGGGTGCTTGGGCCAAGACGTCTGGTTCGGATTCTCCGTCACACATCTTCGCCGCGGCTATTGCGACACTGGCCACGGGGAGCTATTGCGAGCATGAGGCGAAAGCGTTTCATTGCGTTAAATTCAAAACCTGTCACGATGCCGACACGTTTTCGGTCGAGATTCCGAAGGTGCACCCTTTTTTTGGGCAAAACGCGCACATTCGCGTCGATGGTGTCGATGCCCCGGAACTTCACGGCGTAGGCCCCTGCGAGGCCGAGGTCTCGGACTTTGCCCGCGTGGCCGTCGAAAAGGAGCTGAAAGGCGCGCGCCGCATAGATCTCCTGAACGTTCGCCCCGACAAATATTTCCGTATTGTTGCCGATGTTCGGTATGATGGGCATTCGCTGGGGGAGTTTTTGCTCAAGCGTGGGTTAGCTTACCCATACTTCGGGAAAACAAAAGAGAAGCGTTCCTGGTGCGGCGTATTGAAATCACTGAAAGACCGTCACGATTAAGGAACAAATTCATTTGTATAAGCACGCTGAGACTCTCAAAGAGATCCATTCTAGATTTACTTACCAAGAGCCCGAGCCCGCGATGGTGCCAAAATTCGAGGCGGTGAGAGAGCAGCTTCAGGACATCGCGATGGTTTTGTGCGAGATGGTGCCGGAGTGCGCCGAGCTTTCGACCGCAATCAATAAACTTGAAGAGGCCATGTTCTGGGCCAACGCCGGCATCGTGCGCAAACACGAGGCAGCGAGTTCGATCGAAAAAGCTTGAGGCGCCAAACCTTCGATGGCGGTAGAATAGAGATCTTCTATCCGTTCACCAGAGAGGGGATTTTTAAAAAATGAGTAAAGTATCTCAGCCCGTCGTGCTCGATCCGCACGGCATCGTTCAAAGCGGCACCGCGACCTACACGGCTGACACCGACACCGGGCAACTTGAGGTCAAGGGTCACGTCACGGTCAAGCTGCTTTTTAAATCCACGGACTACCCCTTTCAGGCCAATTACAAAGTGGACCCGACGCTCTTCTTGTCGAAGAACGTGAAGGTGGGGAAGGTGCTGGCGTTTGGCGACGTCACGATCACGGTCGTAACCGTTGACGCGGCCAAGAAAACGGCGACCGCTACGGTGACCCTGCCCACGTATAAACTCGACGGAAAGGTCAATTTGGACCTTTCGCCCGAGATTTTTAAGATCAAAGACTTTTCGGCCACGGCGCAGTACGTCTTCGCCAAATTTATTCTCACCGGTCGCGGACAATAGGAAAGGCCTGGGAGCTGCCGCAGCGCGGCTTCGGGCGTTTCACGGAAATCTGGACTCAAGAACGGGCCCCCATTTGCGATAATGAGGGGCCATGAACATTCCCCACAAAATCAAAATCAAGAAAAGCGTCTATTACCTCGTGGCCTACGTTCCGAAGTTCGAGGACCCGAATCAACTTGGTGAGTGCATCAATAAGCACAATCCAAATGGATCGCGCATGATCTTGCTAAAGAGTGGGATGTCGAAGCGGGAAGAGCGGCACATCTTCGTTCACGAGCTTCTTCACGCGATCGAGTTTGAGTACGGCATCAGTATCCCCCACAACGTCATTTACGCCCTCCAGGAGCCCCTGGCGGAGGTTTTACTGATGAACCCTAGTGCATTTGTCAAAGCGGTGCGCCGGACGGCTAAAAAGAAAGCGCGGCGCCGGTAAGATTCAGCGCCGCGTGGATGGTGTGTGCCTAAATTAGATCGCGAACGGGGTCGAGCTGCCGGCCGATGCGTCGGCCATCGACTTCGGTTGGCTGGGGTCTTCGGCGGGATTTTCAGCGGGCACGCCCGGCTGGAGGTCGGTCGGAGCATCCGGCGAGGGAGCTGCATCTTGCGACGGAGCCGAATCGGACGGTGCCGAATCCGAGGGTGCGGGCGAAGCGTCTTGCGCCGGAGCGTCGGGGATGACGGGAGCCGGGGCTTGCTGAAGCGGAGCGATGGTGGCTTCCAGGCGCTCGGTGTCTTTTTTGCGGTCGTCGATTTCGGTCTGGATCGCGGCGCGGAGAGCATCGCGCTCGGCCACGAGGGCCGCCGAATCCTCTTTAGCTTTTTCAAGTTGCGCGGTCAGATCGGCATCGACCGCCGACGTGTCGGGAGCCGCTTGGAGTTCCGACTCAATCTCCGAGAATGCATCGACCTGTGCTTGGACTTGGGCTTTCATCGCCTGAACTTTTTCGAGAACGCTCATCTAATACTCCTTGAAGGGTGGTTGAAGGTAATTATGGTAAAACAGGAGTTAGTTTACCATGAAGAAATAAGGTATGGCCCATTATGAAAATTTTATTCATCTCCGACACCCATGGACATACGCCGCACCTGCCGTCGGCCGACCTTCTGATTCACTGCGGCGATATTTGCCCGCGGGGCGAGAAGTTGGATTTTCAGATCCAACTCGCCTGGCTTTTATCGATGAAAGCGCAGTTTCCGAAGGGTATGATTCTTTCCCCCGGAAATCACGACTGCGTCGTGGAGGAAGAACGAGCGTGGGCAAGGGAAATGGCGATGCACCACGGAGTCGACTTGCCCGTGCACGAACGCCGCGTAATTGGAGACGTTACGTTCTTCTTCTCGCCCTACACGCCTACGTTTTACAACTGGTCCTTTATGGCCGATGACATGATCTTGGCCAACAAGTGGGCGGACATCCCGGACGACACGCAGGTGCTCGTGACGCACGGGCCGGCGAAGTACGTGCTCGACGAGGTGCCGAGTGGAAACGTTGGGTCAGAGACTCTGCGGCAGCGCGTGGTGGCTCTGGACATGCTTAAAGTACACGCGTGCGGGCACATCCACGAAGGGGCGGGGCACGCCTTTGGCCTTTACCAGGCGATCAACGCCGCGGCGCTCGATGGGCGCTATCACGGGTACAATCCGGCCTACATGGTCGACACGCTCGACTGGCATGTGACGGAGCATGCGCTGAGGGATTGAGTGTTTAAATTAACTTTAAGGGCTTAATGTTAGTTTAAATAGACAACCACGAAACATAACCGGCGATAGTTTCTAGTTAGTTAGAAACTATCGCCTCAGATCAAATGTAGTGAATTGTTTCTAGAAAACGAGAAAGTAAGGCGGGTACGCCAGGCGTTCTAAAGAATCTTGGTCCGCTCGCTACCCATCACGTGTTTTACCGTGCAACCCGGTTAAGGTAAAAACTTTTACCTTAACTCAGCCTCGTCCGACCGACCCTAAAGATAGCGCGCTGGCGCACCCATGAAGTAAAAGTAGTATCAGACTTCTCGCGTCGGATCTAAATAATCTTGCGTTTGGAAAACCCGGTGCTACGGTTTCCGCATGATTTACCTACTGATCGTCACGTTGTACTCGTCCACGCACCAGTTTCCGCCTCACACGCAAACGGTTGGGCGTTACTCGTCCGAGCAATTGTGTCTACGGGTGCTCGAAGAGCTTCAAACCGCGACCGAGATCTACGCGCAGTGCGTGCCTATGAGTGGCCCGGGAACGCCGTTCTGGCCGGAGTTTGAGGACCGGACGTTTCTCATTGCGAAGTGGCGTGAGATCGCTGCAGACGGCGGATTGACCGCGCCCTGACGTAGGCACGCAGGTGGTGTTTGAGTTGCGCGGCCATGCTGCCGAGCGCCGAAAGGACTACCACCGGCCACAAGACGGCGAGCGCCGTCAGTGAGAACGCACCAACAATGGGTTGGTTGCGAATGGTCCAAAGGGTCATTTCTTCTTCGCGGGAGAGATGGCCGTCAGTTTCTAAAATTGTTAAATAGCAATAAGAACCCATTGAAATAAGCGAACCGATTCCAAAGTAAATGCCGAGCATGGTGGCTTCAAAAACTCCTGTGCGATTGGGCTCATTAGACCACAGGAGTAAAAAAAAGTGAACGAGGCCGGCGCGCTATTTCCGGCTCAGGCTCCAGGGCGTGCAAGGGTCAAAGCCAAGCCGTGTCCATCGCTACCCTCGGTGAGGCGCAAGCACTCACGTCTCCGGGCTCAGGTGCTTCTCGTTCACGTTTGAGTCTAGGGGTTTTTCCGCAATCTCGTCAATAGGGGTAGCAATCAACTCTTCGAGATTGTAGCCGGCCTCCCGCATGTCTTTTGCCACGGGGGCTTGGGGCATCTGGCGACGCTTTTTAATGCACCATACGGCCGCACCCCACGCCTCGTCTTTGAGATAGAGGTCGGTGAGATCTTTGAGCTCGCCACAGCGAATATCTTCGGAGTCGGCGCAACCCCACGCGAAGATGTCGTTGCAGTTGACGTGGAGCGAGATGGCGTCTTTTGGCCACTTCTCGTCCCACCAGCCGTTGTTGCAGAAGATCACGCACTCGTTGATTAGAAACGCCAGCTGCTCTTCCGGCTCGGTTAGGTCATCCGTATCAATTTCGTACGTTTTCTTCATCCACGACTCTGATGACCGCCGAGGTGCGCGCGCACCGCACAGTCCTTGGCCTCAAGGAGTTTACGCAGGCACGTGGCGCGCTCCGAGTTGCTAGGCAGGTACTTGTACATGAGTTCGGCGAGCTCCGAGAAGGGCTTTGAAACCTCTTGAAGATCTTTGTGGAGGTGCTCGTAGGCGAAAAACTGAAGAATAAAATCTCTCATGGGGGTCTCCTTGTGCCGTAAGCATAGCTAAAAAAACGGGCCGATCAAGACCCGTTTTAAGTGTTACTTCGGCAATGTGCCTTCCCTCGCATCAAGCTCAGCAATCGTTTTTGTGGCAAATTCGACAGCATCAGCCCAAAGTGCAATTTTTCTGCGCATCTCGCGGGGTCCTTCTTCACCTGATAGTCCCCGAATACTTTTAGCTTTTTCGTGAAAAAGCCTAACACCGTTCATTTTGTCAATCAGAGGTATATCAGGGTCCTTTAGTCTATCTAGATCTTTTTGAAGCTCTTCAATCATTTTGTCCATTGTTTTACATTTTCAATTGAGAGTAAGAGGGCGCTTCATAACGCGTCGTGCATGAAGTTGGAATGCGCCCGCTGTTGCTTGGTGACGACTAACTTGCTCTAGCTTTTCTTCGGCAGCGAGTCGCATACGCTTCTCATGTGCAAGCGCGATCGCAAATTCTGTTATCTGCGTGCTAACAGAATCAATACGTCTTTTTAGTTCCGCAACTTCTGCACCGCTAGCTGTACCAAACACAGCTGCCGTCAGCACATCTTGGCACCCCTCCTGGAAAGAAAGGAGAGGTCCGCGGGCCTCAGCTTTTACTTTATTTGCGTTGATCATCGTAAGCCAGCTCGTCACTTGACGAAGCGGCAAACAGACCATTTGTCGGCTTTTACCATCAAAACCAACTGCGGTGATATCACCGCAGTTGAACTGTGGATTGTTTCGAAGTTTCGTACGTTGGCTGTCGTGATCGACACCAATGGCCGCGCAGATGGGTTTAATAGCAATCCAGTCAAAACCATCTTTTTCGATTACCAAGGCCTGAATTTGGTGCGTGCCAACAACGATGGGAAACGTTTTTTGCATGCTCATATGTGTCTCCTTGAGAAGGCGGAATGCCCTCATCAAAGAACTTATGCCTGAAAATGCGCTATATCGGCCTTAGCGTAATTTGAAATTACGCTAAGGCTTACCGTGTCCGGCAGACACGGTAAAGACACAAGGCTAAAAAAAGGGGCCAATTACGGCCCCTTTTCCAGCTCCTCCAAGAGCTTGTCGGTCAGTTCGACGGCCACATGTGCCATCTGTTTCACAATTAGCGGCAAACCCTCTAAAGGGTACTGCCCGCGGGAGGCGATGATGGCGCACAAAATATCTCCGGCCAGCTGCTGACGCTTGGCGGCCGTAACCTTGGGCGGTCCAGATTTGGAGGGGACTTTCTTCGGTTCGAGCTTCGGTGCGGTCATCTTTCATCTCCCGTTTGAAGGGCTACTTGTTTACAGAGTCTAGGCAGTAGCCGAGCAGTTGTTGCACCGGGCATTGGTCGAGAATGTTCTGGGGAACAAACCCGGCCAGGTATTCGGTGTGGTTCAACCCCAGCTTGGCCCACGGCCCCGCCACGGTCATGCCGTATTGAAAGTAGACTTGAAAAGTATCCGTTTCCGGAAGACTTCTCTTGGCCACCATGAATTTAGGAGCCACATCCGTGGCGACACTCAACTGACCTTTATGCGTTGCATCGTGCATTAGCATTTCCCTCCTATCAAACCTGTACCTGTTTCCGCATTTAAATTGGCTTGAGACGCGGGAGCACAGATTTTGAGCCCGAACCGGACGGAAACTGTTTTTTTAGGTCGAATTTGTCGATCCACGTCCGGATCGTGCGCACGCTCACCCCGAGTTCGCGCGCCGCGTGGGTGCGGTTGCCCTTCAGCTTTCGCAAAGCGTGCTGCAGCTTCAGTTTTTTCATGTCTTCGATCGCGCCGGTCATGGCTTGGCCTTTCAAACGTTCGAGGGGAACCGGAAGTGGCGCCAGTCTTCGTCCCACCGCAGGCAGTGGGCGAAGTGGCGCGAGTAGTTCTTCAAAATTTTCACACTTTTGAGATCCGAGTGTTTTTGATCAAGTAGGATTGTTTTACAGTAATCGCCTTTGCTCCGCATGGACCGTCCGACCATCTGCTGGAGCGTTGTGGCCGTGCGGTTGGCGTAGTAGGCCGGGCCCCAGCGTTTGCAGAGTTCTTCCATCTCCGGATCCCTCACGGCGTAGGGCATCTTCGGGATGATCTGAAGCCGTGAAACCTTGTCGTTGAAGCTGTGGCCTTCCGAGATCCCGGCGCTCACGAGAACGACGGGCTCGGTCTCGGCGCGGCGCTTAAATTCGATGACGGCCTTGCGGTTTGACTCGCCGTCGACGGCGAAGATCATGCGGTCGAGATCCGAAAGATCGGTCTGCAGGGCCTGGACCATCTTGTAGCTGGAGCACGGAATGATGCCCGGTAGATCGGGGTGGTAGAGAAGAATCTCCCGGATCTTGCCCGCGAGGCTCGCGTGAATCTGAATCCAGCCGGCTTCGGCCGCGGCCTGCTGGCGCTCCCAGTCACTTTTGAAATGACGGTTTCGCACCATTTCGGCACCAAGGGTTCGCGCGCGCTCGTTCGTAATCGTGTCGACGGGATCGTGAAAGATGGGCGAGCGCTCTGGGGGGAAATCAGATTCGATCTCGATGTAGGCCGCCTGCCCTTCGATACCAAACATTTGCTCAAAGATTCGGGCGGGCTGCGGCGTGGCCGACATGAACACCGTCTGCTTTTCGCCGAAGTAGCGGTCCACCATGCCTTCGAGGGAAAGCGGGCTCACCGCCAGGCGGGACGTGCCCTTGTCTTTTCCGAGGTTGATGGCGTAGCGGCGTTTGTGGCTAAAGCCTTCGCCTTTTTTTTGCTTCTCGCGTTCGACGTCCTTCAGGGCGTGGTAGGTATTTTTGAACCAGCCTAGAACTGTTTTGTGCCCATCTCTTAAGCTATCGAGATCAATGCGTAGGTCACCCTGAACGCTGGCGCGCAGAAACTCCTCAGCTGAGTTCAGGCGGGGCTTGGACGCGTCGCCGGCGAGAGTCCGCGCCCAGTTCTCATCGGGCAGGATGAACCGCTCTACGGCCTGTCCCAGCTCTTTGTGAACGGTTTCGACAGTCCGGAGGCGATCGTCGCTGCTCCACTCACCTGGTCCGGACTTGAAGTTTCTAAAATCGGCGGTTATTTCCAGGCTAGGCTCGCGTGGCCGACCCTTTCGGAATTTAGCGTCCAGGTCGCCCAGCATCTCGGAGTAGTGCTTGTCGGAGAACGTGGCGGAAAAGAAATCACGAAACGTGTTCTCCAGATTGTGACACTCGTCGTGGATGTGCACCTCGCGCTGCTGGAGCACTGGCATCCCGTCTATCTTGACGCCAAACATAATGTAAAAAAGTAAATGCTGCATGCTACGGATTGCGACGGGAGATTCTTCGGCCTCATCTCGGGCGCGGTAGTAGCTGCAGCCACCCTTCCCGCGGCAGGCTTTTTTTATAAACGTAGCCTCCCGATCTTGGGATTTACCGCTCTCTTCTTCCTGTGCGTCTAATTCTGAAATGAGCCTACGAGCCTCAGCGATCGCCTCAGGAATGGCATCAAAGACGTCCTCGTCCTGGTCGCGGTGGATAGTCTGAATGCCGGTTTCGCCCGTGTCGTCCGGATTTGAGCTGTCGGCGGGCTCAAGGTAGCTCATGATTTCCCGAAAGGATCTTTTCGTGTCTTGACAGGGAGATTTGCCCGTCCGGTGAAGATTCGATTCGTCGCGGTAGAGCGAGCACGCGTAGTTGGCGGTGCCCATGACAACTTTGAAATCGTCATCCTGACTTAAATCCACGCCGTACTGTTTTTGAAGCGCCCGGCTTGACGTTGTGAGATTGGTCTTGTACCCCATCACTTCCTTGAGCACTTTGGAAAGGACCGCGGCGATCACAGATTTGCCCGACCCTGTCGGCGCCGTTAAAACGATGTACTTCTTTTTTTCCTGCAGGAGAGCGTGCAAGATCTGCCGGACAGCTTTGAGCTGCTGCGGCCTTAATGCTCCATCCTGGGGTTTATCTTTTGGTGGTCGAAAGGGCCCGAAACCCGTGGCGTGAATTTTTTCGACCAACGCGAGCGCGCGCGAAAACTCGTCCGTCGTTTGCACCGGCCCTCCTTGGACTGGTTTTTACATAGGTAAAACAAAGGCCCCAGGGAGGGGGCCTTTGCCACCGCTAGCTTGACCGTTGAAGGCCCAGACTAGAAGTGTACGACGGTCTTTTGCTTGAGTTCGAGCGTCTGCGAGACGCGGTAAACGCGCACGATCGACTCGGTGTTTGGAAACTGATTGATGAAGTGCTTGGCCTCCAGCCGCGACGGGCACTCCTCCAAGTTGAGATTCCCGTTCGCGTCCGTGTAAAGCACGGCGTAGATGACCGGGTTTCTGTTTTTCTTGTCGGGGAGCACGTCTTGCTGCGGCTGTTCGTCCATCATGTTCATCTTTGAATCTCCTTCAGATTAGGTAGGCAATAATTTCCTACCCACCTACTCTAAGGGGAAAGATTCATCTGGCAACTGATTTCTCTTCACAATCGTTGCCGGGGCGTGTTGACCCCTTTCCGCGGCCTTGCTCGACACCTCGTCGTAGCCGAGCTTTTCGGCCACGATGGGGTAAACCCGCACCTGCGTCCCGCCGGGCCCGCGCTTGTTCACGGTCAGGCGGTCGTTGGCGCGATCGACCAGGTCGAGCTTCATGAACCCGTCGGTCGCGAGCTGACGGACGATGTGCCGCTGACTCTGGAGCGTCGTGTTCTTTTGCCGCGCGAACTGCGCCACGGCTTTGTACACGAGCGACGAGTAGAGAAAGACCACGCCGGGTTCTTTCGGAGAAATGAACCCCAGCGTCTCGGCGTTTCGCGCTTCCTCGACATCCGTCTTGGCCCATCCGTGAATCTTGTACTTCCGCGGATCGGCCAAGAGCTGCTGCAGATCTTCCATGAACACCTCCGAAGCCCGCGCGTCTTTGACCGAGGCCAACTGATGACCCTTCGCGATGCGCAGGTTCGTCAGGTGCTGCCCGGCCAGGACCACCGCCTCCGGCTGACTGATGGCCCCATTGGCCACCATGCAATCGAGAGCGATGCGGAATCCGAAGAGATTCAAGGTCAGGTTTTCGCAAACCCGCGTGGCGCTCGCGCCCTCCTCGGATTTTTCGGACCCTTTGAAAATCTCCTCGTAAAGCGTGTCCCACAGGGCACCCACGGCCTCGGGCGGCATCTGAAGAATGTGGCGCACGACGTAGGGCGTGAACCCTGAGTAGTGCTGCCGCATGTTCAAGACCTTGGTCCCGTGCTCGATGTTCTTCGACATGGTGGTGTCGATGAGAATGAGCCTGGAGACGGCCGAAGCCTCTTTGTCTGGGAAATCTTCGCCGCAGACCCCGATCAGCCCGCGCACGCGCGGTAAGTGTTGGCGGTTCGTGCCGTCACGTTTGAGCGCCACGTTCGCGCGCCGGTCGTAGGCGTTCTGGATGAAGTTCACGATGTCGCGCCCGCGGTCGGCCTGCATGGAGTCCTTGTGGTCGTCAAAGCCCAGGAAAGCGTGTCGGTACGAGTCCGCCGCGCCGAGCTTGGCCTTGAATGATCCCCCGGCCCCGGTTTGCGCCACGTTCGCAAAGTTGCCGAAGAAGAATTGCGAATTCTCGATCACGAACGTTTTTCCGCCGGAGAAGTCGCCCGCGATCCACAAGACCGGAGCCTTTCGCCAGCCCTTCACTTCCGCGATGGCTTCGGTGCAAACGGACGCCATCGCGTGCGCGAAACAACTCATGGTCAGCATGATGTTGTTGCACTTGAAGTAGTCCTCCGTGATGTGCCGGGCGACCTTCTTAAACTCGTCTTCGTCGAGAATTTGAAAATCGAGACCGCGGGTCACGTCGTCCGTGAACTCCAGCACGTAGGCGTCGTTGGCCACGATCTCCTCGTGCGTCACGATCACGCTCGGCATGATGTATTTGGTCGCGCCCTTGATTTTGTAAAAACCAATGTCTTTAAGCGCGTGCTTTTCGATCATGGGCTCCGAGAAGTGACTAATCGACGCCATGAAGACGTCGTAAGCGTCCTTGGAGGATGCGAAAACGAGGTCCGTGCCGCCGCCCGCGCGCAAGGCCTCAAAAAACGCGTTGGCACTGGAGAACGCCCGGTTTGTCACGGTGATGGGCTTGGATTGGCCATTAACGTGGATCATCAGTTTGTAGAGACGATCCTCGTACATGACGTGCTCTTTGCCCTCGCGCTCGATCAGCCGGATGGTCGCGGGCTCGTCGACGCGTTCGATCCAGAAGTTCGAAAACATGCGCTCGAACGACTGTTGCGTCTTTTGGTCGACGTGCATCGCGTGGATCATGCCCTCCTTCAGGAAGTACGTGCGCCCGGCGATTTCGAACGATTTGAATTGGACCTTGGTGTCCTTTTTCTTTTCGTCCGCAACCAGCAGGCCCGCACCCTTGAGGCGCGAGTTCCATTCGGTTTTCGTGAAGATCTTGTTCGACAGGACGTAATCTTGGACCTGGTTTCGCTCGGCCTCTTTCAGCGCCACCGTGCGCTTCATCAGGTTGCTGAGAAGCTGCGAAGCGTTGTCCGGCGTGAACTCCTCCTTGATGATCGGGCGCCCGCGGTCGTCGAGCTCCGGCGGCACGGCCTCACCCTTTTCTTGCTTCGCCATGCGGTTCATGGCTTTTACGAGAAGTTTGAAGCGCTCGCAGATGCCGTCGACCTTCAGGTGCTTCTCGGTCGAGTAGCGAATTGGGCTCGGCTCCGGCCATGCGTCTTCGGGCAGCTTGTCCGGATTCGTGATCAGTTTGCCGTTTTCGGTCGTGACGGGAGCGAGCTTCTTGAAGCAGTGATTGCCAAAGCGCGGGTGCTTGTTGATGTGACAAACACTCTGCTGCTGCATCCACCGGCACGTGCAGGGTTTGTAGCCCTTGGCCTTTGCTCCCTCAATCTGGCGTTCGGTGTGCGGCCCCTTCCAGCGTTCTTTCAGGTACTTTTCCCCGTCTTTGGTCGAGAGAGCTAAATTCATGCTCGCGACGCGCGCGGCGTTGAACAAACCCTTGGGATTCGAGACGTCCCAGGCGTACTGCCCGGCGGCGTTCTTGGCCCAGTACTCCTGCATGGCAGGGCACGCAGCGATGACGTTTGAGAACGAACCGTGCTGGCTGATCGGCCCCGAGCTATGGTCGTCGACCACGGTCTCCGTGCCATCCTCGTTCTTGATGACCTTCTGGCGTTTGGCGCCGGTGCGGGACACGGGCGCGGCGTAGATTTGAACGCCCTGCTCTTTAAGAATCTTCTCGAAGATGTCGGGCGCAGTCTCCCGCATGTCTTTGAGCTTCGTCCACTGCTCTAGGAGCGGGTAGGGCTCGGCCATGTCGTTGACGAAACAGTTCCGACCGTTCTTCACGTCCGGTTCGGAGAGTGGCGCGCGGATACCGTTTCCGACGGCCTCTTTGTCGTAGAGCGTCTGCTTCGGGAAGACCTCGGGAAGTTTGATGCCCTGAAATTCGAGGCGCGACGCGAAGCCGGTCTTTTCGAGCACGTGGTACGCAAAGCTCGTGAAGTGGTGCGGCGGGATCCAGTCCGAGAACCAGAAGTAAAGGTGATAGCCTTTGTTGGAGCTACGCGCAATGTAGGATGGAATGCCGAGGGTCTGGCAGTAATCCCGCACCCGCAACGCGTCTTCGAAGACGGCCTGGAGACCGTCGCCGGCGCTCTCGTCGAAGTCGATCGCGCCCATCTTGGCGCCTTCCGGCGTCGTCGGCATAAAGCAGAGCGTGCGGTTACCCACGATGTGCTGGCGCACCCAAGCGTCGGAGAGCGTGTCGTACTTTTTGGCCGTGCAGCTGTGACAACTCCCCCGGCGCTGCGCGATGAGGCAAACGTTGACGTCGCCCATGTTCACGCAGACCGGGATGAACGTGTGGCCCATGACCTTGGTTTTCTCGCCCGTATCTTTGTTGATCTCGTACTTTTCGATGGGCCGTTTTTCGAGGAACACGTCCTCGCGGACGGCGAAGCGTTTGCGGAAGAGTCTTACTTTCTCTTCGATTGACAGCCGTGACGGCTGATGTGAACCAGGACTCATAATATATTCCCCCCAGAAATACTGATGATGATGTAGGGCTTGAAATCCCTTCGAAGGTGCCGAGTCTGATTTCTGCGTGGTCGGCGTTAGAGAGAGGCGTTCGCCTCCTCGGCGGTCAGCAGCTCAAATTCGTAGAGCCGAAAGATCTTATTGTCGTTGCCGCGAAGAAGGTAGAGTTGGCCCAGGTCGACGTTCCGGTCGTCTTCGCTCGCGTTGAGCGGCTTTAAGACGACCACCTTCTCGTGATCTTTTTTCGTGAACGCGACCTCGCCTCGCCGAAAGCGGGGTTGGGGACCATAGGTGTCGAATTTCAAGTAGCCCTCGTTGTTGTTTTGGTACATTTTTATCTCCTATTGATTATGAACCCGCTCGATGAGCCGGCGTTTGAGTTGCTCTGCAATTTCAATCTTCGTGCCCGCGTTATCACTAAACAAAGCGTTTCGATCGGCGGCTTTTGATTTCAGCACCTCCATGAGATCGTGGTCAATGGTCTGCCGTCCGGATTCTGTGCGCGCGAGGAAATGGTAGACGAACATCGGGTTTTTTTGACCCAGTCGTTCGATCCGTTTGCCCGTTTGATAGTAATACTCGAAGTTGTAGTCGAGTGAGAGAAACGCAAAGTAGTGAGCTTCGGTCAGCGTGATCCCGTGGGCCGCGGCCTGCGGCTGAAGAACCATGATCTGAAGCTCGTCGGTCGTTTGGAAGCGCCGGATGTTGGCCGTGCGCTTTTCTAAGCTCTCGTCCCCAAAGATAGCAGCAATGCCGCGATCTTTGTAGCGTTCGAGAAGCGTATAGATCTCTTCCCTAAATTGACACGCGATGACAACCTTTTTGCCCCCGAGCTCTTCGATGAAATCATCCATCTCATCGAGTTTCGGGTTGTTCTCAAGACTCTCGACCTTGTGAATGTCACCGGCGTGCCCGATGAACCCAGACGTGATCTGGCGGAGCTTCATGAGCTTGGACAGCGTGTTCGACGCCTCAATCATGATGTTCTCACCGGTCTTTTGATCTAGCAACTCGGCAACGAGATCTTCCTCCATTTTTTTGTAGACCCGCGATTGTTCGCCCGTCATGTAGACGTCCCTGGTCAAATCGGAGCGCGGCGGCAAGTCAATGCAGTCGCGCTGCTCGAAGAAAACCGAACTCTCGCGGATCTTTTGGATAAGGCACTCTTTGAGCGATTGGTCTTGAAGCTCCCACTTGACGGCATCACGGCCGGCAAAGCGACCGACGCTCACGGGCGTAAAGTAGTCGTGGCGGTAATCTTTGAGCGAGGAGCCGAGTGTCAAGCCGCGGTCGAGAAAATAGAACTGACTCCACAGGTCCATGAAGCCGTTCGGGTTTGGCGTTCCTGTCATGATGACGCGTCTCTTGGCCCGCCAGCTGATCTCGATGTGCGACTTAGTTACCTTACTCTGCGGACTTTTGATTTTGGTCGACTCGTCAACGATGATCCAGTCGAACTCATGCTTTTTCAAAAGCTCTTGATAGATCCGCACCGCATCGTGATTGATGAGAAAGACGTCAACATCGGGATTTTTGAGTGCTTCGGCGATAAAGTTTTCGCGCGTGCGCTCTTTTTCGACGGGCTGCCCGTAGATCGGACCAACGGTCGTGGGAGTTCCGGCCTGAGAGATTGCATCCCTCCAGGACACCTCCATCTTGACCCAACCGCCCTCGGCTTCTTCGAACAGGTTCAGCCGTCCGGATTTCATTTCCGAACCCTTGACCCACCGCATGGCCTTGCGGCTTTTGGTGGTCAACGTGCCCGCCGGAGCCTCAGCCAAGCCGTGACCCAGCACAACCTTCTCGCCCTGACGTTTTGTTTTATTGGTAAGGGGTGTCCACAAAACCTTATAGCGCAAATTCGTAAATTTGGTGAGGTCGTCGCCCCAGGAGCTGAACAGAATCGATTTGGGCGCGCTGATGAGGACTTTGCCGCGCGCGATCTCGCCGTTGTTCAGTCCGATCTCAACCGCCCGGCCTACGCTTCCGGTCTTGCCCGTCCCGCAATCTGAGAATACGGGCGTGAACGGATCGCTCAACACGGCGCCCACGATCTTCGTCTGGTGCGCGTAGGGAACGAATTTGCCGTTTGGTTCGATTGGGTAACGCTCGACCTTCATGATGTCTTGAATGACGCGCTTGCGACCGCGGTGAATGCGGAAGTTCTCGCGCTGTCGCTCCAGCCACTCCTGGCCCTTGGTGACGACGGGCTTCGGCAAAGCCTTGCCGTCGAAGACCTTGAAGATCTTTTCGAGGTTCTGGGGATTCATGGTGTACTCGAACACGCCGAGTTGGTCGTTCTTGACCTTGCCGGCAAGATTCATTGCGTAGACGTCGTACGAGGATTTGGAAAGCCTGAGCACGATCTTCGTGCCCGAGAGTTCCATCTCTACGGGATTTGCCATCGCCTTTTCTCCTGTTGATGATTTAGTACCCGTTAGAGAGTAGCGACATTTGTTGATCTCGCGAAGGATGATATTCGCAAGTCTTCACAGGACAGAGTTCACACGTCTTTCGACTTGCCGTGTCTGAGACTTTTGGATCCGGGTGCATGAGCCGGGCGTAGTTGGACAAGGTTCGCAGGTGCTGTTTGCCGCCCTGACCGTAGACGAGAACGTTTTGCAGGCAGTAGCCCTTTGGCGCGAGGATGCCCGTGTCTTCGCAGCCGTCCATGTTGCCGTCTTGCTCGACGGCGATCTGGCTCGGCGCGTACGTGCGCTCGCCTTCGTAAAGGTAGCCGCGGAATTGTTTGAGCAGGTTGTTGGGGATGTCCGGGATGTGCGGCGGGGCGTTGGCGAAGCGGTAGGCGTTCGTGACCCCCACTTCGAAAATTTCGGCGTCGAGCAGGGTGAAGGCGGTCTGCTTACCCTCCGGCGTGTTGCGAAAATATTCGGAAATGAGCCGGGCGAGAAAGACGATGTACTGCTCAGATGGGTTGTCCCCCGCCTCCCTTAGCTTGGTCCAGAGGAACGAACAGAGGTTGGGGCTCGCGGGTGGGAGGTGGCCCTCCATGTACTGTCTTTGCGTTGCCATTGGTGTCTCCTGATTTTTTGATGAACAGCTCAGGAGTGTGGGTGCCCCCGGCTGCGAGAAACTCGTGATATTTGGTGGCAATCTCGCCAATGCGTATTGCCATCCCCACTAAGTCTCTTATATCCGCAACCGGGACTTTTTTTACCGGGATCGTTTGAATGATATTGAGGGCGTCGTTCATGATGTCGTTTGCGACCTCCATCTTGAGCGAGAGCACAAATCGTCGGTGAGCGACCTCATCTCCAAGGCGTTGGCGTTGTTCGGAAATGGTAACCGGCTCGGCAAAGCCGCTGGTCCCGAGGGCCGGGAACTTGGCGCCACAGCCCGGACATTTCTCGGGCTTCTCGTCGGACGTGATGCCTTCTTCGCAGCGAGGGCAGGTGTATACATTCTTGATTTTGGCCATTTGGGTATTCCTTGCAATTAGGAAAATTTTGCCTACAGTGATGGATTGAAGTCAAAGCCGAAGGAGATTCGTCACATGCAAGCCAGCTCACCCCAGCAGCCCCGCGGTAGCTTCGCCCGACCACCCGAGCCCAAGCGTGCGCCCGAGCAACAAGAGCCCGTACCGGCCGTTAAGACTGCGGACGCCGCGGATACGTCGGCGCCGGCCACCTCCGAAGAGGACCGTATCCAAAAAGAGCTCGACGAGCGTCAAAAGCAAATCACAAAATTTCGGGAAGAGATTGAGCAAGAGCTTGAGTTCAATCTCAATTCTCAAGACATCAAGGATTATTTATTTAAAGGTCGTCTTTCAAAAGAAATGGTGCTGGTGCCCAACTTGATGAAAGGCGTTATCACGACTCTCAAGGCGGCAGATCTTCAAGAGATTGACCTCCGTATGTCGCAAATCAAGAACGAAGCAAAGTTTACCAGCAGCGGGCTTGAGAATGAAAACGCCATTGTCACGCTTTCCTACGCCTGGACCCACGCCGACGGTAAATCGCTCGGAGCAGATTCGGACGAGCGGGAGAAGCGCATCCGGCAAATGGGCGCACTGTTTGTTGAGCGCGCGGCACGGGCTAGGATGAATTTTGACACTCTCTTGCGCCTCATGATGCAAGAAAAAGATATCTTAAAAAAGTAACCAGCTCTTACCAGGCCCGCGCCGAGCTGGACCTCATTCTCAATGGCCATAACCCGAACGCCTACGAGGCCGACACGTGGCGCATGATGACCATGGGTCAGGCGCGTCGCGAGGAGCTTGATTACTTGCGCATGACGGTGCTGGTAACGGCCATTCTCTCGGCCGGCAAGGTGGCGAGTGGTCAAGAGATGGGCGATCATCTGAAAAAATCGCTGAAGACATTCCGGAGCGCCATGTTTCCGGAGATTGATACGGATCTCATCGCGGAAGCGAAGAAGAACGAAAAGCTTCTTGAGCGGGAATTCAAACGTGGACCGATGCAGGTCCAAAGCTTGGAATATGGTTCCAAGCGAAAAAAGAAACGAAGGTAGATCATGGTTGAAATCAAAGGCCGTCATTTCAAAGCAGACAGAATTTCGGCGTGGTTTATCACCGAACTCAGCAACGCGTGGACGCTCATCCTCACCGTCGACTCTTGTAACTGGAGCATCAACGGCCTGACCAAAGCCGAGGCGGACGAAGCGACGAAAAAGCTTAAAGCGCTCTCATAAATCTCGGCTGCCCTATTTGCCGGGTAAGCTGCTAAAATATCCGCAAAGCTTCCAGACTGTCCGGGGGATTGACGCGGCGCATGGCTTTCGATCAGCAGATCAATTACAGGGTAAACATAGACGATTCTAACTTCCAAGCGAAGTTGACGCAGATGCGCGCCAGCATTGACTCGACTGTGGGCGGCGCCGGCGGCGGATTCAATCCCATGAACATCGGCATGATGAACGTCATGGCCGGGGGCCGTGGAAACTTCGGCACGCCGGTGATGGGCGGAAGCTATGCCGACTTTGGCGGCCAGGTCGCACCGGTGAGCTTCACGCCGCCGGCGATCGCGATGCAGCCCCACTTCGGCATGTTCCAAATTCAGCAAACGCTTGGTCAAGCGGGTCTTGCCGCAGGATTTGGCGTGGGCGGAATTGCGGCGGCCCAGTTCATGGCACCGGGTTCACGCGACGTCATTCCGCCAAACATGTCCTACAGCGAGTACATCAATTACTCGACGCGGTCGTTTGCAGACCGCGTGGGCGGGCGTACGGCCGCGGTGGTGGGTGCTGCCGCGCAGCTTGGCGGAAGTCTCGCCGGCGGGGCTCTAGGTACTGCCGCGGGGTCAGCCCTCGGTGGCGCGCTGTTTGGTGCAGGAATGGGTGCCGGCATCGGTGGATTCATCGGCGGTGCGTTCGTTGGTGGTCCCATCGGTGGTGCGATCGTGGGCGCGGGCATTTCGCGCGGTATGGAAAACATCGGAATTCAATCCGCGCTCAGCGCAGGGTCGTTCCGAGCCTACCAAGGCTCTGACGTTGACCCATTGACGGGCCGGGGATTTAACCGCCGAGACCGTGGCACGATCGCTTCAAACATCCTCAGCCAGGAGATGAACGACAATCGCCTGAACACCACGGACTACAAACAGATCATGGAAACCGGGATGCAGATGGATCTGTTCTCGGGCACCCGCGACGCCGAAGACTTTGGGAAAAAGTTTAAGGACCTGGTCGCCACAGTCAAGACCGTGAGCTCGACGTTGCACACCTCGCTGAAAGAGGGCATGGAGACCATTCGCGGTTTGCGCGACATGGGCGTAACCGATGCCAGCACGCAGCAGTCGATGATCCTTGGGTCTGAAGCCACGGGGCGGATGTCGGGTCGAACGGGCATGGAGATGATGGCCGTTGGTCAAACCGGCGCGGAGATGTTCCGCGGCACCGGAATTTCGATGCAGCGTGGTTTCGAGGTCAATCAGCAAAACACCGCGATGGTGCGCTCTATGCTCAATTCCGGCGCGATCTCGCGAGAGACCGTGGCCCAGGCGGGCGGCGAGCTCGGGCTTGCGCAGCAAATGACGGCGAGCGCGTTGTCGAGTTTCCAGACGCTCCAGGGACGTGGCGCAATGATGGCCGCCTACAACCCGGCCACGGGCAGCCTTGATCCAAACATGGTGGGTCGGATGATGTCCGGCGATTCCATGAGCATCATGGCGGGGGCCGCGGGCACCATGAGCAACCCCGCCAACATGTTTAAGTTCCAGGCGCATCAAGAAGACATGATCTCGAAGATGAGTCCGATGGAAATGCAGATGTTTGGGATCGCGCAGCGGATGTCGACCGCGCGGACGCTTCAGGGGGCATTCGGAGGTGACCTCAAAGACATCTTCATGGCCGAATCGCGCCGCCAGGGCGTCAGCATGGAGCAGATTAAGACCGACGTCGGCATGCTCACGATGGATCCGCAAAAGTTCAAAGAGCAGCAGCAGACGCAAGTGAACGCCATGGTCGTTCAGCAAAACCTCGAAGCGGCGCGCGACGATTATTTAGGGCCTAAAGTTTTTAAAAACATGTTCACGCGGGCGGTGTCGAATCCAATCGGCGAAGTGATCTCCGGGATCAACAACCGCACCGCCGAGGCCGTCGAAAATATTTCGATCGGCCTGCGGGACCGTTTCTTCGGTGCCGGGATGGACGCGCGCTACGTGAACGCCAAGACAGTCACGGGTGCTCAGGCGTACATGCAAGACCGCATGAACCAGGAGACCGATCGAGCCGTGCAAGCAGCCGGCGGAAACGTGTCGGATGCCGAGCGCGCAAAGATTGCGGATAAAGTGGCGGGACGGTTGGCCGGTGGAGACGTCATCGACGCCTCCGATGGAAAAGCCGATTCGTTTTACGATGCTGTCGGCCGTTCGTTTGGCGGGACCAGAGGATCTGCGGCTGGCGATTTCCTGCGCGCGGCCAAAGGCAAAGATTCGATCAATGGTGTTCGCGTTGATCGTTTTGAGAATGACAAGCAGCTGGCGGAGGCCTCGAAAGCTTCCGGTGACCAGTACGTTAAGATTGGTGACGAAAACGGCAAGGTCGTGGCCATCAGCGCCACGCAGGCTAATGGAATTGTCGAAGCCCGCCGAAGCATGCAGGTGTCGGACGAAGAGGTCGACAAGCAGATGGGCGCCGTTCAGGGATCTAAGGCCTTAAAAGCTCTGGCTGGCAAAAAGGATGTCTCGGTCGCGGACCTCGGCAAACTGGTCGTCGGTGATAAATTCAGTATGGAAACCTACATGGCCGGCGGATACGGTAAAGATGTTTACGCCCGCATCAAAGCCTCGGCCAAGTCTGGTAATTTTTATAAAGCCGAGAACGAGATCCACGACGCATCCGATACGGAGGGTTTGTCGCGCATCTTGTCCAAAGCCGGGGCAATGTATTCCAAACGCGCCGAGGGTGCACGTGACCGGCTGGTCGATGACGCCCGTCAGCTCATCTCATCCGACACTGTTCTTGGGTTGGTTGAGCATCAAAACACCAACGCCATGCGAGCCATCGCGGCTTTTGCCGACGGAGACAAAGCGGGCGAGCAGGCCGGCCGTGCTCTTCTCCGTGGAGAAAAGATTTCGGACGAGCAAATTGAACGCACTCTCAAAGACGTTCGTAACGCGGCCGGGGCGAACGGGGGGAAGAAAAACTCAAATCTCGGCAAGTACACAACTGATCTAGACGCCTTCATGTCGGCCAACCAATCGGCGGCGGAACTGGCAAAACAATCTTCGGGAGTGGAAGCCGCGGGTCTAGCGGGCGTCGCGGGGCCGCTAACTGCGCAACAGATGGAATCGCTTGCTCAAATGGCCAAGTCGCTTGAAACGCAAATTAACTTGCTGACGACGATGCAGCAAAAACTCGCCGCGTCGTTTAAAAAATAAGGATTTCAGTCGTGGCAGAAATTAAAGATCAAAAAACGTCTTTGCTCGATAGCGCCATTGGCCCCGTCGCGGTCACAACGACGACGTATTCGAAATACGACATCGATGATTTCGTAACAATGACGGTGCAAAGTAAGGCCGAATACTTACGCATGCAAAACCGGGCGGCTGGTATTGATCCTCAAGAGGTCCGTAACCGGCCGCCTGTGACGATCGGCGGCACGAATTTAGGTGGTTACGATGGATAGTTCGTTTTTTGGGTACGCCGAAAAAAGCCTTACCGGTAACGCGGGCAACCCGGCGACGTCGCAAAGTCCGCTGCTTTCTCAAATCGAAGGCGTGCGCGGGTCTCTGGCGGGCTCGACTGATAAGTTGTTTACGCCGATGGTGGTCAATCAGGTGCAGCCGTCCGGGACGTCCGTGGCCGCCCCGCCTACGGCGCCTGAGCAAGATTTTGCGGCCTACGATACGTACCGCAGCAATGGCAATGGGCCATCTCGCGAGATCGATGAGCCGGAGAAAGATACGATCGCCAGCATTGCGATTCGCACCCCGGACGGGAATGTCGTGTCCGGGTATTCGAGTTTCTTCCTGCAGTCGGTCTCCGAGGCCGAGCAGGAGAAGTATCAGATCGTTGAGACCTTCACGGCGTACTACGCCTTTTTCTTCGGCAAACGTCCGCCCATTTATCGCTACTCCGGCATGCTCTTGAATGACCCTAAGAACAATTGGATGAACTCGTTCCGGTTCATGTACGACAATTATTTTCGCGGAACCGCCAGCGCTGAGCTCGGGGCGCAGGCCGTGATGACCTACGACAAACGGTCAGTTTCTGGCTTCTTGCTCGGTCTGCAGATTCAGCAAGACGCGTCGCTTGATAAAGGCGTACCCTTTTCTTTTGATCTGCTCGTGATAAATCACGACATCGTCGGGTTCTCGGCAGATTTTGATAAATTTATCAAAGATCAACAAGATCGCCTCCAGAGCTTACGTGCGCGAGCTCAAGCCGACATCGCCAGTCTCAACAAGGGTCAGGACACGCTGCAGTCGATTTTAAAGAACAGCGTGCTTCAGGGTCGTTCGCCCACGGGCTCACTAAAAAAACTTGGTGAATCAGCAACCACCCGTCCGGACACCACCAAAGCAACGATTCCGACTGCCAAGGACAATTTAAAAAATAACTATCTGAAGCAGCGCACAGTCGTAAATGATGTTAAAACTGCTACCTACGGTGTCGAAAGCGACATCACGATCGCCAACCCTCTAAAAACAGCGGAATGATGTCAGACGAATCGGCGAAATCATATCAGGCGAGCGGTCGGCAGAAGGTCCGTGTATTTCTCGAAGGCCGGGAAGTGCCAAACACGGCCGTGTCGATTAGCCACCGCATGAATGCGCCCGCCATGGCGAACATCGAGCTTGTTCCACTCGGAATCATCAAGTTCATCCGTCCGCGGACGCAAGTTCATGTGTTTGTGCGGGATAGTCTGACCTTTGGCGACGATGGATTTTATTTGGCTTTCGAAGGTGAGGTCATGGGTCGGAGCATGATCAAGCGTCACGACGGCCGGGCGTTCCGAATCACGGCGTTTGATTATTCAAGCTATTGGGACGACGCCAAAGCTTTTCTGATGAATCCAAACTTCCTCGTTGGCAAAGCAGCTCCATCGGTGCTGTTTGGGGAGCCGACGCCCGATCAGCAGAGTAAGGCCGCAGCCGGGCAAACTGTGTCTACGGCCGCAAATTCAAACTCCCTCATGATCGATTACCTCACCCGCTTCAAGGACAAAAACGGGGGTCCGGATATTGTCAAAGGGATTGCGGAGGTCGTGCGGCGACTCGCCTCGGTCAATGAATTCTACCGCGCTGCTTACGAACGCCTACGCATCATCGATCGAATTTTCGTTCAGAGCAGCAGCCGTCTCGGCAGTTTCTTAAAAGATCTTAAAGTCGAAGAGTTCTTATCGACGTACACAGGCGCACAGGGCGGGATGATGAGCTTGCGTCAGATGCTCATGCAACTCATGACGTTGGTGTTTCACGAGTCGGTGACCGTGCCATTCCCCTCGCTGGTCAATGCGCAGGTCGGGTCCCAAAAGGGCAAATCGATCGCCCAGTTCATCTTCATCCCCGACACGTACTTACTTCCGCCTCCTAAGTGCAACGTCATTTTCCCCAATCAGCAGCTTGGGTTTGAGTTTGACGAAGATTTCCGTGCCGCGCCGACGCGCTATGGCTTTCGAGCTTCCTTTCCCGTTACCGCGAGCAAAGAGACGCTGGAAGCAACGTACCCGATTCAATATTACCCGCGCGCGTTCGCCGATTTCATGGGTCACGCGACGGGCAATAACCGCCAGGCGACGACGGCAGACCTCGCGAGCATGCTCGGGCCATCGCAGATTCTGAAATCAAAAGACGGTCGCACCTACGGCGATATTTTTTACGGCGCGAAAGCAAAAGATAAAAGCGTTGGGGTCTCGTATGCGCCTACGCTGCGAGAGGCGGACTTTCTGACGAACGAGGAGTCGCTCAAAGGAATTTATTACGACACGGATTTGCTCATGCCCGCGTACACGGCTCTGGTGCGGGGCGGCAGCATTAAGGTCGACGCAAGTGGGCGCGAGATCCCGGGTATTCAAGTCAATCCGAAGACGCGCAACGATTTCATTCGGGAAATTGGTGCGTATCTGTTTTTCAAAAAACGCTACGCGGCCCGCCAGGTCTCGGCGTCGATCATGTTCAATCCCTTTCTCGTGCCGGGCTTTAACGCTCTCTTCATTGACGACAGCGAGGCTGGGCAGTCGTTCATCGCTAAGGTGCAGTCCGTGACTCACCAGATGACCAATCAAGGCTTCTCAAGCGTCATGGAGCTAGCCTACGGCCGTGATTTCGACGAGATTGATATTATGAACGGTGGCGCCGGCGAGCCGCCACTTCCTTCTTGGTTTGACGACACCCTCTTCGGGTATTCCGAAACCGCCAAGACCTATTACAATCAGGAAACCAAATTCTTAGGTCCGCCCACCGGCAAAGTGGCCGGTCGCAACGCTGGGCAGGGCGTCATTGACGAGACCGAGGTGGCGTACAGAAACAAGAAGGTCATCAATCCGACTGTGTTCCCAACCCTGTCGACATTTTATCAAGCATTGCTTGGATGTGACGCGGTGACGGGCGTCGGACCAAAGAGCACCAAGCCCACGCAAACGAGGCAAGTGTTGGTCACCAATCGCGGCGCGGCGATGTTCTTGCGCCAAGATTACCTGAACATGAAAACCCAAGAGGCGCGTGATGCTTACGTGCGAAAATATGTTCGCAGGCCCGTCGTTTCCTTAGACGCGGCTTTTGATTTTGTCGGCGCTGAGGTAACGCGCACGGCGGGGGCCACGGCCAAGTCGCAGGTGCCGGACGAGTACGCGAAGTTTACCGCCATCACCGACAAGAAGCGTACCGGGCTGCCCGGACGTTTCGATGGCAAAGGGTACTCGGATGAGACTATTCTAAAGATCCGGCGCGATGTGATTGACGCCTACATCGCGCAACTTCGGACGCGGAGAGGTGTGCGTGGATAATCAAGATTGGGACTTCGAGCTGGATTCAAGTGACATGCTGACCGAGGCCGAGCTCGATGTGTTGGAGTTTGGACCGAACATGGTCAAGGTCGCTGACGACGCCATGAAGATCAAGCGTGAAAAGGAGCTTGAGCTTCTCAAGGAATTTAAAAAGAATCCGAGTCAAGAGACCTTCATGCCGCTCTACACGTCGTTCAAGCCGGCCATCATCTCGGCCATGAGCACCAACAGTCACCGCTCACCCCTGCCGCAGGCGGCGCACATGGCTTATGCGGCTCAGAACTTTTTGGAGTCCATTCGCCGCTACGATCCGAGCAAGGGAACGTTTCGGTACCACGCCATGAACACGGTCCGGCAGGCCGGTAAACGTCTGAACCTCAAATATCAGAACATTGGTTACATCCCCGAAGGCCGGGCGGTGAAGTATCAGACGTATCAAAACGCTCTTTACCACCTGCGTGAAATGCTCGGCCGAGATCCAACGACAGCCGAGATTGCGGACGAGATCACGCTGCCGCTGTCTGAAGTCGAGAAGCTTCAGCGCGAGGTCAAAAAGGATCTTTATTCAAATGAGAACTTCTTGGGGCGCGGAAATGCGATCAATCAATCAAACGCCGCGATGACGATGCTTCACGACATTCGACCCACGCTGACGCGTCCGCAGCAAGCCGTCCTCGATTACACGGCGGGCATGTACGGTAAGAAAGCCCTCGTCAAAAGCACGGGCCGACCGGATATTCCGGCAATAGCAAAAGCAACCGGACTACCCCTCGCCCAAGTTCGTTCGATTCGTAAGACGCTTGCGCGCGCGGCCGAAAATTATCAAAAGAAGATCAATATTGGCGAGCACATTAGTGACCACGTGGACGGCGAGGACGAAGATTAATGGCAAGTCTCTCGGATTCGGTCAAAGCACTGGAGGAGTACCTCGCCAAGTCGTCGTCCGACGCGGCCAAGCTTTTTTCTTCCGCCAAGCTTTCGGAGAAAACTGATCCGTTAGGAATTGCCAAAAACTCTATTCAAACGACCTCGCTCGACAACGTTCGCGCGAAACTTGCGACAAATCCCCTGGTTCAGATGGGCACCGATACGCTCAACCAGATGGCAACTCCTGTGGTCCAGAGCCTCGTCAGTCAGGCACTTTCAAAGGTTAATCTGTCGCCAATCCAAAATGCGGTGCAGAACTTCTTTCAAGCCTGGGCGACTATTTCGACGTTCGAGGTCGAGGTTGCCATGGAATTGGCGCGGAACACGGCGAGGAACATCCTCAAGGAGCTCGACGCCAAGGATGCTTTGCTCAAAGACATCCAGGCCCAGCTCGTGGCCATCCATAATGCGTGCGCCATCATCTTGAACAGCTCTCCGTTCCTGGATGGCTACATTAAGCAATTGATCCAAGCCTACACGCTCATGACCAACGCTGACCGTAAATTCAAAGACGTGGTTCGTGTTCTTCAGGTGCGGCACCGGTATCAGACACTGGAATTTACGTCCGCCATGACAGACCTTCAATCGGCCCAGGCACTCATCCTGCCCGACCGCGGCGTCAACGTTAGCTCAATTCAAGCCGTCAAGGATTACGCAAGCGCCACCATCAAGAGGCAAACCAACAAAGATGCGTTGGCCGCAGCTTTGGTAATACCCGGTCTGACGCTCAAACTCGGCACAACGCTTCTAAGCTACGTCAAGTCGGTGACCAACATCAATCTGCTCCTTAACACCTACGCGGACGCTCTTGATGGTTGGATCGCAAGCTTCAAGCGAAACGACAACATCGATCAAGTTGCCATCGACCACATCAACGCGGGGATTTCGCAACTCGACGACCTTCTCGCGAGCATGAAGTCACAGCTTTACCCCGACATCGACCGCTATCCGGATTTGAATCCGGCCGGGGCGGGCTACGGAACTAAGCTGACTTCGCAGGCCACGGGCTGGGGCATCAAGCTCCAGGCGATTATCGAGTGGATGCGGCTCAACCCTAAGAAAGGTCTCGAAACTCTCGACAAGACCTCGAATTCGGTTAGCTCCTACCTGCGCTCGAAGACCGCGATCGAAAATATGGGTAACTTATCTTACACGGGCGGTACGTTTAACTGTACGCAAGGCCGAGAAGACGTCGAGACGGGCGTCCGCGCGATTACCAGGCTCATGCTCCGGGTCAACACGATCACGGCCACACAACAAACCAAAGTACAGATCACCGCCGAATTTCGGGCGGTGGGCGCCTACTTCACGACGTCCGCCACTCATTCGACGAGGCTTCGCAGCGCGATCAGCCAATTCTTGAGCACGACATCAAGTCTTCAAGGTCCGGCTCGGCAAATCATCGGGCAGGCTTACGGTATTGCCAATAAATACGGCCTCGACCGCGTGGCGGGATTGATCTCGGATGGAAAGATTCGGGAGCTGTTCAACGTCACTCCGGATACGGCCACTTACGCAGGATCGGCGGTCGTGGGCATGAACCAGGTGTTGTCGCTCGTGAAGGCCCAGCCAAACGCGACCGACGCACAGGTGAGCAAGATCGAGAACTTGCGGGACAATGTCGAGCGCGACAAAAAAGCCAAAGAGATCGAGGCCAACCGATCGTACGCATCCACGGTTGATGCGGCGCAAGACGAGCTCGTGGCCAAGCTAAAGCAGATTAAATCATCAATCTTGCCGGCGGTCGAAGCGGCCCAACAACTTGATTCGACGAATGCCACCACGCCCGCTTCAAAGGCGGACGCCGACGTCTCAAACGCGATTGCTGGTTTTAACACCAATCGCGCCCAAGCTGGCTTACAATCATAAGTTCGCTGGGTTACAATGCAAGGCAATGGATTTCCCGCTTGTTTCTTTCGACCCGTACACGGGACTTGCCACAGTAGGCATCCCTAAGACACCGCGGCCGGTCCGGGGCATTCAGCTTTTGGTCCAGATCGTAGTCATCGCCATCTTGAAGAATCAGGGTCAAGACGTGTTTACGCCCCTAGAGGGGGCTGGTCTGCGGGGGCTAATTGGGCAAATGAATTACTCGGACCCGTCCGAGATCAAGCTTGAGGTCATCCAGAGAATTAATAAGATTGCTCAAGAAATCATAACGAACCAGGTCAACACGGACGTCGGGGCCACCGAAAAGCTTGCAAGCCTCAAGGTGCTTGAGGTGATCTCGGATCCGGTCACTGCGGACACGGCCGTTCGATTGAAACTTACGAGCGAAGCCGGTCAGACGACGAGCGTGGTGGTGTAATGGAATTGCCAGTAGTTGAATTTATTCGTGCCCGCATCCAAGAGGCCGATCCGGACTTTGACACCAGGCCGGGCACGGCGTTTCACGAAATGTTCATCAAGCCGCAGGAGCTCATGCTCCAGCCGCTCAGTAACACGCTCGACCAAATCCTGGTCTCGCAAAGTATTCGCCGGATCTTGGCGCAGCCGGACCCGGATTCGTATACGGAATCTGACGTTGACGATCTGGTGGCCAATCTTTTTGTAACGCGTGACGAGGGTAGTTTCGCGACCACGACCGTCCGTATTTACTACGCGGATCCGCTTGATAAAGAATATCCGGCTTTTTCCGCAGAGTTCACGGCCGGCTCGCTCTCGTACTTCAACTCCGAAGACATCCTCATCACCGCCCAGGAGATGGCGCTTCAGACCGAGGGTACGTTTTACTACGTCGACGTCGCCGCCCGAGCTCAAAGCGAGGGGGATGATTACAACCTTGATGCTGGCGCGCTGACTGGGTTTGTGAACGACACGGATTCGATCCGGGTCACCAATCTCAGTGCCGCCGTCGGCGGACTTCCGCGAGAAACAAATACGCAGCTCTTGTCCCGCGCGCAAAACTCAATTGGCGTTCGCGACCTAGAGACGACCAAGGGCATCAACGCCATTCTGCGCGAGAAATTCCCGTTCATTCGCCAGATTTCTTCGATCGGCATGGGCGACCCCGAGATGCAGCGGGACATTGAGTACAATGTTCACGTGGGCGGACGAACGGACGTTTACCTCAAAACGCCTTCGCTCACGACGGCGTCTCAAGATTTCGCGGGCCTGGATTTTGATTTGACTCGCAACATCGACCGCCAGGCGCACATCGAAATGGCGAAGGCGGTCGACGACGCGATCATTCCCTCCGACCTGGGTACGCCGCAGCTGGTGACGGGGTCGGTGCGCGTTCGCGAGGACGTGGTCGAAACTTCGGCGGCTCTCTTGTCCTTACAAATCCCGCCGAGCACGGGCCTCAATTTGGTCGGAAAAGAATTCATCAACATCCAAATTGATAGCTTGCCCGCGACTCGAATCAAGATCTCGGGCGCCACGCCATTCGCAACCCAGCGATTTGAGATCATCAACTCGATCAACGCGGCCGTGGGCTTCACGGTGGCAAAGCCAGCGTCGGGTAACCGAATCCAGATCACGTCGCAGATCGTCGGCGGGCAGTCGCAGATCACTCTCCTCGACACCGGAGCCTTTGCTCAAGGTGGTACGGCGCTTTTTGGGACGTCCAGCTTCCCGCAGACCGTCACGGGTGTTGCGGCGGAGGTTTATCAAGAGACCGTGGATTACGCCGTCGACTATGACGGTGGGCTTATCTACCAAAAGCCATTTCAGGGACGAGAGCTGCCGACCATCTTGAGCGGCCAGACCATGATCAACGGCGCGACGGACGGCCGGGTTGTTTTGGACGGCAACGCTTATTATTTCGAATCGAGCGTGGCCGACAAGTTCCTCGATGCTTACGCACCTTGTAAGGTTCGCGTCGGCGATACAGTCACCGTCACCGCAATTGCCGGCGAGACCGAGGGGACCGTGATCGGCGATCTGCCGCAGTCGTTCAACGTGCTCGACGTGATCAGCACGCAGCGCTTGTCTCTGCAAGGCTTCACACCGACGCAGGCGTTTGATCAGGTTCAATACTCGGTAGTCAGCAACCAAGTCGTGGTGATTGATTATCAGTACAACCCCATTTCAATCGACGTGGGCGCGCAAACGCTCTTGGCGGATGGGCTTAACCGCGGCATTCGTCCCGGCCGGACCGACATGACTTTGGCCAATACTCCGCTGATTGACATCGTGTCGGTCCAGGAGATTGATCCCGAATCCGGTGAAACAATCGCGGATCCCCTCTTGCCTCCGCGAGGGTATGGATTTGGTGGGTTTGGTTCGGGCGGGTACGGCATTGGTGCGGGCGGGGAATATGAATTTAAAATTCTCGCGCCCCGCGACCGATTCTCCGTGTTCGACAACGCGGTCATTCTTTTCGGAGAAGACGCTTTATCACGCAGCTACCGGGTGACCTACCGCTGGGTGCCCGAGATCGTCGACATTCACAATCTCTCCCGAGACGATAGCGAGCGCGTGACGGGGGCGGACGTGCTGCCGAAGAACTTCGTGCCGGCTTTTGTCGACATGAATTTGAGTGTCCGGCGCGATCCTAAAAATTTGACCACGCCGACCAACGACGTGCTGTCCAAACTCGTCCAAGATTTCGTGAATCAGAAAAGCGGTCTCGACGGAGTGATTGCCTCGGACGTGTCTCAATTGCTTGAGAACCAGGGTGTTGAGTCCGTTCAAATTCCATTCGACATGAGCGCGACGGTGGTCAACCCGGACGGGACGACGACCATTTTGCAAAATCAAGACATCCTGCAGTTCCCAGACGTGGTCTTGGACCGCGATACCGAAAATTACACGACGAAGCGAATCCTTCACTTTTACCCCGGTCAGATCACGGTCAACGACATCTGAGGAGAGAACATGTTCACCCAAGGTTTCATTAAAATTGCCAGAGCGCCCGTTCCTTACACCATGCCGACGCTACACCTGCCTCAATCAATTGGCAAAGCAACTGCCGCCGCGCGAGGTATGGCCGGCCGCATGACTGATGCGGATTATAAGAAGCGTATTTTGCACGAGGGTCGCGACCGCCTACTCGGTACGGTAAAGCCGGGCGGCGTTGATAGTGCTATTGCGCGCTACAATCAAAAAGCCATTTCAAAAGCCATGGGCAGCCCGGTTCCGGCCACCAACATCCTCGGGAAGACCGCGAGTGGGATGGCCGAGACGCTCCGGGAGGGAGGTCAGGCGGCGCTCAAGGGCTTAAAGAATCCGGCAAACGTTCGCAAGCTTCACTTAGGTCTTGAGTACGGTGGTCTCGGCGCCCTTGCCGGTGTCGACGCTCACAACGCGTACAAAGAGCACAAAGAAGGTGATAAGGCCGGCATGCGGAAAAGCTTGACGAACGTCGGAGCGCTTGGCGCCCTGGCCGGAGCGACTTACTACGGCAGCAAGGTTCACTAGGTTGTGAGTAATTCTGAGTACATCTTTAACTATCTCGACGACGTGTGGGGGCTTCTTCCCGAAGCTGACCGCCTGCGTTTTGCCGAGACGTGGAAGGCGTACGAGCAGACTTACGGCGACGTCTACATGCAGATGTTCGAGCGGAAGATGGCGGTCAACATCGACTACCTGCCGCTCTACAATATCCGTCGGTGGCAGAGCTTCGTCTTTGACGACACCACCGCGATCAATCAGGCGGCCGTTTACAGGTCGGGACAGGACTTAAGTCTTGGCATCAACCTAGAAAATCGATACCTGATTGCGCTCCGGGTCGATGATGGCCCCGCCCGCGAACTGGATCTGCGCGGCGTGGACGCGTCCAAAACAAAACTCAGCGAAATCGTTCAGCGTATCAATTCCATCTTTGGAGATACGATCGCGTTCGCGGTCCAGTCGAATCAATTGCTGGAATTACGGTCGCCAACCACCGGCGACGCCAGCTCCATTGAGTTCTTGCCCACGTCAGATTCCTCAAAGGACGCGTCCGAGATCATTCTTGGCTTTGATCCGGTTCAAGATCTTCCGCGCGCGTTCCCCCGTTTTCCGTACGATTTCGCCTTGGCCGACAAAACCATCACCGCAATTCCGCAACTTCAGGACGCGGTGACGCCGGAGAATATCTCGGTCAATCTGCAAGCGGGCGTGGACTACGACATCGAGTTCAACTCGGGCGTCATTTCTTTTGCCAAAGAGCCGCCGGCGCTCATGTGGGCCCCGGACACGTTCGTAAACAACGAGACGCCGTACAACAACTACGGCTGCCTCCTCGACATCTACGACAACAACACGGCGAGCTACCTCAAAGCCGTGAAAGGTCTGTGGTACGCCTTCTGGACCGGGCCTAGGCCTGAAAACATTAAGCGGTCGTTATACTTGCTCTTCGGGCTACCCACGGCGTCCGCCAACGGGGCGGTGACGGGCTTGAACGAGACCTCAATCACCCTGACTTACGACGACCAGTCGACGGAAACCTTCGCCATCCCCGACGATCTGACGTCGATCGTTGGCTTTGGCCAACGCGTGACACGGTTCGAACCTCTGGTCAGCGGCATCCGCGTTTTTGATAAAGTGAATTATCCAGGTTTCGTAAACAAGGAAGTCGGTCGCTACGGCGTTCAGCCTTTTCTGACCGAGAAAGCGAGCCGAGGGAACTCGCCGGAGACGGACGAGACCAAGGCGCTGCGCCTCCTTGAAGCCAATGCCTATTTGCCCCAGATCGACGTGGCGACCTTCATCAGCCCCGACATCAAGCTTTCGAACGTCCGCACCTTTCTCTCTACGCTTCAACCCAGATCTCGCAGCTACCTCTTCCAAGTGCTCGTCGGGGTTTTTCGGGAAAAGCTGACTCTCTTAGATGACGGTCCGACCGGGAACACGCGACCGGGCTACCCCAACGGTCAACCGGCCATGGGCCTCCACACGTCCTTTAACGTGACGCCCAACGTCGACTACAATCCCAATACCGAAGTGTCTCAAGATCAGTTGAACCAAGCCGAGCTCGACGACTACACTTACCTACGTCTAGACGAAGGATGGTCGACGGGCGACCGTGTTGCCGTTGAAGTCCGCTCAGAAGGTTCTCTTATCGACATGTTCGTACTGGAAGGATAAAATAAAGACCATGAATCACACGCCCAACCGGGGCCCAAGGAGTCACGCAAGCCTGCTCGAAGGTTTGGTGGAGATTCTGGCCTACAAAAAAGGACAGTTGTTTGATTATCAGCGGTTGAGAAACATCGTCCTTTTCCAGGGCAACGCTGAAATCATTCGGACCCTATCGATCATCGACCCCGCGACCAAGCCGCGTGTGATCACCCGTATGGCCATCGGGGACCAAGGAACGATTCCTTCTGACTCGACCGTGCCCAAAGTCCCGGTCAAATCAGCCACCGGTCTTTTCCACGAGATCTCGCGCCGTGATATCGACGCACGCGTACCAACCCTGTATTCGCCATTGGGCTTTACCTACGTTGGTAACACGGTTCAGGGCCAGGCCACTCTCACGGCTCTTTCGTCCACGGTCGGCATCGTCATTGGCATGACGGTGACCGGAACGGGCATCGCGCCCGGAACGGTCGTGACTGAGGTTGTGACGGGGAGCAAAATCAATATCTCGCTCCCGGCGACGTCGTCAAACACCGGCATTAACATCGCCTTCTCGGGCACCGTTAATGAGTGCCAGTTCACGACGACATTTAATGCCGTCGACGTTCCACTGACGTCTTTTGCAAACCCCAGCCAGCCCCGCGTCAACGAGGTGGGTTTGGTGATCATCGACCCCACGGCCAACAACGGCTTGGTCAGACCGCCGGTCAATGCTCCGGATCAAAACAACCCGGATGAAGTGCTGATGACCATCCGCACATTCAAATCTGTACCCTTTGAAGTGGCGAACGACGTGTCGATCACGATCAGGTACACCATTTTCACGGAGTAACAGATGGCTAAGAAAACGAACTATCTTCAACTAATCCTTCCGGCGCTCGGCGAGTATTTCAATCGCTGGAATGAGCCGGTCAACGCAAACTTCCAGAAGATCGACGATGAGATGTCGTCCGTTGGCCAGGAGATTATCGATGCCCGGGGTGGGTCGGAAACCCTGGCCGACCGCCTGTCGAGTTCGCTCAATGACGACGGATCGCTCAAAGACGTTCCGGAAGTAGCGGCCGCGCGCTCGTCGAAAATTTACGGATCGGGCGACGGCGGTAATTTTTTCACTCTCGATGATCGTCTTGAAGCCGGGGATCTTGAGGTCTTGACCGCTCGTCAAGGCTTGTCCGCCCTGGCAGATTCCCAAGCTTGGGCTCAGGACGACACGCCCCACAACTGCCTCGTAAATGGTCCGAGCAACCCGCTGACTTTCTCCGGTGCGGTCGTGACGCTCAACGGGGGCACCACCCCGGTCGTCTCGAACATCAACGGCTACCGGTCGGTCACGTCCATTCAGGATGCAGTCACGGTCGCCGGCGCCGCCGGCACGTACTACCTCTACCTCGATCGCAATCCGACGGGTCGGCAGTACTATCAAGTGCCGGACAGTGCTGGCACCACCGGACTGATGACGTCGAGCAACAAATTGTCGAAGTTCTCGGCTTCGAGCACCAACCTCATCGCATCGGGCGTCAAAGTTGGCCACATTCTTGAGGTGACGGCTCCGGCCGGAAACTTGAACGTCGGTCGCTGGGTGGTGGCTCAGACCGCCGCCGAGAATCCCGACGAGCTCGGGAACAACGAAGTTCGCATCGTCGGTGAGTTTGCTTCGTCTTCGACCGGCATCTCGGCGCAGTTCATCGATACCGTGGCGCCCTCACTCGGCTTCACCAGTACGCCGCCTTCAAAGACGTTCCAGAGACTCGTGGGCCGCGTTTACATCGGCCGCGCGGTGTTCGACGGGACCAACGTGACCTCACTTGTGTCCTACGCCTATCAAGCCCGCTACGCTGGTTTCACGAGCGTTTCACTCGTGAGTGGTGATTTCAACCAGACCATTCAGCACGCACTCGGGGTTTTTCCCCGCCGCGTTCACGTCTACGCATCTCAAAAGAATGATTTTACCGCGCCCTTGGAGCCGCTTTCAATCGCGAAGACGACTCAAGGTGCGGTTGCAATCAGCTCGGGATCTCAAACCATCACTTACACTCCCCCGGGCCTCAGGCGCTCGGTCATCGTTCGTTTCGACGACACGACGATCAGCATCAAAAATGCCACGAACGGTATCTTCTACGAAGATTTCGATGGCAACGCGCAAACCACGGGCTTTTTGTTCGTGGTGGTTGAGAGGTAATTAGTGAAGAAGTTCATCCGCTTCGCGGCGCCCTACAGATCAAAGACATTCAATGACAAAGATGCTTTGCTCGTCGGCCGCAATGGCGTGATGAGCGGGGGACAAGTCACGCAGTCGGGCGGTGTCGTCTCGATCCAGCCCGTCGTCATCGTCCAAAATGGCCAGATCGTTGACATTGACGTACCCCTATCTGCGAACTTGCCTGCGAACATGCAGGCCCCCTACTTCGTTGCGGTCTCGATTTCTTCGCCCATCGAAGTGGCCGGCGAGCTCATCACGCCCGTTTTCATCAAACGTCCGCAAGACGTTAACAATATGGTCGTGCTCGTGGCCGAGTGGGACGGCACGTCCTGGCGGTCCCTTCCCCGACTTCAGATCAAAGAGCGGGTGGCGGAGCAGGCGCAGTTTGCCAAGAATTCTGGCCTGACCGGAGTTTCGAGCGGCACCGACGTCACGAAAGATGCAAATACATTTACGGTTCAGCCGGGAACGTTGACCGGACCGGATGGCCTCGACGTTACGCGCGTTGCGCCGACCGTTTTGCAAAAAATTGCGGCTCCCGTGACCGTGCAGCAGGCATTTGACCGCATCGACGTGCTGGCTTTCCGTAAGCCTGTGGACAGCCGCCACCGTATCGGTCAGGTCAAAGCAATCGTGGGCCCGACGTTTACGGACAGCGACACGACTTATGTCGACGCTTCCCAGGCTTTTGGTTCGGGCACGATGAGCTCGATTCAAAACAAACGGTTTGAAGCGAGCGGGCAAACGCTCGTCACGTGGCTCGACGGTCAGACCCTGCGCATGCAGATTATGGGTGACGACAACACGGCGGGCCCGACGTTTGACGTAGCCACGACCGTGGATTCGTACTCGGCGGCACCAAACTTTGACGGTAGCATCGACGTGGCTTACGTCCGCGGGTCGAGCTTATTTACCAAGCGAGTGACCGTGGCCAACTTGGTCGTGGTCAACGAAACGCAAGTCTACACGTCTCTTAAGCCCATGCACGAGGTGGCGCTCGTTGTTTCCGGCCGGCCGAATGACTACACGATTCACGTGGCGGTCACGCGCGAGCTCTCGGGCACGGCCCGAGAAATTGGTTACGTGCGCTTGGCGTCCGACGGATCGGTGATCACACCCTACATCCAGTGGATCAACCTCTCGTCAAACCTGGCCCGTCCGACCTTCGCGAAGGACGACGACGACAACGTTATATTCCTGGCGTTTGAAAATGCGGACCTTGCGCGCGCCTACCTTTACACCTACGACGCAGCTTCGGCATTGCCCAGCGCTGCGCCCACGCAAGTCGGGTCGGTGGTTGAACTCCAAACGGAAGTTTATAACCGCGCAACTGGCCTCTTAATGGGCAATACAGGGGCTGACCGCGTTCAGCTCGTTCGGACCGACAATAAGGAATTGTTTGCGTTTTGGCGCCACGACAAAGGCTCGGGCCAGTACGGCATGGGCGTTTACAACGCGCGCTTCAAAACAAAGTTTGGGTACAAGGCCTACCTTCTCGACGACGAGATGATCTTGGACTTCTCGGCGACCGTCGACGGAATGAACCGCCTATACGCGGATTACCTCTACTTGAATGGTCCCATCAACAAGATCAGCTATAATCTTGAGACGCTTTATTCCATCGGGACTCTTGATCCGATCGTAGCCGCGGTCCCGACTGCACCACAAAATCCTGATCCCGCACCGACCACTCAGCCGACCGTGACCACGGTGCTGACGGAAGTTTACCGAGTCACGGGCCCCATTGCGGGCTCGGCTTTGCAGTACCCGAACAACCTCTACGTTTCGATTCCGTTTACCCCATCTCAAGACGTAAGCATTTACAATATTTCGTTTAAATGCTTCAAGTACGGTCCGTCCGAAGGCATTCCGTTTAGGATTATGACCGCAAGCGCGAACGGAGCACCTGGAACAACGGTGCTGTCGCAAGGCACCATTCCGGACGCCACGATTCAGAATTATCAGAGTGGCTATGCCGAAACCGGGTATGGCCTCGATCAAGAAGTTGCTCTGACCGGCGGGCTTACCTACGTTGTTGTGTTTCAGCAAAAGCCAAACGTGGCGTTCCAAGGGTCGAGTGGGCCAAATGTACGCACGTACACCAGCACCGATGGTTCTACGTTTGCTATCCCTCCGTACGACGCGTGCCCGTTCTCGGTTGGCTACGGGAAGCGCTATATTGTAACGCAGCCTCCGCCGGTCGTAACTCAGCCTACCCCGACCTACTCGTCGACGTTTAACGACGTGAGCGTGTACTTCGGCCCCCGCGGCGAGCTCTACCATTTCTGGGCTAACCCTTCGGCCGCAGGCTCGTGGGCGCGCTCCACGGCCGGCCTCAAGAGTACGCTCCGCGAGCAAGTGTTCTGCCAGGACAGTGACGTTTACCTCGCGTTCTGGCGGGCCTCAGACGACGTGCTGGCCGTATCCGACTACCTCGTCGGCGAAAAAAGCGTCATCAAACGCCTTTACGACCTGAATCATTTGTTCGGGGCCGCGGGCTCGGTCTCCTGGGCTAAAGCCGGGACCGATACACTCGTTTTGAGTGCCATCACCATTCGCTTCTTTAACCGAGATGGCGTTTACACGATTCCCGCAACCGGACCCGCCGGCATTGTCATTCCGGATGGAGCGGCCCTCCTCACGCTCATTCCCGACGAAGATACGGACACGACGCTAACCACGTCCATCGTGAATTTTGGCGATGGCGTGCTCGACCGGGCTGGTAAGCGTCAGTTCCCGCTTTTCTGGAACATCGGCGGACGGCTGTTCTCGAACTTTTCCCCCTACAGCTTCAACAGCAGCGGGGAAAGCTCAGACCTGGGCGGCACGATCTCCTCCGAGCTCATCCAGTGGCTTGGATCGGGCAGCAGCGCTCCCGACGCCTCCGATCACGGCTACAACAGCACTAATTTTATCCAAGAGTCGGACAGCATCGTCACGGCCATTGGTAAACTTGACGCGGCTCAATCTGGCTACCAGACGGCCAGCGCGTCGGGGCTTGTGCCGCTTGCGTCTGGTACGACGTCGGTTACCGTGAATTTCGGCACGGCCCGGACCACGGCTGCCTACAGAGTGGTCCCCGTATTTGAGAACACGACGGACGCGGATCCCATGCTCCAGTCGCCCTTGATTTCTCAAAAGACCAAGAATGGCTTCACCGTTCGGTGGAATTCTGGTCTCGATACAAATAACTACCTGTTAGACTACGTGCTGAGGGACCAAGCTTAACCGGGGGCAATAAAAGTTGAGTAAAGAATCAGATCAGGCCGACCTTGTTTATATGAAGCACAAGGTCGAAGATGACGGTATTTTCTACTACATGACCCATTACGCCGATTGGAAAGCCCTTCAGCGACTCGGGTGCAACATCAGGCGTCTGAAAGCGGCGATCGCTCTTCTTGAAAATGTTGGCGAGAAAATCGAATGCATCGGCTGCGACGAAGACGAATAGCCGTGGGCGTGGCTCTTTAGCTTTGGTAGAATCACATCACTAGGCTCTTCGGGGCGGCCTTCATTGGCGTAGGGAGACAATTTGGCATATTTTCGACGTGGCGCTCTTGTCCAGCGCTTTGTACGTACTACTGCGTCGGGCGGAACAACGACGCTCGCCCCGAACTCGCAAACCGTTCAGTTCATTTCTGGCACCAACACCCACGCGTTTACTTTACCCGATGCAACAAAGTGTGACGGCGGGTCGAACGGAACGGGTGGCACTCAATTTCTCTTCGTAAACCGCTCGACCGGCGTCGTCACTATTCAAGACTCGACCGGGGCCCGTCTCCATAGTCTCAACCAAGATACTATGATCACGATCAGCCTCACGGACGACACGACCGCGGCCGGACGTTGGAGTTTGTCGAGCATTTCGTACGAGAATCAGCCGCTCAAGTTGACGGCGAACACCGGCACGGATTCGAAAATCAAGATCGCGCCGAATGTCGTAACGAATTCGGACGGGACGGACACGCAAGCTCCGCCAGTTTCGAATTTGATTGCGTCGGTGAGTCTTTCGACCCACGACCTCCAAACCGGAGCCACGACCGGGGCTACGTTCGTGGGCACGACCGCGCCCACCACGACCGTGGGTCAGTACCGCCGCGTGGGGTACAACCTTCTGGCGAGCGGATCCATCCAAGTCATTTTCTCGGCCGCGGCCACGAGCCTGGCGGGGCTTCCGAACGCCGGCACCGTCTTCATTAAGTCAGGCCTGCCGATTGGTTGGGTCGACGTCGAAGCTACCGCCGCGACTGCTTTTAAAACCATCGGGTCGGCTTCGGCCATCGTCGAGAATATGGTTGGCGGCGTTTCGCGCATCCACCGCTTTGGCGCCGGGGGCGGTGGTGGCGGGGGCACCGGGGACGCGAACGCGTTCCAACTCGAACTTCAAGATCGTCTGGAATCGTCTTTTTTCAATTGCATGACCCCGAATATCATTTCGGTCGATGCGGATAAGAAAATCGACGCGAGTTCGACGGGAACTTATGACACGGCAAATAGTGTCTACTCCCTGCCGACGGTTGGACAGCGCCTGTTGTCCACGCAAAACTACGACGCTACATTTTTGGCGAGTCTTTCCGACAGCCTGTCTGCTGAATTGCAGGTGCTCTGGAGCGCGGTAGACACGGCCGCAACGTATGAGCTTTCGCGCGACGGTGGATTAAATTGGTCCACGGCCGCGATGACGCGCGTCGGTGCTTCGAGTAAGTTTCGTGGTGTCGTGGTCTTCCCGGAGCCGACGTCAGTCAATACGATTTCGTCGCAGTCCGGACAAAACGGAGGCACCAACTTCGGGCCGACCTCCCAGAGAATTGCCGTACCCTTTTCAGTTACGGCAAAGGCACGCGTCACGAACTTTAGCGCGTTACTTTCCAGAATCAACAACGGCGCCGGACAAGTTGTGGCGCAAGTCTACACGTCGGACCTCACGACTTTAATCGCCGAATCAACGCCCGTCGCGGTTTCGAGCATCAGCAACACGGCGGACCAGACCGTGAACTTTAAGTTCACGCAGCCGCTTCTGGCCGGCAGCTACTACGTAGCTTTGAAAGTCGACGCCACCTTTTTGGCAAACTTGGCCCAGAACAATGGTGGCCTCGTGTGGCGCGGTGGGCCGGGCTCGCCGGGCTACGCTTACTTCAACGGAACGACCTGGGATAAAACGACGTTCTCGAATTTTGCGTTGGTCTACTCCCTTTCCGGTACGCCCTACGATCTGCGCGTGCGGATCACGAGCGGAACGGCGGCGGCCTCACTCGCCGGGTACGGTGTTTTCTACGAAGAAGACACGCTGTCCATGCCGGCGGACACCGAGGAGTTTCAGGCGTTCGATGTCAACGGCTCCGCAGATCAGCAGGTTTTCGCAATCACCAACTTCAACGTCAGTCCTCGAACTTTAAAAGTCTACGACACGGACAACGACACCGTTTACCGCTTTCCTAAGTTTGCCGTGAACGGCAATACCGTGGTGTTTGCGCCAGGGACGTTCCTCGCGCCGGGCAAGACGATCAGATTGATCTTTGAGCAAACTCCGCTCAAAAACGGCTACAACACGGACAAACTCTCGGCCGTGTTCGCGGCAAATGGCCTCGGGTCAACGGACACAAACTTTGACTTTTCTTCGGCCGGCGTAGGCATCAAGCTTCGCCGTCCTGATGGAACGATGCGAGAAATCGCCCTCGACAATAACGACAATATTATTATTAAGACGGTGCCCTAATGGGAACGATAGTTAAACAAATCCCGGCCACGGTCGTGTTTGTGACGTATGGACTTACCACGAGCCAGAGTGTCGCGCTTAACGCTGTTTTAAAGTACGACACCAAAATTAGAGACCTCGCGTCTCCGCTCTACAACGTCTCGACCGGTCTTCTGACCGTGCCCTTCAATGCTTTGTGTGAGATTTCCGTCGTGTGGACGCCCGCCTCTGCAAACTCAGGATGTTACGCTTTACTCGCGGGGGCTGGCGCAGGATTTCTGACCAACTCGTCGACGGCGGGAGGCGCTGCCGGTGGCGGTATTCCTATTTCTGTAACCCAGGGCCAGACACTCGGCATCGCCGCGGCGGTGGCGGGAACTATAAATGGAATAGCGCCCACGGGATTTGTGAACCAAGTTACCTTCAAGCTTACGGCGGTATAAATGGGATTCAGGCTGTTTGATGATAAAATTGGCGCGCTGACGCAAGCGAATGGAGTGATCACCCTTGCGCCATCGCTCCTGACGATCGGTGGCCAGCAATACCGGACGACCACGTCCTTGAGCGTGACGCCGGCCAACATCGTCGCGGCCTCGACGTACATGATCTACGCGGTTGTGACCAACAACGTCGTTTCGCTCGTGACCTCGACGAACGCGAATTCCGTTGGTCCGGGAACCAGTGCGTGGAAGTTGGTGGGCGCGTTTTTGGCGTTCACCAACGCGTTCGGCGCATTTGTAACGATCCGAGGAGTACCTAAAAGCCAGCTAACGTCGGCACCGGTTCCCACCATTACCGCAACAGGCTCGGCACCGTTACGTCCCACTACGGGCGTTACAGAGACCTTACGCGTCGCCCAGGATGGCGATCACATGCACTATGTCTGGAACTACGCTGGCACGGTCACTACTGGCACAAACCCGGGTTCAGGTGACTACCAGTGGGCGCTACCTGCTTTTCAGTTTGATCCGAATAAAGCCACCTTTACTACGACGGTATATCAGAACAACGCGCCAATTTTTACCGGCGGGCTTGGTGCCGTGACTGTTTCTGACGGTACTAGCTTCGGTGCCGGAGAGATTTACCCTTACGATGCGACCCGGTTTAGAATTGCCGTAAATTTCAACAAGCTGAATCAGGCCGGCGGAATCTTTACCTTCTCGTCGTCAAACTTCTATTTTGGTCAAAGCGCGGTACAGCGGCATTCGATCGACGCCATGATACCCATCCTTGGATGGTCGACCACACCTCTGGAGGATTTATAAATGGCAGCAAGACAGCTCCAGGTTAATAGCCTCACTCAGTCCGGCGGGACCATCACGGCCGTTCTCAACGGTCAGACGTACACGGTCGCGGTCAGTGGGCTCGTCGCCAATTCGCTCTACATGATTTACTTCACAAGTGCTGGTTTAGTAGTCTCACAAAACGTGAACTCGGTCGGCCCTGGCACGGCCGGGTGGAAGCTCGTTGGCGCATTCTATTCGTCCGGTACGGCGTTTGGTAACTTCGTGACCATCCGCGGGAAGCCCGAATCGTTATGGGTTCCCTTTTCCTCCAATGCTGCCGGTGCTATTGTTAGCGCTGCCACCAACCCCACCTACGGCACGATCATCAATAATGTCGCCAAATGGAAGCGTAGCGGGACTGAGTGGCTGATGGAGTGGGATATTGCATGGAGTTCGGCTGGAACAGGGAGCAACACTCCCATGTTTTTAAACGTGCCTACCAATATTGCACTTGATCTAAGCCAAAAACCGGCTAGTCCGAATACCGCAATCAATACGCTCAGCGCGTATTCATCGGTTGGTTTATGGCAAGGACTGTACCCGGGCAACAATGAATTGAATCAAGGACTTTTGATTCCTCATAGCGCTAATCAACTTCGTTTTGCGTATGCGTACAATGGCACCAACACCGGGGCGTTTGCCGGGATCACAACAGTGTTTACGTTTACCACGGGTTCATTTTCAACTCACGCGTCTGCTCCGATCGTCGGTTGGACCAATACGCCCCTTGAGGATCTCTAATGAGTAACGCAATCGTTGGCAAAGAAACGCTGAGCTACCGGAAGCAGAAGATTGCTCAGAGCATTGACGGACCGAGTCTTCCGCAACGCATTCAGTTTGCGCACAAGTTTACGGGTGGCGAGGGAAGCTTCTCACTTTTAAACCTCGTGACCCCCACGCTAGAGATGCCGGGCTTCGCAAACCCGGCCCCGACAGTACTTGCAGGAGCCGGCATCAACGCGAATCCCGCGTCGCTCAGGCTGTACATCTCGGTCACCGGCGGTCGACTCTTGCCGTTCGACTCTTACAAGGTGTTCGGCACGACCATTCAGTTTCTCGGCGCGCTAGCTACCGGCATTCCGGCCGGAACCATTGTTTTTGGTGAAGTTGACCTGATCGCCGCAAATCCGATCGTGATCGGTGACGGTCGTTTCGTTCGTCGTACGTATTCCCTCGCCTCCGGGCAGACCTCTCTCAACCTTGGGTTCACTTACAAAGTTGGCACCGGTCTCACGACGAGCGACCAGATTGGAGACATCAAAGTCTACCGCAACGGTCAGCTGCAGCTCCGCAACGTCGGAAACGCTGCGGCCTCGACAAATGCTGACGGCAACTATCAAGAGATTGATGCTGGGAACGGATACGGAGCGGCGATTGCCTTCAACTCGCCGCCGGTCGGTCAAGCCGATGCGATCTTGGTCGAGATGGGCTATCAGGTGTCGCCCGGCTCGGTGCAGGTGTTCAGTGAGCTCGAACGTCTGCAGGGAGGGCTTCAGGCGCTGGCCGTGGACGCGGCGCAGGCGTTTGGTAACCCGGTTGGTAACTACCTTTCTGCCAATGCCACCGAGATGGATCGGCGGTCGTTTGGGGATAGTGTGCTTGCTGCATCCTCTTTGTCTCAAGCGCTGGACGCTGAGTTTACTACTCTATCTGCGACGTCCACCAACACAACGGGAGCCAACGGTCTTTGGAATGTTTACAACGGAGCGAATCTTTCGCTCGGCGTGGGAACTTGGCGAGTGAAAGCTCCGGCCTGGTTCATGAACAATGGAAGCGGACCCACCTACTTAGATTGTTTTTGGGGGTTGTTTGCCGCCAATGGCACGGGTACGTCAACCCGTCCAGCTCTGGTCTCGACATTGCCGAACGTAAAAATCCTAAATGCCGGCCCGCCTGTTGGCTACATGGGAGTAAGCACAAACCAAGTCGTTCCGTGGCCTTTCGAGTTGATCATTCAAGTCACCAGCGGCGTCGCGACCATCTACTCCTGTAATTATGCGACAGCCTCCAACGGCGCAAACTCAATTATGACGGCTTACATCAATGCCGAAAGAATCAAGAGGTCTTAAATGGGTGCCCCAAGAATTGATCGGCTCGACCGAAACTTCGTCATCAACGGCAATTTTGATTTCTGGCAGAGGGTTGTAAACAACGTCTCGGTCGTCAACACGGCTACGCCGACGGCCCTGTATACGGCAGATCGCTTTAAGTTCATCACCCTTGGCGCGACCACTAAATCTTTCCAGATCCAGCGGGCGGCCGACGTACCAACGCTCGCCCAATCGGGTGCGTCTTCAATCTGGTCGTCGCTGCTGACCATCAACGCCGCCTCGGCGGCCTACGCCGCCGCAGATGTGCTGTCGCCGTGGTCTTACACCATTGAAGGCTTGGATTATCAGCTTCTGCATAGCCAGACGATCACCCTTTCGTTTTGGTTCAAGTGTTCGACGGCCGGACTTACCCTCCCTATTTCGTTTCGAAATGCGGATGGCTCGCGCTCTTACGTCACCACGTTCGTGACGGGGGCGGCCAACGTCTGGACTCAGATTTTCGTTCCGGTGGTTCTCGATTCGCAAGGTACATGGTTGTTTGATACGGGCGCGGGGCTCAACTTTGCAATTGGGTCTGCCGCGGGTAGCACGTACCAAACCTCGACCGTGGGTGCATGGCAAAGCGGCAACTACTTTGCTACGCCAACCTCGGCCAACCTAAATTTGACCAATGGACTTACGGCACGCATCGCCCAGGTGCAGGTCATGCTCGGCTCGTACACCGCGCCGCCCGTATTTCGTCGATCTTCGCCAAACCTCGCACTTGAACTCCACGCTTGCCAGCGATACTTCGAGCGCCTGTATGATGTCGAAACTCTGACCGGAGCGCCGATCATTAACGGTTCGAAGTATGAGTTCGCGGTCAACACGTCGGCATTTCAGAGCGGCGGAACAAATTATTTCAAAGTTTTCAAAAGGGTTTTGCCGACAATTATCATTTACGCCGCGCAGTCTGGGGTGATCAATGCCTTCGGAGTTGCGATTGGTACTGGAACCGCTCCGGCCGCCACTTATTACTTGTCGACCGTGTGTTTTTCTTGCGGCGGCAGTTTGGCTTCCGGCCAAAACTATCAGTACTACTGGACCGCGGACGCGGAATACTAGGAGATACGAATGCAGATCCTGAACTTCGACGGCCGCGACCCGTACTTTTACAATCCGATCATCAACGGCAACATGGACTTCTGGCAGCGTGGGCAAACCGTAGCGCGTGCCTCGACGACCACGGTGCCAGCGCAAGGCCGCCTGGCCGATCGCCACGCCACCGTGGTATCGGCGACGACCGCCAAACAGCTGACGATCAATCGGTCCACGTCTTTACCCACGTCGTTGCCGACCCCCGCGCAGTACAGCATGGAGGTTATCAACAACACGGCCGTGGCGACTTTAGCGGCGGCTGATTACGTCACGTGTTTTGAGCACGTGATCGAAGGCACCATCTTCGCTCCGCTCCAGGGCGATCCGCTGACGCTCGGCTTTTGGATGTTCTCGTCCTTGGCCGGCGCCGTGCCAATTTCGATTCGCTACGGGACGAGCAATTCATTTGTTACGTCCGTGACGGCCACCGCCGGCTGGGCGTATTACACGGTCAGTATCGCCGCGCCAAACTTCACGATGCCGGTCGACAACACGGCTACGCTCGACATCACGATCGGTGGATTTTGCGGCACGACCTTCCAAACGGCGACGCTCAACGCGTGGCAGGTGGGCAACTTCTTGGCACCCGCTACGCAGATGGCATTTCTAGCCACCGCAAACAACACTCTGCGTTTTGCGCAAGTCCAGCTGCGCGCAGGAACACTTTCCGCAGTCGAGGTGCAGAGCATGTACCCGCGCACGGGTTTAACTCCTGCTGGCGAGCTCGTGCTGTGTCAGCGGTATTTTGAAAAATCCCAACCCTTGGACGTCGTACCGGGAACCGCAAGCACGACGGCTCAAACCGGCGGAGCTTTTTTTGTGCCGGGAGTTACGGGCGTGCAAAACTACGGTTTCAGCTTAAAGTTTGCAGTCGCGAAACGAACAACTGGGTCAACGTTCTCGACTTGGGATTTGGCCGGTAACCCTGGCAAACTCACGAATTACAACAGCGGCGGCTCGGCCACCTCAAACGTCACGAACTCACCTGCCACGGGCGTCATCCCTTCCGAAACCGGTTTATGGGGATTCGTCGCGCCGCAGACCGCGCCGGGCGGCAGTACGTCATTCCTGTGGGCGGCTGACGCGGACTTTTAAAGATTTCGTGCAAGGGCTCTGGGCCCCGAGTTATGATATAATTTGTCTGTACAAAACGGATAACCCCACCCCAAGGAGAGAAGTAAATGGCAGATCAACGACTCGGCATCAAGGAAACCTGCAAGGTTGTTTTGGCCGGTATTGTGTTTGGTAAAATTGTGCAAGCCTCGATCAAGAATGGCCTGGTCGATGAATTGAAGGACCTCCGCTTTTCGGACATCGGCGACGCTATGGCCTTTGTTCCGAAGGCACTGCTCACCCTCAAAAGCGGTGATGCTCTCACCCAGGTGTCCTCCTCGGTTAGCGACGTGGCGAGCCTTGGCTCGAAAGTGGCTGGCGCCGTCGACAATGTCCTCGGATCACTGGGACAACTCTTTGGCTCGAAAGCCTCGTCTACCTCGGCCGCTAATGGTACTGTGCCTGGCAACGACAACTCGACCGTCGCTCCGGCTCAGAACGGCGATCAGCCGAAGTCGATGGCAGACGTTTCTGGTTCGAGTGCTACCCCGTTCGCACTCTAAGTTAAATTATTAAAAATTGGGGTGACCTCGGCGGGCGCCCCGTTTTTCCCAGGAGATGCAGTGAAGATCGGAATTTTTGACATCAGCAGCGGCAACCTTCTCAGTGTTTACGAAGCCGAAAACCCGGCTCAGGGAAGCTATGGAGGCGCCTGGGGCGACCCGGTGCTGTCGGCTCACGTCGAGATTCCGGACGGAATGGATTCACGTGCCTGCTCGCTTGAAAATGGCGCTGTCGTCGAAGACGAGCAGCTCAAAGCCGATCTTACTGCGTCTGATGTCAAGACCAAGGTCAAGCAGGCCGTTGACGCCGCCGTCAATTTTGGAAGCGAACTCATGAAGGACTTCGCGACCGAAAACATTCTCATGGGTGTTACCCAAGACAATAAAGCCGGGGATCTTCTGACGGCCCTGGCCCCGATCCAACCGGCTCTCACCAGCGGTTCGCTTTACGAGCTCATCAAGGGCCTCAAAGCCATCCCCGAAGATCTGCGCGATCAAAAGTACCTGACTGACGCCCGCATCTTGGGCCTGGTCAATAAAGTTGAGACGTACTTGAAGTTACCGCTCTCGACCTCCCTCGACTAGTTCGCCTCCCCAAGTTGTCCTCCGTTTGCTAGAATGAGCAGAAGGAGGGTTTACCCGTGAAGAAGCTTGTCTCTTGGGCCATTGCGGCCGTGCTGATTTGTATTCCCATGCTGGCCTTGGCTCAGACGGAACTCGTCGACGACGTCACCATGACGTTTTACGATTTTTTGTCAGACATCTTTTCGGCCATCCGCCACTTCGGCGGAATCTCCTGGTTTAGCCGCATTGCCCTCATCACGACTTTGGTCGTGTCCTCCATGAAGGTGACGTTTCTCAACAAGCTGATCTGGGAGAAGTTTGGCCGGGCCAAGGCCTGGGCCTCCCCGATCTTTGGACTCATCGCGGGTTTGTTGGCGCTTGGCTCCGACGGTCACCTGCCGTCCATTGCCGAAGCCATGGCCTACATGTCAGCCGGATCGGGCGCTTTGATCTTTCACGAACTCCTCGACACGATCAAAGTCATCCCGGGCTTGGGCCCGAAGTGGATCGCGTTTATTGAAGTGATCGAGAGCAGCCTGGGCGGGCCTCCCCCGGGCCCGAAGGATGAAAAAGGTATGAGGGTGGCTTGTGAAAAGTAACAGGCCCTCAAACCCGATTCTGGATGCGACAGACATCATCCAGACCACACTGATCATGGGGATCGGGGTTCGCGGGGCGGTTGCCGCAGCGCAGGTCCAGTACCCGTTCCTGAAGCTTCCGATTATTTCGCAGATTTTCAGTCTTCTCGTCGGCTACATCGGTAAAGAGTTTCTTGGCTCGACCAAGCCTTACGTGAATACTAAGATCATCGCGTTTCAAAACGCAAAGCAGCAAAGGGCGTACGAGGAATCGATCGCCAAACTCAAAGCGGCGCAACAGTCGGAGGATCCGGATGCCCACCAAAAAGCCTTGGAACAAGCTCGCGCTGATATTGATCGCCTCATCAATCTCAATAAGTAGTTGCGGGACGACTCCGGTCCCCATTAAAGACAGCGAGTTCTGCGCGGACCTTGGCGCGGACGGGGCGCACTGCAACAAATTCATCTCTCAAACTCCGCGCGACATTCCGGTCGAAACTTGGGACGAAGAGCGCTTCGGCATGATCTGCTCCAAAGCTTCGTCCTTCATGAATTTGAAAACGGCGGTCGAAACGCTGTGCCGGAACTACCGGAAGTCGTGCTCGTTTGAGATGGAGCAGCAGTTGGGCGCTTTTTTTGACAACATCAGCCAGATGAGAAATATGGCGCAGGACGTCCAAGTGAAACAGTTTAAGAGTGCAAGAGGTCGCCGAGCTTGCGGCCGTACTCCTGGGCCAACTTAACGTCCTTTTCGTCCACCTCTTTCATGAACGAGATGAGAAGGACCCCGCGCCAGTAGCCGCGGCCGTCTTTGATCGGGCCCATGATGATGGCCTCGACGCCGCTGAGGGTGAGCTGGGTCGCCAAAGCCGGGTCGATAATGTTTGCCCAACGCTCGAAGAAGTAACCTTCCGCCGTCATGCGCCGAAACATTTCGGGCCAGTAGGTGATCGGGATGTTTTGAAGCTTCGTGCCCACTCGGTCCGGAACGGCCACGCCCATTTTTAAAACGAAGTGCGTTAAAGAAAGTTTATCCGCGCCTTCGCCCGAAAAATAGTACTGGCCGTTGTGAAGCTGGTAGAGCATGACACGGTCGGCGTCATAAAAACCACGGAGTTCGGCGAGCGAGTCTCTGATCGTCGTCAGAGTATTGATTGACCTCTCAAACTTAATGTTCGTCTGTTTTTCCAACCACCCTTTGATCTTCTTTGAAAAACTCGCGAAGACTAGACCCCCAATAAGCAGGCCGATCTCAATCGAATTTGACCACAGTTCTTTCGTATCAACTAGATCGCTCAGCCCGACCAACGGCGCCCCCTAGAGACTTGGTACACCTCTCGTGCAACTTGACGGAATTCTATCAAACACTCTCCTTATTGGCTAATTTGAGATAAAATAGGATTCCGCGTGCATGAAGGAGAATCCGTGTTTGTCTATCCAACATACCTCTATTACGGGATAGAATGCTCCACATCTTTGTATCCAGTCACGGGCAATTCTTGGTGGTCGTGGTTCCGGCGTCCAATTCATCACGCCTTTTCTGAGGAGAGGAATTAAGACCGGTGAGCGTTTATAAATCATCGTCTCCGGGATCCGTGCAGCGAGCCATTTTGGAAGCTCGCTCGTACCTTGGCGTGAACGGCAATCCGGGCCCTATTCCTCAATTCCGCGTCACCGCGTGGAATGCGGATGGTCAAATTGTGCTGGCCGACCCGACGGACACCAATCCCCTCCGGATCGTTGGCGTTGCGTACGACACGGTCCAAAGCGGAGCCCAGGGTCTCTTCGTTCAAGCCGGCGCGGTCGAAGGCGCTCTCGCGGGCCTGAACGCCCGTCCGGGAGATCCGATTTATCTGGGACTTGTCCCGGGCTCGCTCGTTCTCAGCCCGCCGACAAACCCGAACGCCCAGAAACTTCAGGTTGGTTTTGCCGAGTTCAATGCGACCGCGGGCGCGGCAACCGATCTTAAAATTGCCGTCTCTCAAGTTCAAAGCATGTCGAGTGGCGGTGGTGGCGAAGCTCAGTCGTACCAATATCAAAGTGACGCCTCGGAGTCTTTGCCGAAACTTAGAGTTGCAATTTGGAACGATCAAGATCTGCTGATTCTCGGGAACGCATCTGATTCCTCGCGCACAAAAGTTGCGGGTGTTACGCTCTCCGACATCACCGCCGGTGATTTTGGTCCGGTTCAAACCGAAGGGTTAGTCAAGACGGCATGCTCGGGTCTGGGCGCTCTTGCGGGTCAGGCCGTTTTCTTGAATGAGGGTCCGGGAGGCTATTTGACCACCAGTCCTCCGCAGGCACTCTCGTCGGCCGTGATTCGAATCGGTTGGGCCGTTCCAAGTGCCGACATGGGCGGCGTGGTTGCCGACCTCATGCTTGAAATTGAAGTTTTATCTCTGCCCTAAACAAACAGGAGACTCGAAATGCTGAGAAAAAGCCCCCGCGCGAAACGCGCTAGCAAGAAGTCCGCCCCGAAACCGAAGGTTCAGGCGATGTCGACCCTTCCGGAACAATTGGCGGGTGACATTCAGCTTTTTGAGACCGATACGAACTTGCTGATGAAATTGGAGCAAGCGTCGGATCTTCAATCCGAACTCCGGGCCGAGAAGTTAGAGTTTTTGAAAAAAGTTGATGAGCTAGCGGGTCAGCACGGGTTGTCCGCCAAATTACGCGTTTATTTTACTTTCGAGAAATTAGGGGAATAGGATGGCATCATTTCAGGTAGTCACGTGGAACACCGCGAAGGGCGCCAATAAGCGCGTAGATTCTTCGGCGGAGGCGTTTGATTTTCAAACCGTCCGCATCGGAGCCGATCAGCTCGCGATCGCTCAGGTGGGCTCGGGCGCCGCTGCGGCGTTTGATTTTGGGAACCGTAAGCTTTCAAACATCGGCGATCCGACGAGCGCGCAAGATGCGGCGACCAAAAACTTCGTTGAGGAACTCTTTCAGACGGCCGACGGGGCGTCCAATCAGGCTCTTGCAGACAGTGAGGCGCGTGTTACGTCGGCGTACCAGGCCGCGGATCAGCAGATTGCGACCAATGCGCAAAATGCTCTCGATGCGGCAGTGTCCTCTCTCCACGACGCGATTACTGATGGCGACAACGCCGCAGTAGCACAGGCGCAGCAAGCCCTCGACGCCGCCACCGCGTCGCTAACGTCGGCGTACGAAGCCGCCGATCAAGCCGTACAACAAGCGGCGCAACAGGCCGTAAGCGACGCCCAGACCGCGATCACGACCGCCTACGGGGCCGCCGACGCAGCCACGCTCGCGCAGGCTCAACAAGCCTTGACGGACGCGATCAACCAGCTGACGTCCGATTATCAATCCGCGGACCAACAGGTTGCTTCGAACGCCGAGAACTCGATTCAAAACACGGCTTTGGCGATCACGTCTGCGTACGAGGCCGCGGATCAATCGATTGCCGCGACGGCGCAGCAAGCCCTTGATGCGGCTAATTCGATCACGACGGATTACCAAGCTGCGGATCAGGAGCTACGTTCCTACGTTGATCAACGGAGCGCCGATGACCAGCAAGCAATTAATAATTCGCTGCAGGAATTGCGGTCGGATTACCAGGATGGTGATGCCAACACGCTAGCTCATTCTAAAGAATACACCGACAGTCAAATCGCCGGGATTCCGTCAGTCGACACCACTCCGTTTTTAAAGAAAGACGGCTCGGTTGCGGCAACCGGAGACTTTGATCTTGGTTCGCACCGCGTAAAGAACGTCTCCGATCCCACTGCCGCTCAAGACGCGACGACCAAGAATTACGTTGATGTCGCGAATGCCGCTCTCCAAAACGCGATCAACGCGTTTGCGATGAAGCTCAGTTGGCGCCCGCAGGTCCGGGCCGCTTCGGGTGACACGAACTTAGCCAACGCGGCGGACGGCACCGCGCTCTCAACACTTCTTCCACTTTCGGACGACGACGCGCCGGCCATGACGCTGAGCGATTTCTTCGCCGGCGACTTCATCTTTTCAAAAAACGGCGCATCGAGCAAAATGTTCGTCGTCATCGATGACGGCGGTACGCTTAAAGTTACGACCCAGAACGTCAAGCCCCTGGCCGAGGGCGATACGTTTCTCGTCCTAAACGATTTGCCGGATTCGCCGGCCGCCCAAGAAGGCGCGGCCATTTACGCCTTTGGCACGGACGTCGTCAAAGTCGGCGATATGGACTGGTCGCTTGCGACCGGGATTGATCTCAGCCCGTCCTTTGCAGCCGTGGCCGGAACCATTACCGCGGGCGAGTCAGTTGAAGGCGCGATTTCAAAACTCGTCGCCAATCTGGCTGCCGAAGCAACGATCCGTGAGCAATATGACACCGCTATTCAGGCGGCGATTGTCAGCGCGCAAGCCAATGCTACCAATGACGCAAACAACTTCACAACCACTCGCGTCAACCAAGCCATTGCTCAGGAAGTCTCCGATCGGAACGCGGCCATTCAAACCGCCTCGACGGCTGCCAATGCTTACGCAGATAACGCGGCGGAGACGGCCAAATTCCAGGCACAGAATTATGCTCAGACCTACGTCAACGATCACCTGGTCAAAACAGATGAACAAGGTTTGCACCTTGATAACAACAACCTGAGTTTGGTTCTTGACGGCCAGACACTGACTAAGGGCACCAATGGCCTGAAAGTCAAAGCCGCAGGAATTACACAAAGTGAACTTGCGGCGAGTGTCGCCGGCTCCGGATTGACGGGCGGCGCCGGTCAGGCCTTATCAGTTAAAACGGGCGATGGCGTTCAGTTGGATGCAAATGGTAATGTGGCTACGGACTACACGATCTCCGCCACTAATCCTACGTCTGTAACCCTGACCAAGGGGCAAGTTGTGTCTCTTGGCGCAAATGGCGTGGTTGCCCTAGCAATTGCTACGGACTCCAACCTCCCTGATTCGCGCATCGGTGTCGTGGCTGCGGACGCCGCCGCCGGCGCAGCCATGAAAATCAACATTCGCACGAATGCGATCATTACGGTGTCGTCGACGTTGATCGTGGGCAAGAAGGTGTTCGTGGCGCGTGATGTCGCGGGCAACATCACACAAGACTTGGGCAATTTCCAAACGGGAGATCAAGTGGAGCGCGTTGGCTACGCAATCGGTGCCAATGCCTACGTCCTGGATGCAATGCATGAGATTGAGCTCTAAGAGGAGGGCTCGATGGCACTCGTTCTTGTTCAGTGGGATACGGTAAAAAATAGATTTAAGGTCGGCGGCAGCTCTTCCGGAGGCGGAAGCTCTGGCCCTGACTTTAGGTCTAACCGCAGCTCAGTTGGAGCATCTGTATCGTCCCTAGCGGTGACATTCGCCACGGCGCTGCCATCAACGAACTACGCGGTCGTGTGCACCTGGCAAAACACTACGGATCCGTTTCCTCAGTACCAGCCGGTGAGCGTGACCGCGTTAACGATCAACGGTTTTACGTTAAGTTGGAACGCTCCGACGGATACGGCTAACTACAGCATCAACTGGATTGTGATGCAGCAAGGGTAAGAATATGTCGAGCTACGTGAAATCCACCCCGATCGAGCGCACGGTTTATTTAAGTAAACTAGACCAACCCGTCTTAGGCGTAGCCGCGGATGCGGCATCGGTCGAGATAAAAAAATCAGGCCAGACCAGCTTCCAGCCTTTTCCGACAATTGCGGCAAACTGGATCGAGCTAGGCAATGGTCTTTACACCGTCATCTTTGATGCTTCGGTCACCGACGTCGTGGGCTCGTTTCTTTACCGCGTCAGCGGATCCGACTTCGACAACGCTCCATTCGACCAATTCAATCTGGTCGACCCGTCAATGAGCACGGAGACGCAGAGTTACTTTCAAGACAATCCTTGCGAGCGAACGGTTTACCTCGAAAAAGACGGGGTGGCGGCAGGCGGCATCAGTCCCGGAAGCGTGAACTGCTTAATCAAAAAGGATGGTCAAACCGCGTTTGCCGCGAAAGAGCTGACCGACGAGTCTTGGTTTGATCTAGGATTCGGTTTCTACACCATTAGATTTTCAGGCGCAGATCTGAGTCGCGTGGGATCGTTCGTGTACGCCTTGAGCGGAACGGCCTTTGACAACTTTGCCTACGATGATTTCGTGGTGCTCGCGCCGGTCGACGTGACCGTGGCCGACAAATGCGTGGTCTCCGGACAATTCGTAGGCTTGAGCGGGTCGCGGCCGGGAAAGCCCATCCAAGTCACGGCCCGCCCGATCCGGTTTCCGGCCGAGTCAAACGGGCGGGTCATCGCGGCGGATTCTCTCTTCACATTTCTCGATTCAACCGGAGCTTTCGAAATAGCCCTTCTCCGGGGGCTGATCTGCATCATCGAGATTCCTTGCGCCGGGATTCGGCATCAAGTCGAGATCCCGGACGCCGCCTCTGCCAACATTCTGGATCTCCTGCCGCCCCTCGTTAATAACTACAGCTTCTAAATAGGTAAAGAAAAAGCGCGACCCGTCGGTGGGTCGCGCTTGATCCATTCTGCAGTTGTGGTCGCTACCTGTGTTAGTTAGGCTGCGGCTTGCGGACGACGGCGCGTGGGTTGTTCCACGGGCTCGGTCGAAGCAAACGGGTTGTTGGCGTTGGCGGTTGCCGTGATCTTGTTGTTCGGAAGGATCTTGGCGAGGATGAGGCCGAAGATGATCGTCAGACCGAAATTCCAGAACCACTGCTCGACGCGCTCGCGGATGATGCCGTAGCGACCCATGTAGCCGCGTGCGTACGGACCCTTGACCGCGCTGTCGTTGAGCGATTGCAGCGATTGCTTGGTGTTGGTCATGAACACGCCAAGCGTCTGGAGATTTTGTTGCGATTCGATCTGAGCAGTCTTCTCAACCGCCAGCCAGTTGGCTACGGCAATGTCCTCGATGTGCTTGAGACGCTCCTTCGACCAGCCGCCGGCCTTCGCCAGCAGTGCGAGTTCGACGAAGAACTTGTCGGGCGGAGAGAGAACGGGTTCGTGCGTGGGGGCGGTTTTTGATGCTTCTTGATTTACGTTAGACATGATCTTTGATCCTTTCGAAAGGTTTTTAGCTGTGATAGTTAGCGACCACAAAGAACCTATACCCCTGTAATCCCAGAATTTGCCGCCCCGCACCACCTCCCCCTTGACCTACTAATCTGCTCGTGCCGCAGTGTTTCGTCGCATGGTATGATTGGCCTGTGGAGGATTAATATGAGCTTGGCAACGCAGACTTTGGACTTTAACGACGACCTCGGACTTTCGCAGTTGCGGGGACTCGCCGGAGGAATACCGGAGTTTGTGAAAACAGCTTCGATCGCCCTCCGGGAAGAGGCTTCAAAACTTGAGAACACGTCTTTTGCACTGCACGCACTGACCAAAGAAGGGTCTCGGCTGCGGCGCTTCCCCGTCCATACGCCGGCGGACACTTGGTTGTCGGCCGCGTATTTTGAAAAAAATGCCCACAAGCTGCCCTACCAGGCCGCGCGCATCACGGCGAGCCACATCAAGGCCGCGTGCCAGGAGTTCGGACTCAAAACCAATTCAGCGGTCGAACAGTTCGGAGCCAGTGAAAAACCGATCTCGAATTTGTACGTGGAAGACGCGGATCACAAAAAGATTGCGTCTCCGCGGACCATTGAGGCCAAGCCGCGTGATGGAGTTTACGCTCTCCCGGGTCGATACCCTCTCTTCAGTGAAGACCACGTAAAGACCGCGAGCCGGTACTTTGGAGAATTTTTCAAAGACTTCGAGCCCGCCGACCGACACAACTACGCCGCCAACGTCTTAGGTCGAGCGGAGGCGTTGAGCGTGACTCTGCCGGACGGGGAGCTTTTACAGCTCCGAAAGGTGGCCGGGACGGTCTACGGAGACCAGGTCGAACGCCAGCTCACTTTGCGGCGTGAATTCGCGCAGCACCGCCCGGAGGCCCTGACCAATCTGAATAAGATTGCGTCGGTCCAAGACAAGGCCACGCCGGATCAGTTCGCCGCGCTTCTTGAGAAATGGGACGGCGAAAACGAGATGCCGAAGGTCTACGGCCGCTATCTGCTTGACCCGTACCAGGCGACCTACGATACCCAGATTGAGAAAAACGCCGGGTTCGTGTTCGAAGATGAGCAGTCCGGACTGACGATGACCGGCCCTGAACTGAGCAAAGTCGCCTCCGAGAAGTACGATAAGGTGAAGAGCTACTTCGGAGAGACGTTGGCCGGATCGCTGCAAAAACACGGGCAGTCCATTTTTGAGTCACTGCCGCTCGATGCCAAACTGGTGATCGCGCAGATCGCCAAAGGGAAGTTGTGAAAGAGACTGCGAAGGATCAAAAGAAAAAAGCACGTAAGCCCCAAGATGGTTCGTTCGCGCGTTTTTCTAACTCGGTGAACGGCACCGTCCTTCGCAGCCTAAAAATGGCCCAGCCGGCCATTTACGAATCTTTGACCTCGCCCTTGGTCCTACTTCAAGAACTCAAATCTCTAGGTCCGGCGGCCCTGGCCTGGAAGCCTGAGACTTTATTTACGGCTCTCGATCAGAAATACTCAGCCTGGACCGGGGAGCGGGCCGGCCAGGCGCTAGAGAAATTTCACGCGACCGGCCTGCTCGATACGAACGTGCCGCCGCTGGTGCGCAACAAAATTTTGGCCTTGAGGGTCATCCTCACCTCTGACACCGTTCACCGGGAATGGAACGTGTTTGAGAAGGTCGGAGGCGCGTTTAATGACCGGATCCCCAATTTTGGCGTACTCGAACCGCTGAGCCCTCCCGAGTGTGCCTCGACGGTTGCGATGCTCGACGTGATCCGTCCCGACGAGTTTGCAAACGAGGTCAAAGCGTATATTGCCGCGTGCTGCCACACCGACGGCATGTACACGGTCACACCATCTAAATATTTACGGATGGCCGAGCCAAACTTGGCCGCGATGAATCGAGAAGAAACGGGTGTGGCAACCGACCCCGAGGTTACGGCCTCCATTGCGACTGAGCTCAACGCCATCAAGCTCTACGCAACGACCATTCAGATGCGCGAAGATTTTGCGTTTATACAAGCGTTGAAGATCTTTTCGGCCGATTTGTATGCCATGGACGCACTAGCAAATAACGGGTAGCGGCCCAGGATGCTGGGCGATCTTTCAGATCAGTGATAAAATCCAGAAGTTAGGATGAGGGTTTTGGCATGGCCGTAGCCGCACGGAAATATCAAGTAGTGATCAATGAGGTCACTCTCTCCCAGGCCGACGTCGCGGCTGGGTTTATATTTTTGCCTTTGGTCCCGTCGCCGACGACGCTCGTCGCGCTCGACGTGGTGGGATGCGGAGCTCAATCCCCTAACGTGGACTACGTCCTCAACGACGCGGGTCGGTTGCTTTGGAACGCGATGGGGCTTGAGACACTACTGAGCCCCGGAGTAAAATTAAGAATAACGTACTACTTATAGGGTGTAGGGGAAACAATGTCACAGATCCAGCGCAAGTTTATTCAAGATAACGCCGTCTCGGGAGCCAAGCTTCGTCTAGACAACAACGAGATGCTGCGTTTCCGTAATGCGGCCAACACCGCGGACGTAAACGTCGCCAAAGGCACTTCGGCAGACAAGTTCGAGTTCCAGCTCATCCCGGAGATGAGCACCGTTCTGCCCGTCCCGTCCGCCCTGAAGCAGGTCGCCACGGTCGAGTACGTTCAGAACTACGTTCTTGGTAAAGGTGACGCCAAAGACGCTGCCTCAGCCCTGGCAGACTCAAACCTGGCTTTGACCGGCACCACCCCGCTCGTAATTGACGGCGTGACCGTTGTCGATCAGATGCGGATTGGTTTGACCGGTCAGACCAACGCGACCCAAAACGGTATCTACGTTGCCTCGGTGTCCGGCGGTAACTACACCCTCGCCCGCGCTCCCGACGCCGCAAGCTCGGCGCAGGTGACCGAGGGACTCTACTTCATGATCACCCAAGGTACGGTGTACCAGGGCTATGAAGCGCTTCTCACGACTCCGGACCCCATCACCCTCGGCACTACCAACCTCGTCTTTGCCAGATATCCTAGCACGCTCTCGCAGCTTGCGGGCGACATGCTCATCAAGTCTGGCAATACTTGGAGCGTCGATCTCGCATCAAACGGCGGCCTTGAGTCGACGAACCCCGGCAACCTGGCCGGTCAGCTGCGTGTCAAAGTCGACCAAGCCACCCTGGAAAAAGACCAGACGACCCGCCGCGATCCTTCGACCGGCGCCGTCTCAGGCAAGCGCTCGAAGAAATCTCTTTTCACGCTTCAGGCCACCGACGTAAGCAATCAGTACCTTGATTTGCCCGACGTCGCTGCGGACAGCTCCATTCAATTTACGGTTGTCGGCGGGCCCACTCAGGCAGAGACTGTAGACTACACGGTCAACTACACGGGCGGCGTGTCTTCGAAGACTCGCGTCGCGTTTACGGGCGGATTGGCTTCGGCCGGCGTCTCGGCACTCGCGGCCGGTGATCAGGTGGTCGTTTCTTACATGGCGTTCTAAGTAAGGAGCATACTTGTCCCAATTAGCTGGCAAATTCTTGCAGGATGCCTCCATCCTGCTGAGGAAGCTCGCCCAAAATGGTGCCAAAGCCGGAGATTCGATTCTTTGGACGGGCACCGGTTGGATTTGCGACAAGTACGCTCCCACCATTCAAAGCTACACTGCGTCCACAACTGTAACTGACGTAGACCAGGACGTTATTTTAATGAAGCCGGCCACAACGGTCACGACGTTGACGCTAACTTTATTTGCCATTGCGACAACGTCGCGCAATCGTCCCTTAAAAATTAAAAACATTGGCACTGGAACCGTGACGGTCTCGTCTTCGGATAAAATGGATGGTGCCACAACACTGAGCTTAAAAGCGAACAACGCTGCGGAACTTATGCCGTCAGGAGGGACATGGTACATTTTCTAATTCTAACCTGTTTTTTCTGGGGTGCAGTTGCCCAAGCAGCTTACATCGGTCAGTCAGACTTAACGCTCAACGGAACTTCGCCTAGTTCCACCAACCCGCTGCAAGTCAAACTCATTTTGGATGATTCTGCCGGGATGAGTGCATCTTGGCGGCCGGACGCTGTGACAAAGGTTCAGATCGATCCGACGACGCTTCTTCACGACACATTTGAAACGTTGAATACAAACGACATCTGGATTCTAGGCGGAACAACGGCTCCCGTGGTTCAGGCGGGAAGTTCAGTTTTTGCGCCAGGCGCCACGGCAAATGCGTCGAGTTACATGAGAACCAAGGCGACTTTTGCGCCGGGCAGCAGTGCGTACTTGCAGTTTGCGTCGTTGATTCAGCTCGATACTGCCGCGTTGGCCGGCAACAAACGGATTTGGGGTTACGGCAACTACGCGGCCACCCCTACTGCGGCCACCCCGATCACGGACGGTGCTGTTTACGAGCTTGATCAGGTTACCGGCGCACTTCAAGGGGCAGTCTATTCAGGTGGCGTTCGCACGCAAACGCTCCCGTTAAATAGACCTACCGACGGGAAGTTGCATCGCTACGCCATGTACTATAAGGCGTCGCGCGTTTATTATGAGCTCGACAACGTTCAGGTGGGGGCTATTACTTACCCCTCCCCTCAAATTGGTACGTTTGGCGTTGTCATCGGATCTTTTAATGGCACGGCCGCGACCACCGCTTCTCCGGCGCTCAGCGCCGCGTTGATCGGGGTTGGCGACACGGCAAAAAATTCGGTGCAGCTATCTGACGGCACGTTCCCCTGGCGTAAAGCAAAGGTGAGCCCCGCCGGAGCAATTCAGGTCGAAGCCTCCGGTGGTGCCGCAACCTACTCGGCCGCCGTCACCACGCTAGCCACAGCAAATTCGCCGACGGACGTATTTTCAATCAGCGGCTCGGCCACAAAAGTCGTGAAAGTACGCGCCCTGAGCTTTTCGTGCACGCAGAGCACAAGCACGTACCAAGATCTTTTATTCTTGAAACGATCTACTGCCAACGGGCCTGCCACGGGAACCTACGGAACAGCCGTACCTCTTGATTCAGCCAACCCGGCGGCCACCGCCGTCATTCGTGCGTACACATCAAACCCATCGTCGCTCGGTACTTTGGTCGGCGTGCTGCGTTCGGAACGTGTGGCGTTTACCGCGGAAACGATTCAAGGAACTTTAAACAACAACACGGCGCCGGCCACCAACGTCCGCTCGTTTCTGTGGGAACCGGGCACGAATTCCCAACCCGTGACCTTGCGTGGTACGTCCGAAGTCGCGGCTATCAACATGAACAGCAACAGCGCCAACGGCTCCAAATGCAACGCTTGGATCGAATGGACTGAGGAATAGGATGAACTTCGCGGTCATCTTCAATCGAGACCTGTCGGCCGACAAACAGGATCCCTACATTCCACAAGACTGGCCGATGTATCTGACCGCTCTCCGCGCGGGTGACTTTGCGCCGGCCGGTCAGACGACCATGAGTTTAGATGACCTGAACTCTTTAAAAAACGCGCTCTGGCAGGAGTACGAAGATCTTCAAGATGCAAAAGAAGATTATTACTCGACGCGCAAACTGCGCATCATGGACTACGTCGCCAATGAATATATCCACTTCGACCCGTCCAAGCTAGACTTCACGCTTCACCTTCAGGCGGGAATCAATCTTAATAAGCGCGATGTCACGTTTACCAGGGCCGGTCGGCCGATGGTCTCGACTTACTATCTTGGCCAGACCAAAATGGCGCAGATCACGTTTACATTTGAGGCCGACAGCCTCAATTTCATGACCCGCCGGATTCGAATGCTTGGATACTACGCGGTCGATGATCAAATCCATGATTGGTACAAAATTGAAGACGTGGCATTTGACTCACACAACACGTACCAGCACCAACAGCAGCTTGAAGAGCGCTCGATCGCCCGCCAGTGGATCATCGATTCTATCCGCACGGGCGCGGACCGGATCATGACGGCGAGCGCCTCCGTCAATCCGACAAAGTCCGTGGCATTACAAACCGAGCTAAACAATTTCTGGGTTGAGTACGGGCCCTACTTGGCGGCTTTCGTCAGCACGGGCGGGACGGTCTTGCGTCAGAAGTTCATCGACGACACCGAGTACGACTTCCTCGATATTCCTGTGGCGGCGAACTACACCGTGAGGCAGTGGATCGTCAGCACACTCACCTATTAGGACGATCATGAAAGCACTGAACCCGGTCGGAAAACCTATGCTCTTGGTACTTCAACTCAACGATGGGTTGGCCGGCAAGTATCCGCTCGCGGACATCTACGACGCTACCAACACGCACGTCGACAGCTTGCGTATGAGTCCCGGGAACACGATCGGGTCGTACGTTGTTTCCTACGTCCCGTTAAACGAAGGGCAGTTCTACGTGGTGTACCGCGTTTACACCAGCAATCTCTATAACGTGCTCGATGCGTACACACTCGTCATGGAAAACTTCGACGTGGGCACGCTGCCCTCATCGGGAGGAGGTGGTGGAACCGACGTTTGGGACACCCCCTTGAGCGCGCACCTGCAGGCCGGTACGACTGGCGCGGCCCTCTCCCAGATCGCCACCAAGGTCAGTAACGCACCATCCGTTCCGGACGCTCTTTCGGGCCTCACGCCTGATCGAATCAGCCGGCTGGACTTGTTGGATACTAAAGTGAGCACGCGCGCACCGGCCGACGTGCTGAACTCCGTTTCTGCAAAAACCTCTGCGCTCGTTGATGCGGTGGCGGCACTTCAAGCCAACGGCATCACTGCGGCCCAGATCTGGGGCTACGCCACGCGAACGTTGACCCAGAAAATAGAAGTCCAGATTCCAAACCTCGACGCCCTGGCGACCAAGGCCGATCTCGCCGGCATCACGGACATTTTGAAATGGGACCTCACCTCTTGGCAAGCAAGCGGGTCCTTTGCAGTGGACCCGAAAAACGATACGATAGACATGGCCGTGTGGCTGTCTGAGAACGGAACTGTTGTGCTGCAGCCCGACCAGGCTTCGGTGTCTCTATACGACTCCTCCGGGACACTCATCTTTGCGCTGGGGCCGCTGGGCCAGCCGAGCGGGCAAGGCGTTATCCACTTTTCACGGCCGAGTGCGTCGGGGATCATAGCCAAGAGCCGTACGTACGTGATGAAAGTCGACATCGCGTACCAAGGTCAGACGTACTCCAGCAACATCTCAATTTCGACGTACTGAGGACTGTCATGGCGCTCATGGGGGCAATTACAACCGGGTCGATCGTCGTTTTTTCAAATCCGTCCGATATTCCGGATGAGTTTAAAAACGAGATCATTCCGACCTTGAATAGTCAGCCGGCCGACCAAAAGGCTCAGAACTATCCGGGCGCCCACGGCTTTATTGCGACCATCGCCATGATGACAGAAAGCGCGGGGGTAAAGCTCAGTGAACTCATCAGATCATAAGTTCTCAAAAGGTTTCATGAAGGTGGCGGCACCGGCGTGGTTCTATGAAATGAATCGTACGCTCAACAAGGTTCCCCCGATCAAAGGCATTTCAAGGGTGGGTCTTAGAAACACCCGCATTGGTAAAGGGCTAGCGCGGTGATCAACTTATCTTGGCTCCCTTACGACGACTCGGACGTGGACACCTACAACGTGTACCGGTCGGTGCCGGGTCTCGTCGTTGATTTCCCAAATGCCCTGCAGGTGGGCGACGCCCTTCGCTTGGCCGTCGTGTCCCCCGACATTCAGACCGTTACCTTCACGGGCACGTCGGCCGAAGATTTCGCAGACGACATCAACGCGCAAGTGCGCGGGCTAAAGGCCTCCGCATCAACGGACGGCGCATCGGTGGCGCTGCGACTGACCGGTGGACGAGGGCGCATCAAATTTTTCAAGTCACCGGGGCTCGCTAATTTAGGATTGGCGCCAAAAATCGTGGTGCCACGCTTGGAGTTTAGCTTAGTTGGGTCGGTGTCCGGAACGCTAGACCCTCAAGAGGACACCATCAATTTCAGTGACGAGACGGGCGACATACTCGACACCTACCGAGTCACTTCCGTCACTTCGGGCGTTGAGTCTTTACCGTCGGCTTCTTTTTCGCCCCAGATCATTGGCGCCGATTTGTGCGTGGTGGAGGCACGGTTTATCACGCCCAATGGTCGGCCCATCGAAGGTGTCTCTACACGCGCCAAGCTGGCCTACCCCGATGGATCGGGCGTCGGCGATAGTATTATCGAGGTTTATTCGGATGTTTACGGAAGAGTTGCTTTGCCACTCCTCCAAGGTCACCAATATATTCTCGCCATCCCGGCCATAGGCTATAATGAGACCATTGATGTGCCTAAAACGCGCTGGCTTGATCTATCGACGTGGCCAGCGACCCTGAAGGCACTATTTTCACCTTTTGGGGATGTGCCTTAAATGAACGGCCAAGTCGACGCTAGTTTGAGAATGGGCAAAGATCAGGGGCTCCGCACCAGCTACCCCTCGCCCTTCTTTGACGTTTCGCAGCAGTACGTCCCGCCGACGATCAAGGAATTGTTCAAGTGGGTCTACTTCTATTGCACGAACAACTCCTTCCTCGGACCGGCGCTCGGTAAAATTGCCCGCTACCCCGTGACCGATTTGGTTTTAGAGGATCACGATCCCCAACTCGTGAAGTTTTGGAGCACGCTCCTCAACAACACGCTCCAGATCAAAACCTTCAATATGGAGTGTAACCTCGATCTCACGAGCTACGGGAACGCGTTCGTGACGTTGCATTACCCGTTCGCGCGTCTTTTGGAGTGTTCGGCGTGTAAGCACCGTTCGCCCTGGAAGCAGGTGATGAAAAAGATCGACAACCTAGTCGTGAAGGGTAAGTGCCGGAGCTGCGGCAACCACGGCGCCATGAAGATGATCGACATTCCGTTCAAATCGGTCGAAAGCATGCGGCTGATTCGAATCAATCCGGAGTACATCGATATCAAGTACAACGAGACGACGGCTCGTCACACGTACATGTACAGCATCCCGGATCGTTTGAAGAAACAGATCATGCAGGGCGATCCCGACATCATCGAGGACACGCCCCAGATCTACATCGAGGCAATCAAGCTCAAGCGCAAAATCAAATTGGCCCACGACAACCTTTTCCATTTAAAAAATCCGACGCTGGCCGGGAAAGACATGGGTTGGGGCTTGCCGCGCATCGCGACGGCGCTCAAAGATCTGTTTCACTACTACACGCTTCGCCGCGCTCAAGAAGCCGTGATGCAAGAGCACATCGTGCCCTTCGACATCATCTTTCCCGCGGCCAACGGCAAAATGGATCCCTACACGAACACGGATCTTTCGAGCTGGAAGAAGCAGATGGAGCGCGAGCTCGCGAACAAGCGACGCGATACCAACTACAAGGCCATCCTGCCCTTCCCCGTTGGCTACCAACGTATTGGTGGCGATGGCAAAGCGCTCATGCTCACGCCCGAGATGGACTTTCTCGCGAAGTGGATCATCGGCGCCTGCGGAATTCCCCAGGAATTCGTGAGCGGCGGAACGATGCAGTGGTCCGGTTCGAGCGTTTCGCTCAGAACGCTTGAGAACGACTTCCTCCACCAGCGCACTCAACTTCTCCAGATGAATATCTGGTTGATTGAACGCGCGCGCCTTTATCTTGGCCAGGCGGCGCCAAAATCGGCCCGTTTCTCGGATTTCAAAATGGCCGACGACATGCAAAAGATGCAGCTCATGATCAGTATGGCGTCGAGCAACCGTCTCCCGTGGGAAGACATTCAGCGCGAATTTGGTCGCGACCCCGGCACCGTCCGTCAGAAACTGGAAGAAGAGTCGCAGTTTTACGGCAAGATTCAGCAGGCGGAAATGGCTCGTCAGGCCGAAGGTCAGGCGCGCGCGCAAGAAATTCAACAGCGCTACGCGGTTCGCCAGCAAAACGACCCGAATGGCCAAGCTCAGAATCAAGTGGCGGTCGACAAGGTCACGGCAGACACGATCACGGCGCTTGCGGAACGACTCGCTCAAGCGTCACCAGAAGAGCAAGAGGCTTATCTCGAACGCGTCAAGGCTCTCGACCAGGGCTTCTCAGATCTTCTGCAACGCGCACTCCAAAACCTAGCGGTCGGGCACCCCGCTGTTCCAACTAGTCAAGACGTGCAAGCGCAGCAGCAACAGCAGGAACAGGCCGCGGCCGACGATCAGCAGGCGCAGCAGCAACAACAGCAACAGCAGCAGGTGGCTGAAAAAGAACAGACCAAAGTGCAGGTCGCTCAAGTGAAAGCCGAGGCGCAAGCGAAAGCCGCCAAGACGGCCCCGAAGAACGTGACGATCAACATGACGCCGATGCCTGAGCAAAAGCCGCCGCGTCGTCAGGGAGGCGTCTAATGTCCGAGCAGTCTTACAAGACGGACAAGCCCCTTCCCGTACTGATTGCGGAAGAAAGTGCGCGTTTGAAGCGCTCGCCGCTCGTTGCAGCGCTCAAAGGCAGCGCACGCGGAACTTTGATCGCCGCGCCCTTTGGAGGCGCTTTACAAGCACTTCGGGGGCGAAACCCGCTGATGGGCGCGGCCGTGGCCGGTCTTGCCGGAGGGGCTATTACGGGCCTGAGCGCGGCCTCCCTCCAAAAGTACGAAAACGTTCGGGATGAGGCGGAGATGCGCTACATGCTCCGCAACATCGTTGCGCGTGAGCCAATGGCGGCGATGCCTCACCCAAAAGCCGCCGAAGAGGCGGTTTACGACGGGGCCTTCGCCCAGGGATTCAACAGTGTATATCGTCCGTACTGAGCGAAAGGTGTCGACCTTTTATCTCGACGATGGTCGAGATCTCAAGAGTTTCGAGGAACTGTTGAACGACCCCTCGATCAATATAATCGAGCGCAAGTATGACAAACGCTCTGAAATCGAGTTTGAGGGCGAAGCTCAAAAGGTAAACGAACGCCCGTACGTGCGCGTGGAGTATGAAATATGTTCGTTGTAGGTTTTGTGAAAGTTGCTGGATTGCGTGATGGTCTCAAAGCTGCGGCCGGCGAGACCGTGGGCAGTGCCCTGACGTTCGGCGGGGCACGTAAAGCTTTAGGCGAGCTCGGGCAATACCGTGGTCGATACAAACAACTGCTGTCGACCGGTGAGGGACGGAACGCGTTGCGAGGGGCCGCGGCGCAAAGTCTACCATCGGCCGTAGCCGCCGGGCTTTATTACAAAGGTGTCAAAAAAGTACACCGCAAGCTGCAAGAGCGAAGTCAGAACGCATACGATAGCGATCAATACGGCCAGTCCGACTTTCCGCAATCGCAATATCCATCGATGTAAAAAAAGAGGCGGTGACCGCCCCTCTTTTTGTCTCACCAAACCCGCGGTGGCGCCCCGAACGGGGAATCTGCGGAGTTGCGGCTTTGACTGTTTTGATTTTGCTGCGACCCTTGCGGCGCCTGACCATTTGGGTGATACGAGATCCCCTCGGTGTCGATACGCTGCACGGGTAGACCACGGTCCGCAGCACTCTGCATGGTCGCCCTCGTCATGCCGGCGAGCCACTCCATGAAGAACTTTGTGACCGCGAGCTGAAACGCCGTCAAGAAGCTGTAGCCCACGATGCGGCCCGCGTGAGAAGCCACGCCCACCGCGGCCGTGCCGACCTTTTGGCCAAACCCCACGATTTGCGGAATTTGCTGGGAGACTGACGGCATACCGTATATCTGCGCATTGGACTGCAGCAGAAACTGAATCTCGTAACCCGTCGCCGTCTCGACAAGCGTCGGGACGTACGAAGGTTGTTCCTCGTGCTGCTGCATGAATCGCTCGACTTTGCTGAGTTGAGGCGGTGGCGGAGCGCCAAAGCTCTTTTCGCTCTCGAACGGATTGGACTCGCTGTTGAACGCCGAAACGTTGGCGAACGGATTCTCAGGCGGACTCTTCGAGCCCTCGGGATTTTCGAATGGTGATGTGTCTGATGATTGCATGTTCCCCTCCTGCGGGTGTTAGAAATCCAGAAATCAGTTTCCGGACCTCATATAATACTTATATCTGCACTGTGTTATTATTTGCCGTGCGGTTGGGACTGCCGATCCGGGCTCCGACAGTGTAAAATGGGCGGTCTATGCGTACATTCTCAGGTGCCGACGAATTCCAGAAGCTCTCTTCTACCGTGGTCGATGCGTACAAGAGGCTCTTTCCCGTCGAGAAAAACGGGCACCGAATTGACGCGCCTAAAATCTGGCTCGATGACAAGACCACCGCGGTAGATGACTACGCCGACCAAAAAAAGGTGAAGCTCGCCGGGGGCACTTGGGGCGTGCCCGTTATGGCCTCGCTCGTCCTCAAAGATGAAAACGGTAAGGTCGTCGACCGTATCGAAAAGATCCGGATTGCCACGGTCCCGAGATTGACCCCTAGGCACTCATATATCGTCTCAGGTAACGAATACCAGGTTGCAAACCAAATGATCCGCAAGCCCGGGACGTACGTCACGGCCTCGGATAAGGGCGATACCTACAAAGGCATGGTCGTAACCCAGGGCGAGCGCCAGAAAAACTTCGACATCAATTTTGATTCCAAGACAAATCGCTACGACGTCGTCATGGGCGACAAAACCAAGGTCGGGATTCTGCCCCTACTTCACTCCCTCGGGGCCAGCGATCAAGAAATCATCAAAACCATTGGTGAAGATGTTTTCCTGGCCAACCGCAAGTATGACCGTGACGCGGGCTACCACAAGCTTGCGAAGTCGATTGCGAACGTGACGACGGACAACCGCCAGACGGCAATGGACGCGGTCAAGCAAACGGCGCCAAAGATGAAGGTCGATCCGGGCATTACGGGCATCACCCTCGGGACAAGTCACTCGGAGCTTTCCAAAGGCTTGGTACTGGACACAGCTAAAAAGATCCTCCAGGTTCACAACCACAAAGCCGACCCTGACGACGTCGAGAATCTAGTGTTTAAAGAAGTGCGGTCCGTTGAAGACATGCTGCACGACAAGCTTACGAGCAAGAAAGAAACGCAGCAGCTCAAAAATTTGATCGGTAAGCATTTAGGACGTCGGGCAAACCTCAAAAAGATGATCGACTTTCGAAAGCTCACGTCGCCCGTCGAAGCTTTCTTTAAGGGTGATGACCGCGTCAACCCGCCCGAGCAATACAATCCTATCAACATGCTGGCCGGGGCTTCAAAGCTCACGGTCATGGGCACGGGTGGTATTACGCAAGAACACGCCGTACCGGTCAATTTGCGCGAGGTTCACCCGTCCCACATTGGGTTCGTCGATCCCGTGCACACGCCAGAGGCTGACACCACGGGCTTGGTTTTGCACATGGCCGCGGGCGTGCAGAAAAATGGGCGCGAAATCAACGCGTCGGTTTACAACACCAAAACCAAAAAGCACGAGCGTTTGACTCCGCTCCAAATGTTTGGCCGCGCAGTGGCGTTTCCTGACGAGATCGTCGACGGTAAGTTCAAAAACCCGAGCGGTGTCAAAGTTCAGCATCGCGGCAAGGTGATGGTCGTCCCCAGCGGCAAGGTCGACGGCGTACTGGCCACCCCGATCGGCCTCTTCTCGCACTCCTCCAATCTCGTGCCGTTCCTCAAGAACAACCAGGGCACGCGTACGGCCATGGCGGCAAAACAGCTCGGCCAGGCGCTGCCGCTGATCAACCGCGAAGCGCCTCACGTGCAAACGGAGCTCGTCAAAGGGCAGACCTTCCAGGAGGCGATCGGAAAGCAGTTCAGCGTAGCGGCGAGTAAGAACGGCACGGTCAAGGCCATCGGTCCCGATTACATCCAGATCGATTCCGAGAAGATTCCGCTCTACAACAACTTCCCGCTCAACCAAAAAACGTATATCCACCACACGCCCACCGTGAAAGTGGGCGACCGGGTCAAGGCCGGCCAGTTGATTGCGGATTCAAACTTCACCAAGGGCGGATCCTTGGCGCTGGGCACAAATTTGAAGGTCGCCTACCTCCCAATCCCGGGCCACACCTTTGAAGACGGGATCGTCATCACGGAGTCGGCGTCGAAGAAACTTTCGGCCGAGCAAGTGATCAAACACTCTTTTCAGCCCGAAGCCGGACGGTTTATTGTTAACGGCAGTAAGTGGGAGTCCTACCACGGCCGCAAGATTCCCTTGGACGCGCGCAATCAGCTGGGCGAAAACGGCGTCATCAAAAAAGGTGCCCGCGTGAAGCCCGGCGACATTTTGATCGCGGGCCTTGCCAACAACACGGGCTCGCTTGCCAACAAGACGCTCCAAAAACTCAACAAGGCGCTGGCCGTGCCTTGGGCTGACGCGGCCGTGAAGTACACGGGCGAATATCCCGGTATCGTGACGGACGTGAATAAAAACTCGGACGGCCACCACGTCTACGTCAAGACCATTGAGCCCGCGCGCGAGTCTGATAAGCTTTCGGGCGTACACGGGAACAAGGGCGTAATTTCGAAGGTCATACCCGATAGCGAAGCGCCCCGCACCGCCGACGGACAGGTGCCCGATATGTTCTTGAACCCCCACGGCGTCATCAGCCGAATCAATCTTGGGCAGATCTATGAATCCGCCGCCGGGAAGATTGCGGATAAGACGGGAAAACCTTACGTTGTAAAAAATTTCGACTCTGAGCCGACCAACACCAAGATTATCGCTGATCTGAAAAAAGCGGGCCTGACCGACACCGAGACACTCTACGACCCGAAAGGGAACAAGCTTGGCGAAGTGAGCGTCGGGATTCCGCACATCATCCGTCTGGCCAAGACGGGGAAGTCCGGCTTCTCGGCGCGGACGCCCGGTTCTGGTTACGATCGCAACATGCAGCCACTCCGTCGTGGTGAGTCCGGAACGAAGAGCGTCGACGCGCTCGCTTTTTACTCGATGCTCTCCCACGGTGCCAAAAAGAACCTGCACGATGCGCACATGAAATCCGAGCGCAACGATGAGCTCTGGGATCACCTTTCGACCGGAAAGCCTCTGCCGCCCCCGAAGACCACCTTCGCGTTCGACAAGTTTTTGGGCCTTCTCAAAGGCGCCGGCATCAACGTCACGAAGAATGGTTCGAATTTTGGAATCTCGCCCCTCACCGACAAAGAGACCTTGAAACTCTCAAACGGTGCCGTCGATAACTGGCAGTTTGTTCGGGGCAAAGACATGCAAGAAATTAAAGGCGGGTTCTTTGACCGCGCCAAGACGGGTGGCCTCGATGGCGGCGGGTACACGCACATTGACCTTCCCGAACGGCTCCCGAACCCGATTTTCGAAGGCGCCATCCGCAACCTCACGGGCTTGAGCAAACCTCAATACAACGACTTGATCGCGGGAAAGCGGTTTCTAGGCAAGGACGGTAAGATCACCGATAAAACGTCGCCAGGGTACGTCACGGGTGGGGAAGCCATTTCGCATTTGCTTAAAGGCATCGACGTCGAGCAGGAAATGAAAAATGCGAGCGCTTTGCTTAAGTCGAGGGCCGCGAAGCCCGACACGAAAGCTACGGAGATCGATTCGCTCAACCGTAAGGTGCGCTACCTCGCGGCACTGAAAGAGCTTAACCTCAAGCCCACCGACGCCTACACGCGCTCGACCGTGCCCGTCGTGCCGCCAAAGTTTCGCCCGATCGAGGAGTTGCCTGGAATCGGGCGGTCGGTATCGCCGTCCAACTACCTTTACCAAGGTCTTGGTATCCTTGCCGAGGCGCACAAGTACCCGGTCATGAAATACCTCGACGATAGCGAAAAGGCCCAGCTCCGCCAGGAGACTTACAAACAAACGCGCGTCATCTCGGGACTGGAGGCTCTTTACCCCCGGGGTAAGGACCAGCCGGCCGAAGGCTTCTTGCAGCAAATCTCGAACAATCAGCCCAAGCAGGGTTTCTTCCTCAACAAATTAATCACGAAGAAACAAGATCTCGTGGGCCGCGGCGTGATCACCAACGGACCGGATCTTCACGTGGATGAAATCGGCATCCCGGAAAAAATGGCGTGGAGCATCTTCAAGCCATTCATCGTCAGCGAGTTTGTTAAAGCCGGCTACGCCCCCGTAGACGCGCGCCAAGAGGTGGAGAAGAAAACCGTCCGGGCCCGGCAGCAGCTTGAGGCCGTGATGAAAAAACGCACGGTCATGATGAACCGGGCGCCGTCGCTCCACAAATTCTCGATCATGGCCTTCAAGCCACAACTCACGGACGGTTTAGCGATCAAGGTGCCTCCGCTCGTCTTCAAAGGCTTCAACGCCGACATCGACGGGGATGCGGTCAACATTCACGTGCCAATCTCCCAGGAAGCGCTGACCGAATCGCACAAGATGCTGCCGTCGAACAACCTCTGGAACCCCGGCACCGGCGAACTCATGCTCGTTCCTTCGCAGGAAGCGGCCATCGGGCTCTACCTTCTTTCTCAAAACCCCGAGGGACGCGCGCGGATCAACAAGCTCTTGCCGAGCGGCTTTCACGTGACCAAGCAGCTCAACAAGGCCGGCGCGCGTGAGTTCTTCAAAGACCTCGCTAAAAAAGAGCCGAACAAATTTGCGACCCTCGTCCAGGAGCTCAAGAACCTGGGCGACCAGCACTCGTACCAAACCGGGTTTTCGGCCAGCATCAAAGATTTGCAGGTCGATAATAGAGAGCGGGACCGTTTGTTCGCAATGGCCGATCGCGCGGTCGCGGCCCTTCGTAAGAAAGAAAAAGCCGGAGTGGGACTTGACGCCAAGATCTCCGAAATTTACGAAAAGGCCGCCACGCAGGCTTACGAGACTTCAGGCAAGAAGCAATTGAAGGACTCTGGGTCGAGTTTTTACCGCATGGTGGAATCCGGCGCCAAGGGTAACGATTTGCAGCTGCGGCAAATGGTGACGGCACCCGGGATCCTCGTGGATTCCAAAAACCGCAAGGTGCCCGTCCCCGTGAAGAACAGCTACGCCGAGGGTCTGACTACCTCCGACTATTTCATCGCGTCTTACGGTGTTCGCAAGGGCATGATGGACCGGACGCTCCAAACGTCGAAACCCGGCGCGCTCAATAAAGACATCTTGGCAGCAACGGTCGACAACATCATCACCGTTGATGATTGCGGAACGAAAAAAGGTCTGAAGCTCCCTCTCGACCGAACTCAAGATATCTATGATCGGTACCTGTCGCGGGATCAGCACGGCTACGCTCGCAACACGCTGGTGACTCCACAGGTGCTGTCGAGCCTGCGTAAGAAGGGGGCTAAGACCGTTGACGTGCGCACCCCGCTCGAATGCATTGCTCCCAAAGGCACGTGCGCCCGTTGTTTTGGTATCGACGAACACGGCGCTAAACCTTCGCTCGGGGACAACATCGGGGCCAAGATGGGGCAGGCAATGTCTGAACCCGTCACCCAGTTCACGATGCGAACCTTCCACACGGGCGGCGTGGCCGGCGCGGCAACGGTGTCCGGATTTAACCGCGTCAACCAGCTCGTCAATCAGCCGGCCCACCTGGCACGGGAAGCCACGATGGCCACCAACGAGGGCAAGGTGTCCAAGATTACGAAAGCGCCCGCCGGCGGACACGTTATCGAGGTCGGTGACAAGCGCTACACCACTCACCCGGATCTGAAACTGAACGTGAGAGTCGGCGACCGGGTCAAAGTTGGCGACAACATGACCGAAGGGGTCACCAAGCCCCAGAACTTGGCGAGGTACAAAGGTCTCGACGCCGCCCAGAACTACATCGTGGACGAGCTTCAAAACACGTACGCGGGCCAGGGCGTGAACATGCACCGCCGTGTCTTTGAGACCGTGGTTCGCTCCGTTGCGAACAACACGCAGGTGCTCCACGCTCCAAAGCACATGAACGTGCTTCCGGGGGACGTCATGCCCTACACGACGGCCAAGCACTACAACGAGCAGCGCGCTAAAAAGGTCCACGTCGAAGATTCTGCGGGTTATCACCTTCAGAACAACGTGGGCAAGCTGCCGGCCCTTCACGAGATCCAGGACAAGGACATCCCTTACCTCAAGGCGGCGGGCTTCCGTAATGAGATCGACGTGCTCAAAGATCCGTTGCTTCACAAGCCAATGATCAAGGCGATCACCGAGATTCCGTTTACTAAGAAAAATTGGATGGCTCAGCTCGGGTATCGTAAAATTAAGAATACGTTGACCGAGGGCGCGGCGCAGAACTGGTCGTCGGACGTGGCCGACAATCACCCGATCCCTGCGTTCGCTCACGGGGCGTCGTTCGGTAAAAAGAAAGAGACATACTGATGTTTAGTAGTGGATTTGAGAAGACGGCAGGGTTCTTCGGCGACATGACGGCTAAGGCGGGTCAGGTGTTTAAAGGCGCGCCCGCCGCGGCCGCAGGCGCGGACGTTGCAAAAAAATCACCGGGCATGGTGTCGGGCTTGATCAAGAAGCACCCGTTCATGGCACTCGGCGGGACCGTGCTTGCCGCCAAGGCATTCTCCGGGCCGAAGGAGCCGCCACCTCCCCCGCCCCAGATCATTCAGTACTAATTGGCAGTTTTTGAGATCAAGCTTTTCCAGCCGTACGCCGTGGCAACATTGATGCCGAGCTTACGGGCGGCGGAAGGGACGGATTTTGATTCTTCCGCCAAGAGTCTCGCAAATTCCTTGCGGACTTTTTCGGAGTAGCTGCGCTTAGGAGATCTTTTGCGTAATGTCTTGATGTTCCCCGCCGTGCTCGCGGCAATGCTCTCGGCAGGTTGTTCTTGTTTGTCGCTCGGGTCTACGCCCAACGAAGTCAGCGTCGATTTGACGCCCGCCTGCGGCTCTAGCTTTTTTAAAAGCAGCAACACGTCGTCGAGCACGCCAACTTGTTGCAAATCGTTCAGTGCCATCGAACCAAGCGTCGACCGAACGGCATTCTTGAGTTTGAGGACCTGGGTACTTTGTAGCATGTGAATTTCCTTTCGCTTGCGCGTTTGTGGGATGGCTATACACCAGTCGCGGCCAAAGGGAATAGGTAAAATAAAAACACCGACGTAAAAATGTGCCCTCGCGGGCACGGGGGGCCTCACGGGCCCAATAAGGCGCAGGTCGCGTCATGTGTGGTAGCTGGACGCGAACCAGGTCTCTCTTTGAAACGATAGTCTATGGTCTTACGGGCAACCCCCAAGAAAGCCTATGGGCTGGGGTGAACCAACGTGAACAAGGCCGACCGTGCGAGAATTACCATAGAGACTGTAGACAAACGACAAGTCGTTTTTCGCCAAAGGAGACTGCGCCTTGAGCGACAACTGCTTGCTTAATTGGACGGAACACCGCGAAGCGAACTTAGCGGTTCAAAGAAACAAACGTCTGTCTGTGTGCGAGAGAATGCAAGATGAACAGTCTTCGCGTACGAAGCTGTAAATCTCTACCAGTAAACATATACCCGGAATCTAAGACATTTGGCGCTTAAAGAAAACCCGCCTCCGGGTAAGCGGGACGGGTTTCTTCCGAGGAACTAGTGAGCTTGGCCCACGGGGAGCTCTTGCTCCTCGACTTCTTCCTCTTCTTCGAAATCTATCCCGTCGTCATTTTCGTCTCTGGGATTAAATTCATCATCTTCTTCTTCCACCTCAAACTCGATCTCCTCCTCTTCGGGCTCTTCGTCTTGATCGAGGTCGGTATCATCGACTTCTTCGTGCTCGAATTCCTCGGTCACTTCGGTGTCTGCGTCGTCGTCTTTAGCCATTACAGTCCCTCCTTGGGTTTAAACGTTACTAGAACGGAATCTCTTCGTCTGCGCTAAAGTTGGGTGAATTTCCAAAGTCGTGGTCGACGTTGGACCTGGAATTGTTCGACTGGCCGCCCCCGCCCTCTTTGTTGGACGACAGGAATTGAAAGCCCGAACATTGAACTTCGGTCGTGTAGCGTTTCTGGCCCTGCTGGTCTTCCCACGAACGGGTCTGCAGCTTGCCTTCGACGAAAAGCATGCTGCCCTTTGTCGCGTACTTACCAATCACTTCGGCCTGTTTGCCCCAGACCACGATGCGGTGCCATTCGGTCTTTTCCTGTTTCTGCCCGTCCTTCGTGGTGTATTTTTCGCTGGTTGCCAGGCTGAGCTGCGCCATCTGCGAGTCCCGCACTTGCTTCACTTCGGGGTCAGCCCCGAGGCGCCCGACGAGAATGACCTTGTTTACTCCTGACATGTGTCCTCCTGTGTTTTGAGGAGAAAACCTCCTCAAATAGCTTATATCGAATATCTGTAAAAATTTTTCTCCACATGCTAGCCTTTGGCAATGGCAAATGAGTGGTCACAGTATGAGGGCGGCCTGGACCGAACAGGGCTCGCCTGCATTGGACGAATTACGCACGTCGACTCCAGTGCTCGCACCGTTCGGGCCAAAACGTTCGGCCTCCAAAACACCGACGATTTGGATCTGTACGGCGTCAAGATCTTACACAGTCAGTGGCACCTTGACGGGGACGAAGACGTTTCAATCCCGCGCGAAGGAAGCTACGGCGTCATTTTATTCGTAGGCCCCGACTCGTATTGGCTGGGCGCGTCGACCATGCAGATGAGTGATGGCGAGACGCAAAGAGACAATCAAGTCGAATTGCTGCCTGGTGACCGTGTCTTCAAAACCACCGCCAATAACCGGATCATCCTTCGCACGGGTGGGACGGTCGAAGTCCAGTCCACTCTACTTTGTCGAACCTTTTGGCTACCGTCGGAAAATTTAATAAGTGCGGTTTGCCAGAATAGCGAGCTCGAAACCGCGGGCGGCTACCTTTACTGGAACCTCGACAACGATGACGAAACGACAAACCTTTCTTTTAAAGCTTGGGAGTCAAACAATCCAAGCAACGCGGTTTCTGTCGATGTTGGCACCGTACCCGCTGTAAATGACGAAGCCGGTGGCGGCAGTATTGAAGGGTTTCCCGCTAGCGACCTAATCTTGGATATCCGTCAGGGCGCGGTCGATGAAAACCTAGACTTCAAGCCGCGATCGTTTCGCATGTCGATCAAAAAAGACGGGTCGACCTACCTCGACATTGGTCCGGGTAAATTTTCCATGAAGATTGATGCCGCAACCGGTGACGTGCAGTTTCAGACCCAAGGCAAACTGTCCGGCCAGGTGACGGGCGACGTGCAGTTAAACGCCCAGGGTGACGCCACGGTGCAGGCCGGAGGAAAGGTCAGCGTCACGGCGGGTGGAGACGCTTCCGTGGACGCCACCGGTGACGTCGCGGTCAAGGCGGGCGGTAACGCCAAGATCGACGCGAGCAAGATCATGCTCAACGGCAGTTCTGGGCAGGTGCTTACTACTGTGTCGAGCCCTTTGGTTGACAACATCACGGGCGCCCCTTCAATGGGTGTCGAAACTGTGACGGCTGGCTAATCGTGCTCAACGCCGACGCCTGGGCAAGCACTCTGCAGGGAATTCTTAGCGGGAAAGAGTGTTCGGGCCCCAGTCTGCCCGATCTTTGCAAAGCCATCGGCACCGGTAGCGTCATGCACTTGGCCGGCAAGACCTTCCAGACGATTGACGTCGGTACCACCGTTGGCGCGGGCGTTGGAACCGGGGCTGGCCTATCTGGTGTTGTTCCGGACACCGTGGCCATGACCATCGCGTCCACCGCTAAAGGTCTTTTCAAAACCGACGGCGGCCCGAAGCTCCAGGACATCTGCGACGCCATCGCCCAGTGCCTCGTACAGCAGCTCGCCACGATCACGCTCACAAGCGCCCACGCGCCTGTTTTCGTGGGCGCAGGCACGGTCGTGCCGGGCAGCATACCCGTCGTCGGCGAAGCGTGGGGATCGGCGATCGCGGGCGCCTGCAGCTTCAACGGACCGCAGTGGCCAAACTTTGCCAAGGCCATCGGTATGGGCTGCGCCGCAGGTCTTGCCACGGCGACTGGCGCGGTCGTGATCTTGGGCTCGCCGGCCATCCCCGTTCCCGTACCTGGGGCCGGGGCGGGCACCGGGGCTTTAAGCTAAACACTTTGATATGGGCCACCTGGCTCATCGTGGTAAAATAACGACGTCTACGCTACTTTTAAGGAGTCAACTTAATGGCTGGTCTTGAGAACCTGTTTGCCGTGGAGCCTCAGCTTCCGAACGTTCAGCGAACGAAATTGCCAGAGAATGTCGAGAAGTGGGCCGAGGTCATCACGACGCTTATGCGCGAACAGTTCCCAGACATCTCTAAATTGCCGCTGACGGTCGAATTCAAGAAAAAAGACGACCAGACCGGAACTGCCATCGGAGCCGTCCACGTCGTGTCGCCGGACGTCGGCAAATCGTGCTTCGTGCCGCTCGTCATCGAAAAATTCCAAATGCACCCGCTCGACGTGTGGATGGAAAAAGACACGCAGGCCGTCCACCCCCTGACGCTCGACACGTTCAAAGAGCTTTTCTTCGTGAGCTCGCTCTCCGACGGGCTCGACCCCCGGCCCGCGGATCAACCCGGCCAATTCTTTAGCGATCAAGCCATGTGGGGGAGCACCTACGCCCCCCAGGGTCACCGCTACGCCTACGCGTCCGCCGGATACAACATGCTCGACCAAATCGCCGACACCATGAGCGCCGAGGATTTGGAGAAATTCAAGGACACGCTGCGGCAAGAGCCCATGCTTCTCCAAAAATTCGCGCGCCACGGCCACAAGGAAATTATCCAAAAGCTCGCGGCCAAGCAGGGCAAGCGAAACCAAAAAGATTACGCGGCCGAAGTACGAAAGCTCATTCCCGCGGCCGCGGTCGACATCCAGAGGGAGAGTAACGACAAATACTCGCTCCTGACGATGGGCGAAAAGACGTATGATCTTCAAGACCAACTTCGCCTGAACCGCCAAGGTTGCGAAGAATACCTGGCCAAGATCATCGACAGACCAAAAGACGCGATGGGTGAGATTGACCGCGTTGGCGAAAAGTTCCTCGTCGTCAAGCCGGTCACCAGCGGCAACGTTTGGCTTTTTGACCGCGAAGAAAAGTCTGCGGTGAGTGTCGACACGTTTGGGTGCTACACGGTTCAGAGTCGCACCGGTTCTCAGTTTGAGGCCGCCGTCATTCCCGACGTCGTTGACTTTAGTGGCAACCGCATCAGCGGGAAAGTTGTTCTGTCCGAAGTTCAGAGTTCTTACCAGAAAGACGTGGCCGGCATCCCGGCGCCCCAGTCGAGCCGCTTGAAGCGCATTCTGCGCCCGAGCAACCCGGCCGTAGGTCAGCGTGGAACATTTATCTACGTCGGCGCTGAAAACAAAGCGATCGCCACGATCCCGGTCGTGATCAAGAGCATCGAAAACTTTGACCTCCTGTCTGTGACCGATGACCACGGACGTAGCTTTCAGGTGCGTCGCGGCTACGGCAGCAGTTTTGGCCGCGAGGGCGAACACGGCTACGTGTCCGAACACTTCCGTGACAAAAAATCGCTCGAATCGCTGGGCTTCACGACGCCGCGGAAAGACTACTTCATTATTCCGTCCAAGATGCTCTGGATCCCCACCGAAGCCATGTCGGACGTTTGCTCAACCTCGACCGAGTGGATGGAAAAGACCGCCATGCAGCGTATGGACGTCGATCCCGTCAACGTCCGGTTTACGGGAACGGTGTATGAGTTCTCGGGGGCCGGGCTGCCCAAGCTTGCGTGTAGCCCGCGCGAAACAAAACTCCTCCTTCACAACCTTGGCGCGGACCATGAAAAAATTGCCAAAGTCATGGAGCGGGCCAAGCGCCGCGGTAAATGCTCGGTTCACGGCACCAGCAAACTTGAGTCGTCGGAACGAACGAAAGAGCGCGTGAAAGAGGCGCATGTAAAAATTGCCAAGGCATGCGAAGTGCTCCGCAAGACTTTGATTAAAGAAGCCGCAGAGATTGAAGATACGGCGACGGTCGATACGCTCCTCGCGTTGAAGTTCCTCAATCCGGACAACTTGGCCCGGTTCGTGTCCTACGTACCGGTGCTCGACAAGGCCGCCGACTTCCTGGCGGAACTCACGCTGAGCTCAAGACTCGGCCTCAAACAGATCAATCAGGCGGCCACCGCCGGCGCCATGACGAAAATTCTTGAGGTGATCGGCGGGCTCAAGAAAATTGAAGGGTCGATGAAAAAGCCGACCACGAAGATGGGGTAGTCCGTGTTCACGGCTGGGTTTAACAAGACGGCCGCGTTTTGGCCCTTCAACTTAAAAGAAAAAGACGAGCAAAAGAAGCGAGAAGCCAGGGAAGCTTTCGATTACGAGCTCGATACTTTTCATTTAGGGGCTGAAAAAGACGGGTTGCCGGTAACGAGGGCGGATACCGCAGATTGGCATAAAGGCATCGAAGACAAGCGGGGCCTCGTTGAGGGGCATAAACACGCTCAGAAGCACATTTCGGCCTGGTGGCGAGACAAATACGATCAGCGCTATCAAGAGGCTATGAAGAGAATGAAGACAACTAAGAAAAGTCAGTGGCCACCGGTAACCTGTTACCACCACGACCATTCCAAGAAAGAGAAATAGCCGATGTTTTCTCAAGGCTTTGAAAAAACTGCCGCTGGTTTTATTCGTGATCAGATCCGCGAAGGTGGCATTGCTCGTCGCACCCTCGGCGCCGTCGGCCATCACTTCGACCGCAACGACATGCGCTACATCGGCGGGGCGGCCGCCACGGGGGCTGGTGTGAACGCGTACGCGCAGATGACTCATCCAGACCGTAAAAAGAAAAGCCGGGCGTAAACAATGTTTGTGAGGGGTTTTGAAAAAACCGCAGACGCCTTGAGTGCTCCGGGCCCTTCTTCGGCCACGCCCGCAACCCCGGCGCCCTCGGACGGTGCTGAAAAACCCGAACGTACGCCCCAGGTGCCCAGGCCATTCATCGGCAGCATCGGCCCCGGTATCATCGCTGGAACCGCGCAAGCGCCGATCGTTCGGACGTATGTGAATCTGGTGCGACGTCGAAAAAAGAAAAAGAAGACCAAGAAGAAGCGTTAACGCATCTGCTCTGGCGCGCCTCTCGACACGGCGTGCAACTTATGTAAAGCTTTCATCTAATGAGCTTGCCGTTTCAAAAGCACCTAGAGTGGCTTTGTCTTGAGGGCATGACCCGCAACGACATCACGCGTTTTTACGGAAACGTGCAATTGCCTATTCCCACCGACAAAGATATTGAGACGGCCGAAGATTCGGTTAGCCAGCTCACCCTGCCGCCTGCGATCAAACGTAACATGAGACGCGGAATCTTCAAAATCGAAGATTCGCCCATTTGGGACAAGTACGGCTTCGGCGATCTCCACCGCTGGCGGTGCTACCGCGGAACGAAAAGTCAGACAGATGTCGCCAGAGCGTGGGAAATGGTGGGGAAAATTCTCAACCACCCGGTCATGCGCATCTCAATCGACGCCTGCCTCATCTCGCACATGGAAGAAGAAAAGATGATCGTCTTGTTGCCGGCGCAGTACCATTTGCCGATCAACGAGCGGGCCCTCGATCTCTACCGCCGCTACTTCGCGGCATTCGAGGACTTTGACCGGGCGGCCTGGAGTGACTACCTCAACCGCATCCGGGAAGACGGGTTTGTCTATTCCCGTGTTTTTGCCGCGCTGACCAAACCCCGCGCCGAGGTCATGCACCTCTGCGGTCTCCCCACCGAGCGGCAGTTTTCCGATTTCTTGAAGAACGTGCTTGCGACGTCGAGTTACAAATTTGACTACTACATGCGCCAGAACAGCCCGGATGGTGACACCGAAGCCCGGCGCTGGGCCAAGGTCGGCTTCGAAGCGGGCGAGAAATTCGAGAAGTACGGCGCCGGCGACGTCACCGACTTTGCGAAGCTGGTCCAGACCGAATTCGAGTACGTCGATTCGGACATCAAGACCTTGTCCCCTGAACAGGCGGATCAGATGCGACCCGCTCAGCTCGACGGAAAAGTCGACGGCAAGCCCGGCTAATCTTTAGACTTCGTGGTATGGGTCCTCTAAAGGAAGGGGATCCATCATCATGAAACTGCATTTTTTCCCAGAGTATTACCAGGGTATCCGTAAAAGCGTTCACCACGAAAACGTCACATCGAAGCTGTTCGCCAAAATTGGACGTGCCATGTTTGAAGGCACAGAAGCTTATCGCGAGGGACGAGCCGACGCTGAAGCATGCGAGCCAATTATGGATCGGGAGCGCAACAGTTTAAAAGATCCGCAAGAGCGAACTATTTTCAGTCTCATGGTTCACGACTCAAACGTTTGCCGGTCCGCGGTTATTGTTGAGGCGTGCGAACGTCACTCCAATAATTTAATTTACGTGTTCAACACCAAATTCATGAATGCCTTAAGTCGCATGGATGTCGAAATTAGGCCTGAACTGTTGCCCGACAAACCATTTTACGCGTACTTCGCTTGGAAGCCAGGGGTTGTGGCCGATGTTGACGGAGAAGCCATTACCGGGGCGTACGTCAGTATTTTGAAGCCGCGGCCGAATGATTCCGAAAATTTGCAATCCGCCGACCTTGTTTTCAGAGCCGCCGCGATCCCAATCTCCGGTCTTCAAGGGGCTCTCTTCGGCGACCTAAGCTCTGTCATCGCCCCAATCAACTTTGCTACGCGCTTAAGTGCCGGTCTGGATAAAATCGATTTTTCTCGAACGGCTGGATTTGATTTGGGCCGCCGTCCGTTGCCCGATGAAGGAAGGCTTACAGAACCTATGTGGCGTACAATCCTCAACGCCGCCATGTATCTCCACTCGCTCAATCCCGACGTGACCCACATGAAACCCGTGCATCAGCAAACGGCCCGGGAGCAAAAAGACGCGCGAAAGAATGGGTTTGATCTCAACAACACGCGTCACCTGATCCGGTACGTGAGTTGGAACTACGGCAAAGACCGGGAATATAGCGTGGATGGCACGACCGTGCGGACTCACCTCAGGTGGCAGCCGTGCGGGCCGGGACGGGGGCAAACGAAGCTCATTATGATCAACGAGCACGAGCGGAAGTATAAAAAGAAAGAGGAGTCGAAATTACTTTAGATGTACTAAAATTGAGTTTTTGGAGGTTTCCCAGTGTTTGCAGCCGGATTTGAAAAAACTGCCGTATCGGCAAAATGGATGGGTGCCCGTTCGGCCGGGGGTGTCGCCACCCGGGCTGGATTTGCGCGCGGAAGCGCCGGCCACGCTGAAGCAACACGCTTAGGCGGCGAGTTGTTTGATAAGATGGGTAAGAAACCACTGAGTGCCCTCAAACGGCTCAAGAGTGATGTTGCAAAGCCAGGCGGCGCGCAAGCTAGCCTTGCTGAGCTGAGAGAGGCTCATAAAACGTTTGTTAGGTAGTGATGTGTTAAGCGGGGCTCTGCGCCCCGCTTGTTACTTTTTACCTTCATCCGGCGTCAATACTTCTTCAACGGGTTCCGCCCAGTCTGCAGGCATGACGGTCAACGAGGCGTTGAAGCTTTCGATGCAGAGTGCGCAAAGGACTACGGCCGACCCGGCCATACGGTTTGGGTAGGACAGCTCGACCACCGCGCGGTAAAAGTTCTGGCAGGCGGAACACTGGACGGGTTCGGTAATCCGACGGGCGACGTGAAATTTGAACATCGTCATTAAGCGATCCTTTTAAAAATCTAATAATAGGCTGATGGCGTCATTTTCGCTACCATCGACCCATGAGTGAGAAAAATTCGAATGATCTCATGGAGGCCGAGCTTGCGGCCGCCGAAGAGGCCGAGCAGGAAACTCCTGAGCAAACCAACGAAAAGGCCGAAAAGAAGCGCCACTTCAGCGTCAAGTCGCTGCCTTTTGGAAACTACGTCAAGCAACACGTGGTCGCGAAGAAGGCGGATTGGGTTCATAACCTCGTCTACCTCGACGGCGCCAAATTCGACTTTAACGGCCGTGAGTATCTACAGCCCATCTACAACGGCAAGTTTCCGCGCCTGTTGCTTAAGTTCTCGCGGCAGTGCGAGAAATCAACCTTCCTCGCAAACAATCTGATCGTCGAATCAGCGGTCACCCCGTACCGCAAGTCCGTCTACGTCTCCCCGTCCTACCTGCAGACGCGTCAATTCTCCGCCGGCAAGCTCACGCCTTGGATGGAAGACTCACCCGTCATCAGCAAGTACTTGCTCTCGACCAAGGTCTCAAGCCAAGTGTTCGAGAAGGGGATGACGAACGGGTCCATGATGTTTCTGCGATCCGCATTCCTCAACGCCGACCGCGTCCGGGGACTCTCGGCCGATCTCCTGGCGATCGACGAGATCCAAAACATGATCTCCGCCAACCTTCCTGTCATCATGGAGGTCACATCGCACTCCAACAACCCTACGGCGGTCTTTGCCGGCACACCCTTAACCAACGACAACCTCATCGAAGAAACGTGGCTGGAGTCCTCCCAATGCGAATGGCTGGTCCGCTGTAGACGCCATGACCCGGTCCATTTCAACTTTCTCGACGAGCGGTGCATTGGCCGCGAGCACCCCATCTGCAACAAGTGCGGGAAACGCATCAATCCGTCCGATGGCCTGTGGGTCGCTTTCTCCGACCGCCGGGACACCATGGGCTTTCATTTGAATCAGATCATGGTGCCTTGGATGCAATCTGGGGATAAGTGGAAGGAGATCGTGTGGAAGATGGACACGTATTCCAAAGGTCAGTTTTATAACGAAGTCTTGGGCATCTCCTACGACTCGGCCTCAAAGCCCGTCACTCGGACCGAGATCATCGCCTCGACGTCGTCCGACTGGCCCATGCGTACCGCCCCCGACGAGCTCACCCACAACTGGCAGCTCGTCATGGGAGTCGACTGGGGCACGGGCTCCGACGGCTCCGAGCGCGACGAGAAGGGCCGCCTCCGCACGGCGTCCTACACGGTCGTTTGCATTGGTGCCTACGTTAGGCCCGGCAAATTCCACCCCTTCTTTTACCGCCGTTACCTTGGCGACGACGCACTCCCCACCAACTGCATCGGCGACATCATTCGCCTCGCCAAAGCTTTCAACGTCCAATTGATTGGCTCCGACTGGGGTTTTGGATGGGCGGCCAACGATCAGCTCGAAGCCGCCTTCGGAGCCCACCGGGTCATCAAGTACCAATACGTCGGTATGCAGCGTGAACGCATGCGTTACGATCCAACCGCCCACAAAGTGACGATCAACCGGACCGAGGTCATGTCGGATTTCTTTGCCGACATCAAAAAAGGCCGGTTCATCTTTCCGCCTTGGGAGCAGTCCCAGACTTACCTGGTCGACATCGAACACATCTTTGCCGAAGTGTCCTCGACCGGCATTCTTCGCTACGACCACAAGAAAACTGAGCCCGACGACGCTGCGCACGCAACCATCTTCGCAAAGGAGACGGGGGACAAACTCATCGGCATGTGGTAGAAAAAGGAACGACCTGCATATATGCAGGTCGTTCAATAAACAGTACCCGCGGGAGATTTAATGGCCAAGAAAGTTGCAGCAAAGAAACCAGTGCCTAAAAAACCGGTGGTCGCCCCCAAGCCGGCATCATCACTCAAGCGCGGAACCGTCGCGTGGTACGAAGATTTGTTTAAAAAAATGGTCTACGACCCGGGCAAAGAGGCGCAGATCGCGGAGCACGCTAAAATTATCCTAAAGGGGCTGGATCGTTACAACGCCCTCGAAAAACAAACGGGCGTTCCCTCGGAGCTCATCGGCTGCATCCACATGATGGAGGCGACGTGTAATTTCAAAGCCTACCTCGGAAACGGCGAGCAGATCATTGGGACCGGTCGCAAATCTAAGCTGGTGCCGAAGGGCCGCGGACCTTTCAAAACGTTCGAAGCCGGCGCACTCGACGCCCTCAATCTACTGGGTTTGCTGGACATCAAAAATTGGAGTTTAGGTCTCGTGCTCCAATACGCCGAGAAGTTCAACGGCCTTGGCTACTTGCTCTACCACCCGGAAGACAACTCCCCCTACATCTGGGCGTGCACGAACATGAACGACGGTAAAGGCAAGTATGTCAAAGACGGCAAGTACGACAAGCACGCGCCGACGGACGAGCAGGTCGGTGTCGCGGCCATGTTCAAGTGGCTCGCCGACAACAACCACATCACGCTCAATCTGGCTTAATCAATTTGAGGTGAGACCCAGGCACCGCCACGCTCTGGGTCTCTTCGATTGGGCACGTCAGCGCGCAGACCGGGTGCTCTTTACCAGTTTCATCCGGGATTCCGAGCATCTCGAACACCTTATTGAATTCAAAATAAAACCCGCCGTCACCCTCGGACATATGCACGACGGGAATATCGCCGTGACCCTGATCTCTCAAGATCGTCAATTGCTCAATGGCTGCATCAACCGTCATCAACCCTTTTGGCTGGCCGTCCATATCAGTACCCAACGAACGGACTGACCTCGTTGGCCGAGTCCCAGATGAGGTCGACGTTTTTTGCCGTAGTTAGTCCCGTGGGACTGATGTACGGACGGCCGAGGTCGGCCAAGTCGGCGAGACTCACCTCAAGGCGGTGCTCCGTGTCTGATTCGTAGACGAGCTCGGAGCAGTACAATGCCTCGACACCGAGCGTAAATTTGACGTCGTAGGCGGCGTTGATAAAACTTTTGCAGGTCGGCACGATCACGTCTCTCACGTAGGCCAAGTCCCAATCGCGGCAGCGGTAAATGGCCACGCGCTCGGCTTCTTTGCACATGTCGAAGAACATGGATTTGGTGTAGTTGAGGTGGGTCATCTCGGACACCTCCCACTCTTCGCCCTTGTCGACGCAGAGCCCCGCGTGGGTCCACTTGCCCGGAATAATCTTCGAGGTCAGCTTCTTTGTGTCGATCACGACGATGATGTCGCCGGTCTGAAGCTTTTGGTAACCCCGGTGGTACTTCCAACCCCTGAAGCTCGTGTAGTAGGTGGTAAAGCGCACGAAAGGGATCACGTCCATCACGAGCCAGTGGTAAAAGGCCGTGGACATGACCCAAAACATAAACCGACGGTAGAGGCTAAAAAAAAACTTCTTCATGCCCTAATTATACCTAGGATCTCGGGCCGGACCCATCCTTTTTCACCGGTTCCGCCACCTCGGCAAACGCCTCTTGCTCGTCCGCGGCCACTAAGCATTCTAGTTCGTTTTCAGAGATGTCCGTGAGCGTTCGTGAGCGCGAGGCGAAATTCGAAGACGTTATTTTGGGATCGTATTTCAAAACGATCCCCGACGTGAATTGAAGCAGAATCTCTTGACCAGGGAAGGCGTTGTTTGCGGCTAGGTGAAGCCGGCGCGCTAAATTAACGAGGTCGTCCGGGTTGACCTCGACAATCGTTTGCACGCTTGGATTTTCCATGCGGGATATTTTCTCAATCATTGAACCACTCCCCCTCGTGTGAATTAACGTCTGTAGGCTTTCGCGGAATCGTCGCCACCGGACGAACCGCCAAACCTCCAGGTAGGTTGAGAATAGAGCGGAACGAACTGACGCGCTATCTGCAAAGTCGAAATATACTGCCCCGCAAACGCCGAAATGCCCTCAAATACCTCCACCTTGTAGAAGGAGTTGTATTCCCCGTACTCCGGCACCCCGTTCGGAGGGGTGTGGACGTGAAGGGCCTGGGGCCTACGTTGTCCGTTCTGGTCGGGTTGGGCAGGGAGATCGATCTGGCAGAACAGGGGCTCATACAGGCGAATGTTCCCAACCATGTTCTCACCCGTCAACTCGTCCTCGAACCAACCCATCACGCACAGACCTTTTCTGTCGTCGTCGATACCGTGGATCAGGGCCACCTTCATATTCTGAAGTTCTTGAGGCGTGTTTCGCCCTTTCATGCCGTCGTACATATAAATACTCCTTGTTATAGTTAACTCATACCTGCAAACCCCCCGTTATCTGCCACGCTCACTTGGTCCAAACCTTGGCGAGGTGGCCTTCCACATCCATCGGCACTTGATGCAACATCTCGTTTGCGGCCTCCAGCATGATCTTCTTTTGAAGCTCGTGCGCCTCCGCCGCGTAGGGCTCGGCAAAGTCGTAGACGATCTCGTCGTAAACCGAATTGTACGTGCGGGCGTCCCACCCCCGGTCCTTGAAGGCAAGGCGGCAGCGCGCCATGGCCACCTTGGTGAAGTCGGCGTTGACCGACTGGATCTGGAAATTCGCCCCCTCGCGCTGGATGGCCGCAAGTTGAGCTTTCCGCTTGTCGCGCACCAGGTTCTCGATCTGGTAGTCGCTGTAGTGATTGAGGAGCCGCTTCTTTTCCAAGTCGGCGCAGATGGACGCTCGAATCTTGTCGTTGTTAGGTTCGAACCAATGGCGCTGCCGACCGTTGATGTTCGTCATGTGGAAGTGCTTACTCGCGTACGATTGCTGCTCCTTGAGCCATCCAATCGTGACGACGAACGTGTCCATGTACTTATAGAAAAGCTTCTTGCAGTCCTCGAAGGTAATTGGGTAGCCGGCCGCGTTCAGTTGATCAAACAATGAATTTGGACCCATGCCGTAAGCCAGCCCGAAATTTAGAGTTTTGGTCGGTGTTCTTAAGTGCGCGTTCTCATTCTTCTTGGTCACCTCGCGATCAAAGAGCAATGAGGCCACGAAACAATGAAAGTCCACGCCCGAATTAAAACCATCGACCATGAGCGGGTCACCGGACAGGTCCGCCATGATGCGGAGCTCGGCGCCGGAGTAGTCGACGGTCGAGATCAGGCGGCCCGGCTCAGTGCCAAAACAGCTGCGGTAGCGCGTCTCGCGCGGGATGTTCAAACAGTTCAAACCGCCCCGGCACGCCGGCCGTCCCGTTTCCGTGCCGTACTGGTTGAACCGAAAGTGCACGCGACCCGTGACCGGGTGGATGGCCTTCATGTACTGCGCACCAAAGCCCTGCGCGCCCTTCATGGCCGAGCGGTAGCGGGCGAGACATTTCATGATGGGGTGGTCTTTGATCTTCTTCTGCGTTTTCTTGGACGTGTCGCGAATGATCTTGCCGTCGACCTTGATGCCCATCATCTGAAGTTTGGCCAAAATCACGGCCGGCGATTCGTAGTTCATGTCGAGATCACCAAACAAATCGCGGTCGCAGACGGATTCAAAAAAGTAGTCGAGTTCTTTTTTAGCCACCCCGGCGTTTTCCCAGTTGTCGGCGATCACCTTTTCCCAGGCCGTGCGATCGATCAATTGGCCGTAGTACTCGATGTCGGCGAACGACTGAACCGCCCCGGACTCAATCAGCCAGGCACGGAGCACGCCTTTTGTCTTGGCGGCGTCTTGCTGGATCTCGGCAATGCTCAAGAGGTCAGCGGTGTCGTCGCCGGCGTAATTGATTTGGTCGTGGCTAAAGTCACCCGTGTGACCGATGAAGCTCTCCCGGATCGACTTGTCGCGGCTTTTCGACAAATACTTTTCCGTGATGTCGGCCAACCCGTAGCCGTCAAATTGGAGCCCGGCCGTCAGTGTCCTTTCCCCGAGAAGAGTGCAGACGGCGTTCTCGATGTTGACGCCCGCGGTGCCCTTGACCATCTGGTAATCAAAGTGTGCGTTGTGGAGCGTTTTGTAGACGTTCCGATTCTCAAACAGCTCGCCGAAAGCTTTGAGGCAGTTGACGTCGCGCGTGTCGACGACGTAGGTACCGCACTTGCGACTTGAGACGGAAAGCAAAGTGACTTTATCGCGGTGGGGGTCGAGGCCCGTGGTCTCCGTGTCCACCGCGACATTCTTGGCGTCCATTAATGATTTAGCAACTTCCGCGGCCCGAGCTGGGTCGCGGACATATTCATATTTTAGTGACATCGATGTCCTCCCGGGAAACCTATGCCCTTTATTTGTGATTTAGAGCGTGCCGTAGATCCGGTCGTAATGGCTCATCGTGGCCTTGACCGACCAGTGAACGTGCATCCAAGTTAATGCGGCATCGGCACAAACCCTGGTCCAAGCCGGATCTTGGGCAAAATTGGAAAGGGCGTCTTTGAGTTCGACCGCGTTGCGCACGGTGACTAACGGCAAACTCTCGACTGCGAAACGGCTCGTGACGGCAGCCATGGCGTCCTTTGTCTGCTGGTCGAGATAACCAATCGGCGCGCACTGGAGCGCCATGTATTCAAGAAAGCTCAGGTGGTAAGAGCCCGTGAAAAACTCCTCGATGCCGATGTGCGACCAGCTTTTACGCGTGAGGCAGTCTTCGTAAGGGACCCCGGTTATGATGTCCACCGTCATGCCGCCCTGGTTGGCTCTTCTCAGCACCGGACTAATCTGGTCGTGACCTTTGTAATCCCATCCTTTACACACGATGTTTGACGGCGCGTACGAAACGGTCAGGGGCGGGCAATCCCCCCACTTGCCCCTCCGGAGCAGCCGGAAGCGATCCTCGTGAAGTGGTAAAGGGTTTGGGACGAGGTGGTCGGCTTCGGGGTAAATACGGGGGTGGTATTGCGCAATCACGAGCTTTCGACCTTTAAAGCGCGGGTCGTAGATGATGCTTTCAAAATCTTCGCCGGCGTTCCGGTCCGAGTGAAACTGCACGACCGACGGTTTCTTGCGCGCGATCTCAAGGAGATGCGGCCGTTCCTCGAACAAAATCTGATCCCACGTGAAATTGTGAAAATGAATCAGATCGGCATCTTTTAAAATCTGCTCGACCTCACCCTCGTCCATCTCGGGCCAGGCATCACCGCCGCGGTGGGTTTTGTTGTACGTGCTTTTACGGTGAAGCAAAACGCGAGATTGGTGGCCGATGTGCCTCTGGCAGGACGCGATGTTGGCCGGCGAGTTCGAGAGCGGGGTGTTGGACAGGTGCAGAATCTTCATACTCAATGTCCGCCGAAGAGTTTGCCGTCGACCGAGCCTTTGATCAAAACAGCTTTGAACCTGTCGGTGTACCGGATCCACACGGGATTCTTCGGATGGAAGTTCCACTCGGCCACGGGTAGCCGTCCCGCGTCAGAGTAGTAGATGTAGCCGAGCGTCCGGAGTTCGGTGAGTCCAGCGGCGATGTGCCGCTCATCGTATCCGCACTGAGACAAACCCCAGATGACGTTTGGGAGGAGGCCTTCGCAAACCTTGCCGGCCTTTTGAAAGCACTTCTGTAGTTCAATGAAAACCATGAGGGCTGGGCCGTCGAGGTCACTTGGAACGTGCGAAATACCTTTATATGGTGATAAAATTTCGCACAGAGGCTCAATCGCCGGATCAATTAGCATCGAGGTAGGAAGATTTATCGCCTGCTTCATCATGTGTCTCCTGGTGGCTCAGACGGTACTAAAGTTGCCGGGGTAGGGCAACTGTGGGACAATATTGGAGTCGTATGTTTTCAAAGGGATTTGTAAAGGTAGCCTATACCGAGTCACGAATGACTCCACGTGACTATTACGACCTGAAGCACGAGAAAGATCCCTACCAAGGGGCCGTACTCGGGGCTTTGGCGGGCGCGGCCGTGGGCGGGGCCAAGCACAAGAATCACAAAGCCGCGCTGATAGGCGCGGGCATCGGCGGGGCCACGGGATTGAGCGGCGGCTACTTGACCGGCAAAGCCAGTAAAGCCATCCGCCTTTCGCTGCTGAACAACGAGATCAAAAATTTGAATTTGAAATCGTCACCCTCTCGGCACCAAAAGGGAGAATAACTTCGTGTCTCACAAATCCAAAGACGTTTTGAACAGCCTTGCCAAAACTGCGGCCGATCAATTTTTAAAGAATCAGCTGAGCCTCAACTCATCTCTCAAGAAAATGGCGTCGAGCGAAGGCCTCGAACCCCACCAAGTCGAGTACGTTGCAGGTGAGGCCAACAAGCTCGTCTGGGCCAACAATTACAAACTCGACAAAAAAGCCGCCTACGACTTTCCGATTGCCGATCCGAAGAGCATCGTGAGTGACCTTCAGGTAAAGCCCGTCGAAAAGGTTGCGGAAGCGAATCTGGACTACATGCTCCCGCCGAGCTCGCAGATGAAAGTCGCGAGCGACCGGGTGGTGTGCGGTGTTTTTGAAAGCGACGCCACGAAAGATGACGACCGCAAGTCTTTGAGAAAGACGCTCAACTACCGCTACGAAAAACTGGCTCAGGCCATGAAAGACACCAATGCCGACATGATCGCAATTCAGTCGGGCATTGAGAATCTGGAAACAAAGTTCGTCAAAGAGGCGCGCCAGATGATCATGCAGACGCCGTTTACGGACCGCGCCGAGGCGATGGAGAAGATCGCCGAATTCGTGCGCAGCGCCAACCAGGCGCACATCGGGCGCGGACGCGAGCTCATGAAAAAGCTCGCCGCCAAGATCGTCCGCGACGGATTGATCAAGCAGGCTGATTTACGCGCGCCCGAAGAATACATCGCCGAAGGCCTCCCGGCCCGCATCGTCAACGGCAACCACGTCTTGTACATCACGATCGATACGATCAACCAACGTCAGCGCGAGTGGGACGATCTCAACCGCAGCTTTATCATCTGCGACGACACGCTCCCTAAGCTGAGGGAGACCATCCGTGGCCTTTAGCAAAGGTTTTGAAAAGCAGGCCGGCATCTTGGGCATGGTTGCAAAACCCATCCTCAAAGGTGTCGCGGGTGTTGCGGGAGCGGGCGTTGGCGCGGCCCTCCGCGGGTCAAATGCCGTGAGCGGGGGCATCCTCGGCACGGCCGGCAACGTTGGCGACATGATCCGCAACACGCGGAGAAACGTTGCCCTGGCCGACTCTGCCATCGCGCGAGGGTAACGCCGTGAATCCGAGTGACGCGCAAAAGATTGCAGAACTGGCCGCCGAGAACGCGATCAAAAAGCGGACGTTCGGCGAGCTCACCCGGCTCATGGGAAGCGTCGCGGCCGTGCCCGCGCTCGCGGGCTTTGCTCAGTACCTGACGTCGAATCGTCAAAACAAAGAGCAGCTTCAATCCCTGGCCAACAGCTTTAATACGATCAAAGCCGAAAACCCGGACCTCGCTAAAAATCCCAACGCCGCCGTCAGGTTTCGCGAGCTGTCGGCTCTCTCGCCCATGGTCGGGCAAAACCCTAAGATGGCCGCCCGGTTCTTGAAGCCGCGGCTCGACAAGGGGTTCTCGATCGACGACGTGCACAAACTGACCCAGATTCAGTCGCACGCGCGCACCTCGCCTTATAACTACGATCCAACCGACGCTGCCAAAGCACGGGCGAGTTCCGTGCTCGACCGCATCTTGATGGTGTTCGGACCTCGCATCAGCGACAAAGGGTTCAATATCTACAATACCCTCGGGACGGACATGGCCAATTTGAACAAACAAGGATCTGCCGTGAAAAAGATTGAGCTATCCGACGAGTGCGTGGGCGAGATGCTCGGCGACCGTTACGTTTTGTGGAAGCAAGCCAGTGGCACGGGCGCGGTCCCGCCGATGTCCGTTTTGCAGGGCGCGGCAAATCGTGGCGCGCGTAATTTTACTAAAGGCTTGGCTTTTTTCTCCTCTGGCCTTGCTCTGGCGGGCCTTGGTCATTTGGCCGGCAAAGCAGTTGATGCTCATCGCCGAAAGCAAATGGATGGTGAGGCGGAGAAAGCTTACATCGAAGCCCGGGAACATTCTCGAATCATCCGGGATCGTGAGGACCAAGCGCGTGACGCATTTGACGTATTAAAATCTTTTGCACCGTCGCTGGCCACCAAAAGAAGCATCGTCCGAACTTTTCTCGAAAGCTCGGTTCAGGGTTCCGACGAGGGGGTTCCAATCGTGCGCATTGATCCGCTCACCGTCAAATCTTTGGTTGACACTCACAATGTCGCCAGCCGACCGAATTACCAATCTTTCTCGCAAGCATTCTCGGGAGCGCTGTCACCCGGAGTCTCTTTTTATAAGGACATGACTCACGCGGGCAATCCGCGCGGAGACGGGTAATCATGGACAAGCGTCTCATCTACCCGCAATACAACGCCGAGGGTGAGCGCGACGTCTTTAGCGTCACCGAAGATCGTCGCTGGCTTAGGAAAACGGCTGGGGCGTACCACCCCGAGATTCAGTCGTACATCGAAAAAGCAAAACCGCTCGATGGGTTGATCCAAGTTCTTCTGACCGCGCTCGGCGCGCACGAGTACTGGGGTCAAAACGTCAACGGCGACCGTTTTTACGAGGCCAGCCTCAAGAACGACGGCACGGACTACGGCTACAAGACGTTTCTCTCAAATGCCAATTACTTCACCCACCACGTCAACCGTGACCCGGCCTTAGCCAAGGGCAAGGTCTTGGCGACCGTCTGGAACGATAAGGCCAAACGCGTGGAGCTCGTGGTCGGCATCAACCCGGAACTCGACACCGAGGCTGCGTCCATGCTCGATAACGGCGAGCCCCTGTGTTTCTCAATGGGCGCGCGGCTTCCGTATGACATGTGCACGGTGTGCTCCAACAAGGCGCGCACGCGGGCCGAGTACTGCGACCACCTGCGCTACCAAATGAATCAAATTGACCCCACCACGGGCATTTTGGTGGGCGCAAACAACCCTTTCCCAAAGTTCTTCGACATCAGTCGTGTGCTCATCCCGGCCGACAAAACGGCCTACATGTGGGAAAAGATCGCGCACGCGTCGAACAATCCACTCGCTAAAGTTGGCTCAGCTCAACTCGCGGAAGAATCCGTGAGGCAGCATCTTCAAGGTAGAGATCTCCAGAAAACCGCGTCCGTCACTAAGGCCGCCGAACTTCGCAAGAGGATCGTCGCCGTCTCTCACCCTGGTGCAGTTGAGCGTCTAAAAACCGCTCTGCTGCAGGTCAAGCACGCGCTTGATAAGACTGCGGTCGAGATCCCTGAGGAGGTCTTTCGTGAAGGTCCTAATTATTCTCAATGTATTAATAGCATGGCGGCTCTGGGCATCACTCCCCTTGCGAACGAAGCAAAGGCTCTTGAGAGAATATTCGCCAAAGAAGGCGGTGTTTTACCGCCTGTGGAAGTATCTGTGGCAGACGTTAGTCCGCGCTTACTTAAGAAGCTCGCTGCGTATGCACAAGATCGATCCTGTTATCGGCCCCTGCTCGTTGAGCGAGTGCGAGCCGCCGCGCAAGAAAAATGGGCCGCTGTTGATCCCGTAGCTGCGGCCGCGGCCGCAAAAGGCTCGGCCGGCGTAGGAGCTGCCATCGCCAAGGGCGTGATGAGCGCGCTGGGCGGCCTTTTCGGCGTGTCCGGCGAGATGGGTCCGAAGGCCGACAAGGTCGTCAAAGACATGCCGGCGGGTCTGTCTGGCATGATCTCGAAGCACCCCGTTCTCGCGGGCGTGCTTGGACTCATGATTCTCAAGCAGTTCACAAAATCCAAAAATCCGCCCGAACCCGTGGTCGCCGGCAACTTTACTGTTGCGGATGACACGCAAGGTTTTTATAATAACGACTGGCAGAGACGATTCTATCAAATGCAAAATCGTCCTGTTGCGGTTATCAAAACCGGCGCTGCGCAAGGGAAATTGGAACTCGTTCCCAGTCCCGAGGCTTCCCTTCTGGTGAGTCCTCTATCCTATCTACTCATGACGGTGGACCTGGAGAAAACGGCTGAGATGCAGCGTTCGTGGGAGATGATTGCCGACCAAGTCGTCACATCCATTCAGTCCGAACCAACTAAAGAAATCGTAAAAAGCGCGAGTCGCATTGCGGGCAATGACCTGCAAAATATGTCTTTCAGTGTTCCGGAGCTGGGTGATCTAGAAATCATCAAACACGTTCTGACGGTTACCAAAGCCTAAATTTTAGGAGGACATTATGGCGACTTTAGAGGAGTTGCTGCGCGACTACGGTCTTGCAGACGAAGCAGCTCAGACGAAGACCGCCTCGGCGAAGACCGAGTCGGTGAGCGAAGTAGATGAAGTGTTAGAAGGTTTGGGTCTTTCGGGCGCCGATGAGGGCGTTACTAAAGTTGCAAACGAAGATAACGAACAAAAAAAAGGAGACCGCATGGGCCTGACCGATATTTATGACAACCTCTTTGGCGAAGAACCCGCCGAAGACGGTGGTGTTGAGAAAGTTGCCTCGGAAGAAGAGGGAACGGAAGAAAACGAAGGTAGCCAGCTTTTTGGTGAACTGACGGCTCACTATTTCGGCCAAGCCGAAGGCCAGTTCATGGACAAAATTGCGGCTATGGCTTTGATGGGTGGCGGCGTGGCCGGTGGCGGCGAAGGTGTTCGCAACCAACGCACGATGGCCCTCGAAGTGAAACAAGACTACGTGCCGTCGAAGCGGGAAAAGCTCGACACCCACGGTGAGCCCGCTCTTGATTCACTCCGTGAAGCTGCTTTCAAAAAACAGATCCTCAAGCGTCGCGAGGCTGCTTACGCCGGCGTCATTGAAGATCAAAACATCCCGAAGGATTAATCATGAACTTGATGGAACAAATCGACAACATGTCGCAAGAAGAGATCGACGAACTCCTCAATACCGAGCTCCCCGAAGAGCTTGAGAAAGAGGCTTCGGCCGAGATCGCCCAGGCTGAACTCGCAGACGCTCTCTACGCGTACGGCGCGTACATGGTAGACCGCGAATTCGAATCGCACGGTGATTTGTCGAAAGAGGCTTCGGCTGAATTCGACGAAGCTCACGAGCAGATCACGACCGCGCTCGAAGAGTCTTTGAACGAGTCGGGCATCCTCGAAGTGGACGACACCGCCGCGCTTCACAAAGAAGCTCAGGCCGCCGCCGCCATCATCTTCCAGGGCTTCGCCGACCAGTTTGAGAAGATCGCCAATGAAGTGGCGGCCTCAAAAGAGCCGGGTCGCATGAAGAAGTTCAAAGACTTCATGTCGGCTCAAGGTTCGAAGGCTTGGGAAAAGACCAAGGGTGCGGGTCGTCACATCGCGGCTCACAAGGGCAAGTACGGCGCGGGCGCGGCTGGTGTCGCGGCTGCCGGTGGCGGTATCTACGCTTATCGTCGTCACAAGAACATGAAGAAAACCGCCGGCGAAATGTCTTACGACGAACTCCGCGCGGACATCATGGAAGACGCGATGATCGACGCCGTGATCGAAGACGGGCTGAGCAAGCTCGCCAACGCGGCTGATGTCGCAGTGGCGGCCAAGAAGGGTCTCGGCCAGCGCGCTAAAGACATCTATCACGCAGCCAAGGGTCACGCGACCAAGGGTTACGAAAAGGCTCACGCGCACGTCGGTCGCAACCCGGGCCGCTACGGCCTCGCGGGTGGCGCAGCGCTCGGCTACGGTGCCAAGGCTACGCACGACAAGTACGAAGTGAAGAAAAGGAAGAAGTAAGCCACATGGTGAAACCTCTTAAGGATCTCTTGGACGAAGCCGATCGCATCTTGGGTCAAACCAAGACCGCCGGCCAGTCCGTGACCGACGAGGTTTCCTCTTTGGCTGACACTCTTGCTTTTGCATCCGAGCTTGAAGACCAGTTTGTGGCGGTCGAGACCCCGGTTGAAACCGCCCCGGACACCGATTTTGAAAAGGTCGCGAAAGTGATCAACAAAGTCGCAGCGACGGTCGAGCTTGAGGTAATGGCCAAAACGGCTCAGTTCCGCGAGGCGGCTGAGACCCAAGGCTACACCGAAGAGCAAGTCACGGAGGCGTTGTCCAAGATCGCGGCGAAGAAGATTCGTAAGAATCTGACGGAGATCGCGGCTCTCGGCATGATTCCTCTCGACGAGATCAATCAATTTGGGGGGCTTTAAATGAAAAAGCCCGTCACGTTGGAAATGGTCAAACAGGCCGGCATGGTGCTGAAGAAGGTGAACGAAGAGAAGCTTCGTCTTGAGAAAGAAGCTGGTGACTTCCGGCTCGAAAAACGCGCGATGGCCGTGGCCTTCCGCGAAGTCGAGCTCGGAATCTCGGAGCCCTTTCACAGCTACGGCGAGCTCATGAGCAAGGTCGCATCCCTTGTTCACGAAGATCTCGACGTTGTTGAAAAAGCTTTAGAGCGGGGGTACGGCAACTCAGGCAAAATCGGCATCCTCGATGACGAACGCCCGAGCGAACGTATGAACGTTTTAGAGAAATGGGTTCTGACTGGTGAATTATAATTACAACCTCTAAGGAGAATTGAAATGCTTCCGACCGAAAATATTGCGCCTGTTACTGGTGACATGCGCGCCCCGGATCTGCTGTTCGATATCATCAAAGGTATCGAGAACGTGAACTACATCGATGGTCGCTGGGACAAAACCCAGGACGTCGAAGAGGGCGACTGGGTTTGCGCCACCGCCAACGGCTTCGAAGCCCCCGGTACCACGGCTAAGATGGCTTTTCCCGTCGTGACTGGTAACAATCGCTACGACGCGATCGCCACCGGCAACGTGACCATCGCGGACTGCCCCGGAATGATCTTCCAAACCAAGAAGTTCGTCCCCGGTTCGTACGTGGTTGGCCAAGCCCTGACCGTGAAAGACCTCGGTAACGGCGAGAAAATCCCGTCGGCCGCCGGTTCTTCGGACCAGGTCTGCGGCCGTGTGTTCGCAATGGACGCTGCAAAAGGCGTCATGCAAATTCTGGTTGTTCAGAACTAGTTTCGTTTTTAAGCGCGCTCAGATCAACCTGGGCGTGCTACAATTATTTAGTAAATAAAACCTGCCGACCTAAGAAGGAGAAGGCACAAAATGTCTATGAATGAAGAAGCAACAACGTTTAACTCGTTGTTTGTCGAGCGCATGGACACTCAGGAAGGACAAACGAAGACCGCGGCCGCCGGCCAGGCTTACGTTCGCTCGTTCCTGCGTGAAAATGCATTTGCCCGTAAGATCCTCCCCACCGAGTCAGTGACTCGCGCGGATCTGCAACGTTCGACCCGTCACGATACTCTGATCAAAATCGTCGACTTCGAACACCCGTCGTCTGCTGCCGCGGTGAACCTGCGCTCGGCCGGCCGCGAACGTTACCTGCAAGGTAAGCGGTACGCGGTGCCCTTCTTCAAAGTTGAGAGCGATCTCTTCGTGAAGCAGGAAGCGGAACTGTTGGCCTACGACTACCCGATCACCAAAGTGATCGAAGAGAACTCGATCCGCGACATCATGTTCGTGGAAGATAGCGTGTTCGTCGCTGCTGCTGACAACGCTGTCGCTCAGTCGGGTAAGAAGATCGTTTCGGCCGATACCGCCGTTAACCGTCAGAACCTCACGAAGCTCGTGAAGATGATCGACATCGACAAGTTGCAATCAACCATGCTGTTGATGACCAACGTGGATTTCGACGACTGGATGGTTCAGCCGGCTACGGACATCGGTTCGCCCCTGGCGTCCGACATGACCGTGAACGGTTACAAGTACGACCAAATCCTGCGTCGTAAAGTTGTGGTCACGAACAAGACCGACCTGCTTCAGCCGGGTCACGTCTATGCGTTCACCGATCCCAACTACTTGGGCAACTTCTTCATCATGAACGACGTGAAGTTCTGGATTAAGAAAGAAGCCGACAAAGTGTATTGGAAGACATGGGAGTATATTGGTATGGGAATTGCCAACCTTCGCGCTATGGCGAAGATTGAGCTCGACGTACCGGACGTGATTCCAGGCGGAGGGAGCTTCTAGGCGCTGCTTAGAAAAAGCTAAAGCTAAGAAAGGCCTGGAGAAATCCGGGCCTTTTGTTTTTCTTGCGTCTGAAGCCATCCTTAGCAACACTACTACGGGGTCGGTGAAGGCCCTGTAAACCAACTCCAAAGGAGACCCAATGCCCGCATTCCGTATTACCAACGTGACGAACAAAGCCACCAACGCACGTGGTCACTTCCTCGACCTTGGTCAAGAAAACGGCGGCAAACACCTGCGCGTGGGCGGCCAAGCCGTTTTGAACGCCAGCAGCTACGACACGCTTCCAAGCTGCATTCATAACTGGGCGGACAAACACTGGATTCGCGTGGTGAACCTCGATAAAGACGGTGAACACGTGGGCGGCCTGCCGACCGACGGCGAGCTTACGCCCAGCCAAATCAATCCCGTCCGAGAGATGCAGGGGGCAGACTTTGGTGACGATGAGCCGGAACTGGCCGACGCCCATGAAGCGAAGCTTCCTGCAACCGAAGGAACTGCACCGATCTTGCAAACGCATAAGCAGCAATCAGCGCCGAATAACACGAAGGTCACGCACGCCGCGGCCGAAGAACGCACCTCGACCGACATTAGCCCCATCCCGGGCGATCGTCCCGTGAACGTCGACGACACCGCGCAATTCACGGTCAAGGCCGGTCGCTCGACTCAGCCCGGTTCGGTCGTAAAAACGGGCCCTGCGAAGAAGTAATCTGGATTACCGCCATGGGGCCGGCGTGATAGAATCGGCCCTATGGATAGATTCGAGCGCAAGAAGATTGCTACCGAGCGCATGGCGAAGGCCAAGAAATACCTTCGCATGTTCTTGATGGACAACGAGGCCATGAACCGTCTCCTCAACCGCGTTGAGATCGACGACGACCGCCTTGAGCTCGCCATCATCATGACCATGAGTGATTGGAATACGACCGCCCCCATCATCGGGACGATCGACCTCATCAACTGGCCCTCCCTCTACCTCCTCCTCCACGGCGCCGCGGTCCAGTGCTTTAAAATGGCCGGCTTCTATCAATCCCGCAACGAACTCACCTACAACTCCGGCGGGTCAAGCTTTGTCCGGGCCAACAAAACGTCTTACTACCAATCTTGGATTCAGAACCTGGCGTCGGAATACGAGGCCAAGAAAATGCAGTTTAAGATTCAGGCCAACGTCGAGGGTGCTTACGGAAATGGGTACTTCTCCGAATACGACGCGATCGGGTTTGATTTTTAAAGATGATCAAGTTCAAACGCGTTCAAGCTATTCCGCTCTCCAAGCTCCCGCCCAAGGTGGTGGTGCGCTGGCAGATGGACGTGCGCGACGAGGCCGAGCTCGCCAACTACGAATTCTTGGTGCACCGGCAACACTCGGGCCAGAATGGACAACCGGGCTTTCAGCACGTCAACATCGACCGCAAGCCTCTGAGCGAACCTCACGACGCCAAAGATCCAAAGAGCCTGGAGCCCGTGTCGCGCTGGATCGACGGGCTCGACTTTCCCTGGTTCGTCGACTTCTCGGACCAGCTCCAGAATTTGACCGAGCAATCGAACTACCGCGTGGAATGCCGGCGCAAGGACACTCAGGAAAGTGTCTTGAGCGAGGAGTTTGCGTTCGAGGGGCAGCTTGATCTCGTGGGCCTCTACGTCGTCGACGAGATGAATTTTCTCCTTCGCGACGTCACCGGATCCCCGTCACTGATTTTTCAGCGGCGCCGAGGCGGCATCAAGTGCAAGGTCTGCTACGACCCGATCCAGAAGAAGCGCCTGAGTTCGTTTTGCACGAACTGCTACGGCACCGGCTGGACGCTTGGGTTCTTTGATCCGATCGACGCCTACATCGATTTTAGCCCCAACCCTAAAGACGTTCGCATTGAGTCCTGGGGCGAAGTCCAGAACAACGACACGAATGCCCTGGCCTCAAACTTTCCGAACATCAACCCCGGCGACGTCATTCGGGAGCTTCAAGAAAATCGCATGTGGCGCGTGGTCAACGCGACCGTCACCGAGAAGCGGCGTTGCCAGATGCTCCAATTCTTGCGCTTGACCGAAATCAAGCCCGGGGACGTCGAGTACACCCTGCCGAACGACGAGCGTTTCCAGATCCGTAAACTTGATGAGTACAACCTAACTAGACAAAAATTGGAGTTCTAGATGTTTAACGAGGGTTTTGAAAAAGTGGCCGGAAACAGTATTCTGAGTATGGCGAAGCGAGTTGCCTCAAAAGCAATGGACACAACACCGCGTCAGCTCGGTCAAGGGCTTCACGCAGGACTAAAAAAAGCTGTGAACAAAAGCGTTAACTCGTCTCCGCGCGATGTGGTCAAAGGCTTAAAATACGTAAAAAACAATGTGGCACACAAAATTTCTCAATCCGATCTCCAGTCTACCCTCAATAAATGGAAGAAATAAAATGTTCAAAGCTGGCTTTGAGAAAGTCGCCGT